CATGTGTCTTTTCTCCTTTTTTTATCCTTTTTCTGTAATAAAATAAACGTTTGGACAGAGCGAGAGTTGCAAGAGTCTCTGTCCGACTCATTTGATCCATATGGAGGGGAGTTGGCTCTGTTCCGGCGAGACAAACCAGAACAGAACATGAGACGCAAAGCTTATCCGTGGTCTTTTTCCAGGAACGGGTTCTAATATTGGTATTCCTGCTTCTGTCGACACCCGCGAGTTTTATCCTCAAATCTCTATGAGGTCCGGCTGTGAAACCGGCTTTCCACTTCCAGCATATTCTTGTGCACTGAACATGCGCTTCGCTTTGCTGTGCTCCCGGCTGGATTCGAACCAGTCCTGGGAAGATTTTAAGTCTTCTGCCTCTTCCTCTGGGCTACGGGAGCATATATAAACGCCCCTTACGGGGCGGATATCAAGGTTTTTCTTCCCAGACAATCTCTTTTGGCTTTTCATAGACAACGCAGCCGGGACAGTATTCGCATTTTCCATTCTGGAAATAATAGTTCACCAGATCTCCATCGTCACAACGCATGTTTACCTTGAAAATCATCTGCGGGAAAATCATGGAAAGCGAACCCATATCTTCCTCCATATCTGCCCATTCCTGAGAGTCATAGGGAGGAAACTCGGCTTCGTGCTTTTTGTAGTAATAGCCACCCTCGTCGAAGACATACCCGTGAAGATCCAGTTCCTTCAGCGCGGATCTCAACAGGTCAAAGTCTCTTTTCTCTTCAACGTTTCGGACGATCAGGCTGAAATAGGAATACATTTACTCACCCAACCTTTGGAAGAGATCGAAGTAATCCTTGCGAGTGTTCTCGTCGGCGATGCGCTGAGTCTGCTCCTGGGCCGCGGTTTCCTTCTGCTCCTGCAGGAAGCACTCCACATCCATCTTGATATCGCAGGGCTCATCCTCATCGTAAAGCTCGGTCTCTTCGAGAACATCAATCTCGTTGTTCTGAATCCAGACCGTAGCGCCGATATGGGCATGTTCCAGCTCCCAGCGAGCCTGATCGGCATCGCTTTCGCGCATTTCGTAGGCATAATCACGAATATAATTTTCTTCGTCGCTAAATTGCTCGACGATATCGGAAGCATCATAATCATGGCCTCCGATGTTGAAGCTGCCGTATTTGTTATTGAGCCATTCGTAGAGACCGTCATAGTCTTCTTCGTAATACTCTTCAGTACAACAGGTATCCAAGACCTCGTCCACATCCGTCGTGTCGAGCTCCAGAGCTTCGCAAACGTATCGCATTGAAATCTCCTTTTCTATAATCTGCGGGTCAGGATTTGCACCTGACATGACAGCCTGCCGTTTTCAGTGCTTTATCGGCTGCCCACCACCTTGTTGCTCGCTGTGTCTACCTTTTCCACCACCGCAGATTTTCATTTAATCAGTACAGTCCTTCTTCAGCATCGGGCTGCTCGGCGTTATCGACAGCGATTTCGCCGTCCTTCCCCTTACCGAGGAATTCCACCGTCACGGCGTCAATCTTCAAACCGGTGCGAACATTGCCCTTGCCGTCGATGTAATTATCCATCGAAATGGGGCCTTCCACCATGACGCCGCGACCCTTCTTCAGGTAGGTCGCGCAGGACTCAGCCAGGCCGCGCCACACGGACACATTGAAGTAAACCGTGGTACGGTTCTCTCCGTAACGGTTATTGGCGGCAACAGAGAAGTTGCACACCTTGAACTTCCGGATCTCTCCGGTGTTCTTGTCGGTATATTCCACCTCGCGCAGGACCGGATCGTTGGTCAGATTGCCGGTAAGAATCGTCTTAATCATTTCTTTTAATCTCCTTTTTCTGTTTTTAAAAACGCATTTCTGTGTGGGTTTACCACGTATTTCTTTTACAACAGCCCCATATCGGTTTAAGTATGGATAAGGGATTGTTGGGTTTGGAAGACGGAGTATGGTTTCCCGAATTCCGCCGGGATTCCCGCGACGCCTGCGGAGCGGCAGAACTATAAACTTTATCCGAAAGAATATGCACAAACCGATATAAGCCGTGCCTGAAAGCCTTGTAAATCAACGGTTTCGGAGAAATAGACCAGAGTCTGTTATACGGTTTATGCAACTGTCACAAAGGCATAAAAAAACCGGGTCTCTTCGCCCGCCTGAAAACACTTTCATCATACCTGTAAGGATTATTTGGTTTTCTCTTCGGGAGGCTTCCAGCAATAGCGCTGATGCCGGATCTGCTTTGCTTTCTCGTATTCCTCCCGCTGACGCTGAAGATCTTCTTTTTTCGGATGCATCGCGTTATGGATTGCCATGCCAGCCGTAGGATCACGATAACCACTCTGATTTCTCATACAAGAACCCTCACTTTCTGTCCTTTGTCGTCGAGAACATAGATTTCGGAAACGGCGCAATCCAGGCCCGAGTCATCCATGATCCTGGACAGCCGATCCATTGCCTGGGTATCGGATTCTTCCGGATCAATCTCCAGAAAGACCATACCCTCCGCAACGAGTTTCATGAGACCACTCTCCTTTAAGAGACTTTCTTGAACCGGGCAGCCTGAATCAGCGGATTCTTCGTGCGCCGGTTTCTTTCTCCATAGCCGCAGAAGTAATCGATGGACACGCCCATCACCTTGGAGATCGCATAGAGCTTGTCGATCTTCGGGGAGGTTCCCTGATAGAGGTAGCCGCTGATATCCTTTTCTGTTACTTTTGTGCCGTAACCATGAGAATATTCATCGCAGAGTTCTGCAAAGCGTTTTATGGAGATATTGTATTTATTCATATAATCAGCCAGCCGCAGAGCAAAAGGCTGATCACGCTGTCCAAGGTGAGGCTTGGACATTTTGATAAAGTTATACTGGTACTTGTACTTCACGCGGGTTCCTTCAGTCTTGGGAGTAATCATTTTCGCTCGTCCTTTCTGTTATAAATTATTTCTGTTAAGCGCAAAGATCGTCAATCGTAATGTTCATTATCTGCAGCAGGACATTCATTTTTCTTTCGGACGGAACGGCTTTGAACAGTTCATATTTGCTGATGTCCATTTCGCTGACTCTGATTCCTCTAAGCGTTGCAATATTTGCAAGCTGCTTCAAAGAGAGGTTGTTGATTCTCCGATAGGACCGGAGAAAGATGCCGAACTCAACCTGCCGGCGACTGAGAACCTGGAAATCAGTCATGTAACGATTTCCGTGCCTGGGGCCTGTTATTATTCTTCTTTCAAAAACTACTTTCATTGCCAGCCCTCTAACAATACGTTTTCATATTCCTCAGCCGACACGGAAGCAAGGCGGTTTCTTGTGGCTGACGTCATGTATCTCGGATCCCAAAGCCAGGAATATTTGATGTCCCCGGCAAGAAAAACATTTTTTGCCATTCCATGCTGAATAGGACAGACTCGATAGCGCACAGGACGATCGTTGATTACGTTCAAAACAACGGCGATCTTTCTATTCAATGTACGCATAGGCCAATCGGACCATTCGCCGCAGAAACTATTTTTCTCCTCTTCTGTCTCAGGAATCTGAAGATAAACCAAATCTCCTTTTGAAAATACTTTTTCTTCCATGTTCAGCCCTCAAACAGAATATTTGCGTATTCTTCATTTGAAACATTGTTGTTAATATGGTCCATATAATTTTTATTCCACCATAGATTAACAGGATGCGGCTGATCCGGGTTGACCTTAACATAGTTGGTATGATCACGTCCGCCATCCTTTAAAATCAGCGCATGGCGACCATCATATGGCCGCATTATCTCAACCCACGGGCCAAACTCTTCTTCTTCGGCCTTCGTAGAAGGAGCGCGAAGCAGCACCAACTCGCCTATTTCAAAATTATTCATGCTTAGCCCTCGAACAGGACGTTCTCATACTCATCATCGGAAACATCTTCAGTTTGGGTTACCAGATCCATATACTCAGGATCCCACCACCAGGTATCAAAGGGCTCATGTTCTTCTGCTTCGATTTCTTCCTGAATTCTTTCGTAGTCCTCCAGATGGCAAATCTGATAAATTAAAGATCCGTCGTACATGCGCTTATTAAGAACTCTTGCTATTGTTCCTTCGTACGGCCGCATATACGGTTCATTCCATCCCGCGCTGAATTTATCTTCTCTTTCCGGAGCCCGAAGAAAAACGAGATCATTTACTTCAAATGTTTTCGCTGTTTTCATTGTCAACCCTCAAACAGAATATCGGCATATTCTTTCTCGGATACTTCTTCAATATCGAGCAAAGGTTCTATATAATTCTTATCCCACCACCAATAATCATGAAACCTTCTTACTTTGTCGTACATTTCCGGAAGGCATACCATGTATCTGTCCTGTTGGAAGCCTTTCTCCAAGATGGCCGCTGTTTTTCCTTCCCATTTAGGCATTTGGTCATCTCTCCAGCCGCCCTTAAAACATTCTTTTTCGATTTCGGTATGGGGAGCCCGAAGCCTGACAAGATCTCCGGGCTGATATTCATCTTGCCACATTATCTTTTAACCCTCGAACAGCACATTTACGTACTCTTCATTTGAAACTTCTTTTGTCTGCGTTGCCGGACTCATAAACTTAGGATCCCACCACCAATAATCGTCCAGATTAAGCCAGGCAATCAGATCTTCATAGTCATCCGCGTCTTCGTCATAGTTTTCCTTAAGGCAAACAAGATAGCCGATCCCAGGGTCTTTCTTGAGAACACGGCAGATCCTGTTGTCCCAAGCTCTCATTTCATCTTCATTCCAGCCAGCATAGAACTCCATTTCTTCCGTTTCGTCCGCGGGAGCCCGAAGAAGAACATAATCTCCCAGGCAATATTCAGTTGTGTTTTCCATTTTCAGCCCTCGAACAAAATATTCGCATATTCTTCGTTAGAGATTTCTTTCATATCGGAGGCCAGATCCATATAGGACATATCCCAGGACCAATAATCATCATAGTGACGGAGAGTATCATATTTTTCCGGAAGGCAAACGCGGCAATAGTTACTTCCAACATAAAGAATCCTTGCAGTTTCTCCTTCCCAGGCTCGCATATGTTCTTCGTTCCAGCCGCACTTAAAGGCATTCATTTCAATTTCTGAATGCGGAGCCCGAAGATAAACATAATCTCCTACTTCGTAAGATGTTTTCATTGTCAACCCTCAAACAAAATATTCGCATATTCATCCTCAGATATTTCTTCGAGCTGAGTTATATTGTCTATGTATTTCGGATCCCACCACCAACTGTCAAGAGGTGTTTCTTCCTGCGTCTCTTTGTCTATCTCGATCTCGTCCAACGGGCAAACGAGGCAAGTGCCCAGAGAATTTACTTCTAAAACTTTTGCAATTTTCCCATTCCAGGGCCCCATGCCATCTTGGTACCAGCCGGTGCAAAAGTCTTTAATTTCTTTAGGCGTTGCCGGAGCTCTCAGGCAAACAAGGCTTCCTTTTTCAAATTTTTTCATTTTTTAACTCTCAAATAAGACGTTCGCATACTCTTCATCGGACACATCTTTTGATTCAGGAACCGATTCCATAAAGCGAGCGTTCCACCAGTAGGTAGTAGGCCACTCCTTTTTCGGATAAAGGCAAACCATATAACGATCCGGGAAAGCTTCGCTTTGCTGGATGACTTCCGCGAGCCTGCCTTCCCACGTACGCATTCCATCCTCGAGCCAGCCGCTCGTAAAATACTTTTCTTCCTCCGACGCAGGGGCAATAAGCCGAACAATCTGTCCTGCTTCAAACCATTCTGTATATTCTCTCATTTTTAACCCTCGAAAAGGACATTTGTATATTCCTCGGCTGAGACTTCTTTCATCTCATAGAAATGGTCCATGTAATTGATGTCCCACCAATATTTTCTATTAGATGTAATCCCCTGGCTCGTACACGGTTTCACCTGGCATCTGGTAGAGAAAGAAGCATCTAAGACTTTAGCTTTCAGTCCGACCCATTCACGCATTCCGCTTTCAATCCAGCCGCCACGAAACTCCTCCTGGTCTCTGTTCGTAACCGGACCCCGAAGAATTACGATGTCCCCATTGTTAAAATCATGCATGTTTCACCTCGTTATTTGACGGCCAACATAATCTTTTCCGTAAGCTTGAGCAGAGCCTGGGTATATGTCAGCACATAGCGGCCCCAATAATAATCTTCTCCGTCCTTGCAGTGCCAAACGACATACTGATCGAAACAGTTGCGGCCGATCACGATCTCCAGCCGGTCATCCAGAGGAACGGAGACGATAATCTCATATCCTTCATTTGTACGCATTTTCACTCTCCGAACAAAATTGATTCAAATTCCAGAATGCTTATTTCTTCGTTCTGCGCCTGAGGAACAACCTGGTCTTTAGTCCACAAATAATTTTCGATTATGTCATTCCCAAACTGAGATCTTTTCGGTTTCACCGGTTTCAGCTTCAACATTGTTCCGGTAACTTTTTCTACAACACACAGCGTTCCGTCGTAATCGATCAACGGACAACGATTCATTATTGTTTTTTCCGGAGCAACTGCCCTGTAATGGTCGGCTGAAATGAAAACGTAATCTCCTTTTCTGTACATTTCAGTCACCCCGCAAAAAGGACATCCTCAAACTCTTCTGTTTCGATTTTTGCGGCCGGATATTCAAGAGCTTCCTCCGGCCAGAGAAAATTATTAATCGGAGGATTATCAAATGATGATACTCTCGGCTCGACAGGCCTGAGTTTGAAGTTAGATTTGTTCTCTATACGGACAATCTCACATTCCGTATGATCGTAGTCGCAAATGGCGCTTCTTTGATCAGGCTTAATGTTTGTTTTATCCAGATATTTGTCGAGAGAGATGCGAACAATATCTCCAACGTTAAACATGTTCTTCCTCCCCTATCAGGACAGAGAGATATTCACTGTCAGTCATAGCCGACATTAATTTTTTCTCTTTATATGCGTCGATAAATTCTCTGGCTGAATAGGAATATACCATATCAGATTTTATAGATCCAAACAGCGCAGGTTTTCCAATACCATTCAGAGTTTGATCTAAAGGTTCGAAACAATGATATGGGCCGGACCCGTCCGCGAGCAAATAAGCAAGTGGGCTTGTCTTTGTGTCCATCCACGGCCATTTTTCGAATACAAAGCCGTCCTCCGTAAGAATATCGTACACCAAAACGATGTCGTCTTTTTCCCTTTTATCGAGACAGATATACGCTATCCCCTTGAAAAAGTTGCAAATCATTTCGTCGATTCCCGGAGCCGGGGCTTCTGTTTCGTTGTGTTTTGTTATTACGAGCATTGCTCACCTCCAAGAAGAATATCCAGATACTCTTCTTCTTTGCAGTCAGAAACACGTGGAAGGTGCAATATTTGCGCAGTTGTGTATATACGAGGAACATAAGGACAGCCGTGGCGAATATCGCCTGTACTTCTTCCAGTCACCATATTCTTTTCTGTTCTGAAGAAATGATAAGGGCCTGTATCTTCATCCATAAGATAGTCTTCAAGGCTATAGTCGAGAAAAGATGCATTATAGGCCCAGTCTTTTACTCCATATTCCGTAAGAAGCTTTGCAAGTTCTGCAGTTTCCTTAGGGTTGTCTTTATCCACATGAAAGTAGACCCAGCCGGAGAAAAACTGCTGCATTGCCTCGTCGAGGGTTTCAGCGTCTTTCATCTGGCTATAAACAACTTCAAGCATCTTTTGCTCCTTCCGGGAACTTCAGGAACTTTCGTTCCACCCTCTCCCAGTCACCTTTATCCCAATCGAAGATATACGCTTCTTCTCCGTCTTCGCAGATATTCGGCACACAAAAGCCGTAATAGTTCTCGAGAACATCGAGCAGCATTTTATTCCAGTCACCCTCGACAGGATCCACAACGATGCAGTCGCAGAGATCGTAGGCGGTTTCGAGATCGGTAAGGAGTTTGCCGTCCAGACAGAACTTGAAGCCTGAGTTTTTGTAAATCAGGTTGTTTTCGTATTTGTATGCTTCTTCCTCGTTGTCGAACTCGCGGCCGTCGAGGGCTCTGTATGTTACCGTCGTTATTTCAGTCATACGCTTCTCTCCTTTTCCGGCTGTACGCCTTCTTAGATTCCTTTACCCGGGTAACAGGAGAAAACTGCCAGAGATTTCTTTTGCGGCTGTCCAGCTCCTTTTGTGCTTTCTTAGACATTTTCCCGCGGCTGATCATATTCTTCATTTCATTCACGCTCCTTATATTCATTATTCTCAAGAAACTTCTAAATACTACTATGCAGTTATTACATTGCAAATATTGCATTTACTTCTTCAGAAAAACATAATGTATAAAGCCTTTAGTAACGTGTATTATTCACTCAAGTAACGTCTATAGACTACTATATTGCAATAATTGCATAAGAACCATTGATTCTTATTCAGGAGATTAACTGTATAAGGATTCTTATTTATATGCTGTTTATGGTAATTGGATAAGAATCTTATATATCCAGTCCAAAGGAGATTAATCTAATATGTGTGTTTGTTATTTTAGAAGATCTATTCTCCACTAAAGGATCTTATACAATTCATTCCCTCATCTCTTTTATAGTATCCATATTCTTGGATAATCTTAAATAATCTTCTGAGAATAAATGAATTACAGTATATTGTTTCTTATTCTTATATAATTAATATTATAGAAGGAATTAATTCAAGGATCTTAGTTCAACGACGTGTCGTCGTTGCACACATCCCCCGGAAGGGTAGGGGTAGAGGGTGGATTATATATAGATTTCTTAGATACTTCCCTAAGAATGCGTCTTTCTCTGATCAGTTCCACCCCAGTTTTGATCAGATACAGGATTAACAGCAGAATCAGTCCAACATACAGTTTCCCGACCAAATCCAGGAGCCTGTTCCGTACGACAGCTTCCGCAACAGTCATTTCGTAGCTCACGTTTACCTCCTCACAATGTACACATCCATATCGGAGAAAGCAGAATCTATTGCAGTGCTTACCGCGTTCCAGTCTCCGTTCGCCAGTCCGCAGCCAATCCCATACGGGAAAGCAACTGTTTCATTCGGACGGATTCTTTTTCGCAGGGTTCGCAGTGCAGCATAGAGTGCAGAGTACCGGGTATAGAGCTTATCTTCCCGGCCGAAGTCATACTGTCCGAAGAGGTTCACTACGTATTGCGTCTTTCTCATGTCGATCATGTCCCCTACGGGGACAATCTGACATTTACCCAGACGCCTTTCCAGAGGGATGTTCTTGCAGTATTCGCGATACTGCGCTTTTACAGTCGGCCACTTCAAAGCAATCTGCTTTGCCAGGCCAGCACCCATCACGCCCATGCAGTTTACCTGCTGGCAGATATAGGTCGCAGGAAAGTTCAGCAGGTCACCAGTCTTATAGATCAGCAAAGCAGTCACTCCTTTTCAAAATAGTATCTCCGGAGATGCAGGCGGTATGCGACCGGGGGTTAAGCTGCGGTTTCCCATACGCAGCACCGGCGAAAGAGAGTCCTGCTTTCATGCAGAACCTGCAGGAGAGAGATTCCCGTCACTGTACCGTACAAAGTGACCCTTGAGGTAAAGGAGGTGTCCACGGCAAAGATACACGGAAGGAGATGTGTATATCTGTGCGTGTTGTTTAACGACGGGAAATGTCGCCAACCCGTCGGACCTGTGCTTGCCGGTCATGCCAGTCCGATACGCCCGGACAGCGTTGTACGACGCAGGTACGCTCTTATATTCAGTCCCAGTCGCAGGGTTTGCACCTGCCAAACGTTCTACATAAGACCGGGATAAAGTGGCAAAGCGAGACTTCCTGTTGCACGCGAAAAAGAAATGAACCATCGTAATTTACCTTTGGATGCTGGTTGGTAGATCTCTCAGGAAGGAGTCTTTGCCGGAGCGTGATGTCATCCCGAACCGTGAGAATATTTTAAGCTCCACTCTTGTATTAAATTGAACCCCGACCGGAGACGAGCCGGTCATTAAGACTTACGTGTCAGAGCTTGATCTGCGGGTAAGGATTTGCACCTTACATGATGAGCCTTTCAGTTATTTAAATAACCTCGGAGAAAAGTGGCTCAATCTTGCCGTTCTATAGCGTTTACCTTTTCCGCCACCGCAGGTAAGGAGCCGGGCACAAGAAAACCCTGGCCAGGCTCAAGAAAGGAGTTTGGCTGAGAGCCAGAGCCGACGACAGGAATCGAACCTGCAACCTGCTGATTACAAATCAGCCGCACTACCGTTGTGCTACATCGGCACACGCCCCTCACGGGGCGCGCATCGACAAAAAAGAGGTTTAATGCTTGTTCCTGCTAATCAGTCCCCGGCCTCCGCGTTCTCCGCTTCGGGAGCCACCCTAGTGCGGGTACTAAGCTTCAGTCATTGACTGCAACCTCGGAACTGTGTGGCGAGCACGGTTAACCAGCCCCGGATGGAGTCGGACCATCACATACGGAGTCAAAGTCCGTTGCGCTGCCGTTACGCTACGAGGCTACAATGCCCCGGTCTCGGGGCTATATGAGGGTGGGCAGTCACTCCTACCCTCTCCCTTTACGTCGTTTTCGGAGTGTCTACTCTTTTATTTGATCAAAGGTATTCGACTGTCTACTTCAGTCATAGAGCCAGCTACAGACAAGCCGTCACGCGAGAGTGTTGCAATACGTTCGAAGTGCTGGGTAAAAAAAGAAGCAAACAGCCCTCCAAGATACTCAGATGAGAGTTTGTCCATCCGGGAACACAGTCGGGCTGTTTTGTCCGAAAACGTACGAGTTACTTGGCGTTATTGCGAGCAGCGTTCATACGAGCAATCCGCTCTACTGCTGCAGGGTTCGGAGAAGAGAGGGCAAGCTTCATCGTGTTGCAGGGCATCTTCGCGTAGATTGTGCCGTCATTGGTTTCCGGCTGGCGAAGAATAGTGACCCTGTCAGGAAACTTGGCTGCCAGCCTTCTTACACGGTTAATCCATTTCTGCTCGTTGGACGAGAAAAACGCCTCATCCTTCGAGCAGTAATTGAAACAGGTTTCGATATCTTTCTTTTTTGCCATATAAGGCCTCCTGTTACTCGTGCCAATCCGAAACGATCGGCAGACCGGAAAAAAGAGAGAAGACCACACACGGGCCTTCTCTCTGGGGTTGGTCAGTATTTACTCGGCAGTCTCGTCCGGGATGAAGGGCACATCGCCCTCCTGGTCAGGCCGCTTCCCGAACAGCTCCAGCTGCGGGTTGCTCATAACGAGCTGGGCCCGGGGCTTCCCTTCCTTGTCCAGCCAGGGCTGGCAGGTGATGGAACCACGCACGGTGACCGCACGACCCTTGGTCAGGTACGGCCGGAGTTTCGCGCCACGATCCCGCCACACAGTGCAGCGAACGAAGTCGCTCTTCTGGGTGTCGCCGAATCCCTCATTCACCGCCACGGTGAAGTCGGTAACCAGGGTGTCGATGCCGCCAACCTTGACGGTGCGGGTGGTCGCGTCAGAAGTAATGTGTCCGATTCCGATGAAAGTATTCATGTTTAATCCTCCTAATTTCTTTTATTTATAATTTCTGTGAGGTTTTTGAAGACCGTTGCCAATCTTCCCAGTACCCGCGCCGCGCAAGCGGCGCTTCTTCCGGTTAAGTACGGGGTATGTTTTTTCGTATTTGTTGGGTTGCCGACCCGTTCTCTTTCAATCGGGTCTCGAATTCCTGCCCCAAAGGGGCCGTGTATTCCGTCTTTAACGGAGGTGCGACGTAAGCCGCGTAATCTCCAGACTGGATCCGGGCATTCTGCAGTCGCAGCGCATATTCTTCGTGCACTTGCGCCTGATGGTGGTACCGGTCGGAGATCTTCATCCCGGAGACGAAGGCCAGGACGATCAGAGTAATAATGATGACGTTGTCGAGGATGTTGATTCAGACACCCCCTTACGCATACTGGAGCCACTCGTTGGTGACCCAGTCTTCGGGATAGTCGAGTGGTTCGTGCAGCTCTTCCATTTCGTCGAGCAGTTCTTCCAGTTCTTCTTCCGTCATTTCAGATCTCTCCTTTCACGATCATGTGAGCGCACTTCTTGATCTGCTCCTTTGCGATGCGGTCGCAGCGCTCGTTGTACACTTCACCGCTGTGCCCTTTGACTTTCTGGAATACGATCTTGTGCTGGCCCTTCTTCTGGGTGTCCAGAAGAATCTGCCAGAGGTCGCGGTTGGGTCGGTTTTCCATGAGCAGCCATTCTTCATCGTGGCGGAAGCACTTGATGAGATACATGCTGTCCGTCGATGCGATCACGTTGCAGGGCTTCCGCAGTGCTTTCAGTCCTTCAACGATAGCCATCAGTTCCATCCGGTTATTCGTTGCAGCTTTCGCAAAGCCGCGAACAACTTTTTCGTTTTCTCCGTAGACCAGGATCGCGCCATAGCCGCCGATGCCGGGATTGCCTGCGCAGGCCCCGTCGGTGTGAATTGTTACATCAAACATTTTTCTCCCTCCAAAAAATCTCCCCGCCCGATAAAAAACGGGCCGTATATTTAAATTTTGGTAAACCATGTATATTCACGGCAAACGCCGGAATAACCGAAAAAAAGCTGCAGGGCCTGATCTTCCCCGCAGCCGGAACCACATTTGTCACTTCCGCTGGCAATCGTCCGAAACATTTGTAGTCCCTTCAGACACCCGGAGAGGTTTTGCCATCCTGCTCCGGAGGCTCGTAATCAAATGAATGACGAAAGAATTAGACCCCTGTATGAGGGGAGCCTACCTGCCACGTCAAGGCTCTTTCATCCGTAGGTAGGTACTCCCGGGTTTCCCAGGCCCGGGAGCGAAAGGAGGTGCCTATGAAGAAAGGTGCTCGAGTCTGGAGGCCCGAAAGTCTCCGAAGTTGAACATCTTCCATCCCGGCCGGAGCGAGTCGGCAGCCGGGACAGGCATTAAGCAATCAGCGTCGAGGGCGTGAAGAACGCGCCAATCTCCTTCTTCGCTTTCGCGATGAAAGAGAGGTGTTCGTTCAGCTCCGTATCCAGAGCCTGCACCTCGGTTTTTGCAGCCAGAAGCTGCGGTACGGTCATTCCGGGAGCCTGAGCTTTAATGGCTTCGGCTCTGCGGAGGATAGCAGAAACGCGCTCTTTGCGGGCGAATACGATCTCTCTCAGAGTGTTGATCTCGGCGATAGTCTTCATGTGGGGAACCCTCCTTAATGATTGGTTATTTTTCACAGTACCTGCGTCGCGCAAGCGACGCTTCTCCGGTGTTTGACGGATTAGGGTTTTATTCGAATGATTGTGCGGAGCGTTAATGTCTGTACAGTCATCCTGTCTGAGAAGTTCATCTTCTGGATTTCGGCCTTTGCTTCATCCAGAGTTTCAAACTTGTTTGGACTGAGCCAAGGATCAAAGCCGACCACCTGGAACTTGTTCTGATATGTCGTTCTGACGGTTCTCTTCAGACCTTTGGTGTTGAGATGAGCGAGCGTCATACGGTTTCCTCCTTCAGCTGCTGTACAGCCTTATTCAGGTCAACCTCGGGCAAGGGGCGAATGAGAAAGTAGTTCTCCCGCCCAGAACGGAAGAAGGCTCCTGCGCTTCCCTTCCGGACAGGCTCGAGATTCGGGAACTGAGCGGCGATCGCGGTAACAGCTTCTTCGACAGAACAGTCAACGTAGGTCTGCTGGGAAGTGCCAAACTTGTTGGACCAGTAAATGCACAGCATAGGGGAACCTCCTTAAAATTAATTCCCGGCTGTCGGAGTTGCACCGACCGCACTCTTGCCGGGATAAATGCAGGAACGACGCTGCTTGGTGTTCGGGTTGTTGGATCGGAGAGATCCTTTCCCGGAACCTGGCGTCCGCAAGGACGCCTTCTCGGGAGACAGACTTCTTTGTTTTGAAAGGACGGAGTTTGGCGAAGGCCAAAAAAATCCCCCGCCCGAAAAAGAGTCGGCCTCCGGCCTTTCGAAATGTTCGGCCAGGCAAAGCCCGACCGTGAGGGCAAGCCCTCATTACGAGAGCTGACTTCAGCTCCCGTCTATGAAGGTTTGCGTTGCCTGTCGTTCTGTGGTAGAATGTAAACAACAAGAGATAAGCGAGGTGATAAGATGTTTACATTGTGGATCTGGCCCGAAGACCGGAAACCGGAAGCCGAGAAAGCGGTTCGGGACGCGCTGGACGAAAAGGGTTTTAAGTTTGAAGAGAAAACAGGATATGTTTGTGACAAACCAGTCGCGCTGGATACCGGCTTCGAAGAACTCGACGAGGTCGGGGTCAAGGAGAAGCTCGATCGTTATTCTGTGTCTGAAACCGGTGAGATTCTTCTTTGCGGAATGACGGCTGAGGAGTTTGACAAGCGGTTTGAAACTTCGAAGGAACCGTCCGAAGAAGCCGAAGAAGACGCAGTCATCGCAGAGATGAACAGCAAGGAAGACAAGTAAGAGAAAGAGGGAGCCGAGCGACCGGCTCCCTCTTGTCGTTCTTAGTCTTCGTCGTCATCATCTGCAAAGAGGTCAGCGAACTCTTCGGAATCGAAGTCAGGAATCGTGCGATCCAGGTTCTTTTTCAGAACCTGAACCGCCTTGTCACCGTAGATCCGCCAGAAGGCCTGTTTGATTACCGTGTCGTAACCTTCAGTCGCTTTAGTTACTCGAACATTGAAAATGTTTCGAGCGACGATGTCGTAGCAGGCATCGTCGATTTTGTCATCTTCGATGTTCAACTCGGGATACCGAGACCTGGCCCAAGAGATGATTTCTTTGCGGGCTGCCTTGCCCACCTCTTCCTCCCACTCGCGACGCTCCTGAGCCTTGCCATCGCTGGCAACGAGGAGCTTCCATTCTTCAGAGTGCCGGAAGGCGATCTCCTGGAAGACGCCGGCTCCAACAGAGACACGATTCTCGTTGTCCCAGGTTCCCTTCCGGGACAGGCCGGCCAGGTTACCGATCTTCCTGTTGGGGTTAATCAGCAGCTTGGTGGAATCGAAGATCTCGCTTTCGATTCCGTCGACGGTCAGCTTTTCCGGAATCTCTTCACGGATCAGCTTGGAATACTGATCCAGGAATGAGCCGGTATAGGCGCAGCGAGGAGGAAGCTCTTTCCCGGACCGGCTGATCCTGGGCGCAGTCCAGTACTCAGTCTCGGCAGGATGCTCCATGTCGGCTTTTGCGTACATCGCGAACAAAGGAAGAGACTTCCTGTCAAGTTCGCGAACGGCGTCGGGCTTCACGATCTTTACAGATGCGTGCTTTGCCGCATCAATTAATACGTTGCCGGCATAAGTCAGCCAGTTGCAGACCGACTTGTCGTAGCCGCTGTTCCACATCTTGGTCAGCGCATCGGCATACAGACCGATCTCGGACCCATGGATCAGATTTACAATGAAGCCGGCAATCGCCGACCTGGTAATCGCAACCTTCTGCGAAGACGCGACATCCCAGTCGATCGGGATGTTCTTCAGCGTCTCATATGTGCGCTTTACGAGGTCGAGGAGGTTGGTGTCTTGGGAGAACCAAACGTGATCTCCGTCGTAGTCGCAACGAAGACGTATTGTCGTCATATCCCAGATGTTAATAAACATCGTGGGCGTATTTCCCACGAAGACCATTTTCCGCACATTGTTCAGGAGAACATGCGCGTTGTCCAAGTGGGGATTACGTGTTACATCGACCAGGCCAAGGTCGATAGATGCACAGGCACACTCTCCTGCTTTCAACATTCCTTTGATCTCGAGACCGAAGAGGTGCTCGGCAAAGGCTTTCAGATCGGGAGCGATGAAAGCGTTATATCCCAGCTCCGGAATGCGGCCTCCCTTCATATCGTTTATTTTCGTCTCGTATTTCTCCTGAATCGCCCGCGCCGTGTGCGGCTCGTTGAGAAGAGCCGGATACAGCTTGGCTGCGGCTCTCTGGCTGCCGCTAAGAAGCTTAACGGCGTTCTTGGGATCGGTGTACTGATGCACCGTCCGCTTGGCGTGGTTCATAAAATGAATCGCGTCGTCGGTGGTGCCCATCAGGGTCTGGCCCTGCTGATAGGGCATTCCCTTCAGCTTGGCTCCGTGTTCCCTGACGCAAACCGCAAGCTCATGACCGAGCTCTTCGAAAGCGCTGCAATACTGCTCCCAACTGGAATACAGTTTTGCTGTCTTAAAGCAAGACTCTGTCAAAATCATATCGACATCCTGGAGGTTTACCTTGTTCCCCCAGAAGTCAATAAAGCTCGGTTCAATGCCGCGGCTCTTGCAGAAGTCCGCAAGCGAACCAAAGTCGACGGCCTGCACAAAGGCCTTAAGCCAAGGCCCGCGGATTGTGCAGGATTCTCCACGAGTAACAACCCGATTGACAATGCCGAATCCATCAAATGCGTTAATCCGCACTTTACGGATACGGTTAAAGAGAATGTTGTCTCCGGCAACAATGTCCGCAACCGCTTCGATTTCGACTTCGGCGTCTTTGATGATCGCCACGCGACGGATGTCAAGACCCTTGCCGAATACTTCGGCAAAGGGTCTGCTGGCCGACATGAGCAAACCAATATAGCTCATGTACTTATTAATCGCGAGCTTCATCTCGCTCGTCTTAAGACCGCACATGGCCCACTTTCCAAGCTCAGCCTGAAGACTTTCGAGAATCCAGGTTGTGACGGCCTTGCGGATGTCGGAGGCACCTGCCATGAACGGAACGTAGGTGTTGCCGTTGTGAATGTAGCCGTTGGCGACCATGTTCGTGAGTTTTGCACGAATCAAAGATTCGAGTTCTTCGTCCTTAGGACATTCAGCACAGATTTTGACAATAGCGTCTTTGGGGTCAACGCCCATTTTGTCGAGTTTCCGGATAAAGGAGCTCGTAAAGATGGTGATTTCTTCGATGACGCTATTCAACAGGTTGATCTTTTCGATAGTCTTCATATTACTGCCTCCTGCTTGTTGTTGGGTCAAGCTCCCATTATATTTGGGCAACCAAGCCTCTTGGGATAGAGGCGCAGCGTTTACTGACGCTTTGCAACTCCCGGCTGATTCCGGAAGGTACATTAAAGGAGCGTTAGGCGGCTCAAACCTTTATCGAACTCTCTTGCGGCGATAAACCCGCAAAGCCGCTTGCCACGGCGAGGCCTGCAATCGAACGTATTGCAGAACGCCTGAGGATGTGTTACACTACTCCTCGGAGACATAGTCGATGTACTCGGCTTCGCTGGCGAACAGCATCCACCGAGACCCGACCCGGCCCATGAAGCCGTATGCTGTGTAGTACCCGTACATGGTTGTCTCCTTTCCGAGCTTCAGTTGCAGCTGAAGCTCTTTTGAATTTGAGTCAAAGACTCAAAAGAGCACCCGGCGTGCGGGTGCTCTGTCGAATCTGAGCAGTTGTTAATCCGGTTGCTCAGCCGGAACGAGTTACGGTTCGAGCTCGTTATAATCGACAAATATGTCGATGTCGTCGATAAAGGCATCGAAGTTGGGATCGAGGCTGTCTACGTAATCTTCTGCCTCTTTCCTTGTATCAAACTGTAATGTTTCGGATCCTTCGAGATAAACAAGCCAAAGTTTTACCGATTCTTTTTCTGTGATGAAAGCATCAAATTCGGGTCCAAGGTTGTCTATATAACCAACGGCTTTTTCCTTGGTTTCGAATTTCGCGACCAATTCCTTTCCAAGAGGATTAATAGCTTTAACGATATACATTTTTCTTTTCTCCTTTCTTATTATGCGAAAGCCGGGGACGTCAGAATGATTGCTAACCCGAACATGATTGTTACCGCGGCATAAGCCGCAAGCCATTGTAGAAAGTTACGCATTAGTGCACCTCCTTCCCGAGCAGATCCCAGAGCATATCCTCGGGGATCTCGTGTCCGTCTCGATCCAAGACAGATGCGCCAGGGCTGTTAGCCCAGATGTCCGCAGCGTCAACCGCGCTCCAGACAAAGCCCTTGTCTCCGTTGGCGAAAAGTATGGTATAGGGATTCATAAACATGGAACACCTCCTTGGCTTGTTCCGCGACGGCTTCCCACTCTTTCGAGTTCGCAAAGCGATCGTCAGGCTGCAGGGTGCCACCTCTGCAACGACCCGCCGAAGCGGGTTTCGGGATTGACACAGCTCTGCAATGCGTGATAACATTGCAGAGCAAGGAAGTTGTTACAGCTTGTCGAACCGGTTCCCGCGGAACCAAACGACGGTAATTCCAGTGTCGTTGTCTTCGACACGGATTTCGCTGTTTGAATACAGAGAACGAAGCTTTGCCTTTTCATGGGCCTCTTCTCTGTTCTCTGTGAAGAAGGGCACGAATCCTCCTCCGCGGACCTCGAAACGAGTTGTAAACTTTGGATACCACATAGGGACCTCCTTGCCGGCCGGTGTTGCAGCACCGGCCATTTTTTATTTGACAACAGTCGTTTCCGACTGGTATCATCAACTCAAATAAGGAGGACAGCGGATGTTGAGTCCGCTGCCTTGGACTTACTTGATCTTCATCGCTACAATGCACTGGAAGGCAAGAGCGAGGATCAAGCCAAGGATGCACAGGAAGGTTTTCACCTTAGGGCCCATGTGCACACCTCCTTATTTCACCGGCATAAAGCTCGGTGTCGGGCTGGAACCCGAAAGGAGCATCCGATATACGGGTGCTCTTTTCGAATCCCAATCGAAAAGGACGGAGCCTTTCGACTCCGTCCTTTTTCGACCTTTAGATTCCTTCGGCAACCTGTTGCCGCCGAACGGAAATCAGGATGTCCATGAACTCTTTTCGGTCTGCTTCGGCTTTCCGCATCTGCGCCTGAATCCAGGCACTTTCGCGGATGTTTTCCGGGAGGTTCTTGTAGGCCTTAATGGCCTTTTCAGCTTCCTGGATACCTCTCATAACTTCGTAATTCCTCATGGCTTTTCTCCTTTCTGCTGTCCCGATCGAGCGAGAGTCAGCGTAAGCCATTTTTTGTTCCAGCGAATTTACGCTGGAAAACTTTCATTGAACAAAGAAAGTTCATATATGTTCTCTTCCAAGTCCTCTCTCCAATCCAAATCCTCTCTCCAAACGCTCCCTCTTCCAACTCCTCTCTTCGTTTCAACTCCTCTCTCCAACCCCTCTCTCTTCCAACTTCTCTCTCCAATCCCATGCAAGTCTTACAAGTTTTACAAGTTTTACGCTCAAGCTTTACGCTGAAAAAAATTAGGGTACCCCTGAAAATCGGGGTACCCATTTTTTATTCTACGGAAAAGAAAACTTCTTCCCGCGACTGAAAAAGAAACAGAAAACAGCAACAACCATTTTGCATAAAAAATATGCTTTTTTTCGTTTTTCTCTGCGTGTCATTCCGAAAGGCACGTAAAGGAAGGAAGATCCGTTCCCGATTTTAAACACAGGAGTGATACGCTATGGAAAACCAGATTAACCAACTGAACACGATTCCGTCCAAGGAATTCGACAAGGAGTACAACACACAGTGGCGCAAGGAAATGGAGTATCTTCGTTCCCGTGGGATCGAGTATACTTTCGCGAAGCGAGTCGGAGAGTATAAGATTCCTACCTACAAGTACAAAAAGACTCCCCAGCTGTTTTTAGCTTTAGCTGAGTTCTACAACCAGACTACGTTCCGAAAGAACATGGACAGCATCGACGAGCTGACGAAGCAGATGGAGCAGGGGTATATCGCTGTAAAGGCTGAGGATTTATCCGAGCCTGAGAAGAAGCTTATGCTTGCGAACGATACGGAGTGATTGTTATGCCGACCGTATTATCCAAGCCGCGAAGAGCAGCCCCAGCCCAAACAAAGCTTTGCCTGCACTGCAACCATACAAAGCCTTTATCTCAGTTTTATGCAAACCGGGGCTGGGTCGAACAGAACGGTAAGGATGTATGGTGCAAAAGCTGCGTGTCCAAGTGCAGGACAAAAGACGACATAAGAGAGTATTTCTTCGAAAACAACAGAGAACTGACGGAAGATCTCTGGAGCAACGCCTGCAAGCTGGCAGAACAGCAGTGTTCCAAGAAAACCGTCTATCAGAAAGCAAATGAGGATCGGCGACAGGTTCTTTTAGAACAGGTCGCATGTTCCATTGTGCCTACGATTATGCAAAGAGTGCAGAACTACAAATACGTAGACAACACGCAGGACGTGCATACGAACACCTACGAAGAGGCGAAAGAGAACGGGAAGGTTGCGGACAATGTTTCTCCGATTGCAAGCGCTGCAAAAAAAGCAGACCCGAATGTCAAGACCTTCTCGGAGGAGTTTAACGGGAACTTCAAACCTCAGGAGCTGGAGTATCTCGAGAAGTATTACGAAGGATTGGAGAACGACTTCGAGCTTTCCGACACCTCTCTCAGAGACAACGCGAAGAAGCTTGCGAAAGCATCTTTATTAGTGGACCGGGTACAGAACGACTACATGCTCGGCCGCTGTCCTTTGCAGGACGTTAAGGACGCGATCGCCCAATACGACCTGTTAATGAAGACAGGTAACTTTGCTGCGTGCAAGAGAAAACCGGGAGACAAAGCCGGGATGGGTTCTTGGGCCGAGATTTCGTTTTATTGCGAAACACACGGTCACCCAATGCAGCGAAAAATAGAATGGCCCAAGGACGATGTAGACAAAACTATCGAAGAGTTCAGCTACATCGTAGAGTCCCTGGACCTCAACGGAGTGTGAGAATATGGCTCCGAAAATGGGCGTTATCGAAAACTGGGATGTTATGGAAGAACAGTTAATGTTCTACCGGTCGCATCTCGATGTTTTTATCGAAGACGCATACGAACCTATCAAGTTAACGAGAACCCAGCACGTTATGATGCGGCAGATGGGAAACTGTATCGACTCGAAGGACACCTGTTCCCGGGGATACGGGAAGACCTGGCTGGCCTCCTTAGGAGGGTTTGCTATCTGCGATCTCTACCCCGGCACTACGGTGCTTATTGTTTCCGCTACCGCCAAGCAGGCTACGTTAGCTTTAGGAAAGCTAAAGCTTTTAGCGGAGCAAAACAAGCATATCGCGAACGAAATCTCTGCCGCGAACTCCAAGTCGCTCGTCCAGGTTTCGAAGGACAGCTCCAGCTGCACTCTTAAAAACGGCAGCAAGCTTATTTCCGCTTCCATCGACTCTGCTCGTGGTATCCGGGCCAAGGTCATTATTATCGACGAAGCGCTGGATGTGGACCAGGATCAGCTGGAGGCGGTTGTCTCCCCTATCCGTAACACTACAAGGGAAGTCTGCTTCAACTACGGTTTCAAGGACTTTCCCTCTAAAACCATCACCATCACCTCCGCCTGCGAAAAGAGCAACCAGTACTACGACAACTTCGTCAAGGACGTTGTGCGCATGGCCAAGGGTGAGAATGTGTTCTGCTGCGCTCTGGATTACAGGTCGGCTGCAGCCAACGGCATTACCGATATGTCCTTCTTTATGCAGGAAAAGGAACGGATGCCGGATCTTGTTTTCCAGATGGAATACGGCTCCAAATTCGTCGGGGCCAACTCCAACTCAGCCTTCCCTTTTGATCTTACGACTCCCTGCCGGACGCTCGAAAAAGTAGAAACGGAACAGCCGAAAAACTCAAAATCAAGATATGTTATCTGCATCGACATCGCCACATCTCAGGCGAAGGGATCGGATAACTCCATTATTGTCGTCGAGAAGTTCACGGAAAAATCGGATGGAAGCTTCGCCAAGAAGCTTGTCTATATCCGGAGCTACAACGGAAAACCTCTCGACTTCTTAGCCAATGAAGTTCGGGTGCTTTACCACTTAAAGTTCCCGAATGCGGAAAAGATCGTGTACGACGCGAGAGGTATAGGCGACAGCTTCGACCGGTTCTTCGACGCGGAGTGGATCGATCCCTACACGGGAAAAGAATACCCTCCGCTTGTCGTGGACGACGAGGTTCGGACCAACCCTGTTGCGGAAGCCGTACTGCATCCATTCAGGGCGATCAACGCTTTGAACCAGCAAATCTACACCAATCTTCGGGTTGCCCTGGAAAAGCACACCATCGAACTTCCCATGCAGGAAAGAACGATGCGTTCCAGACAGCAGAACCCGGAAGAAGAGAAAAAGTTCACTCCGGAAGAAATGGCAATCTTCCTGGAGGCAGACGCCCTTCAGTTCGAGATGGGCAATATTGTCGAGAAGACTTCTGCTTCCGGCAACAAAACCTACGACACTCCGAGAGCTGGGCAGCATAAGGACCGCTATTCAGCTTTGGCTATGGCGAACGACTATATCTGCGAGCTCGAAAAGGAGAATGTCCGGTTACACAAACGCGGCCCTGTTGCCATCGGGGTTGTTTCCAGATTCTAAGAAAGGAGGCGGGAGCCTATGGGGTTATTTGATCGGCTTTTCGGCCGAAACGTTATTTCAGAGGCGACTCAGCCTCCAAGAAAAATCGCTGTCGGAGCAGGCAGGGACGAAAGCGAAACCGTCCAGAGCTTTTCCAACAGCAACTTTACCTTCTCCGGGGAGCTGTCCGATTACGATTACGTCAGCATTCTCCGGGACAAACAGAGCAACATTCAATCCCTTTATCAGCTGGCAGACTACTACACAGATGCCGACCCGATTGTGCACGGCATCGTCAAGCATGTATACGTCCCCTTCTCCACCTGCTCGGACTGGTATCTTACCGGCTCCAAGGAGAAGACCTACGCTCTTTACGAAGAGCAGTACAAGCGGATGCGGCTGAGGGAAAAGATCGACGCCATCATGCTGGAGATCTGGAAATACAACAACGTCTGCTGCTACCTGTATCACGGGGATTTAATCACACTCCCCATCAACAAGTGGCGTATCGGTAACACCATGTTCAACGGCACTCCCATTGTGGACTACGACTGTTCCGCCATCATCCAGGAAGTCCAGATGAAGACCTACAGCATTAAGGAACAGTACGTTAAGGACAGCAATACGGACTATATTCTCAAGGGTTATCCGGAAGAAATCCAGGAGGCTGTCAAAGCCAACCGGCAGTACGCCCAGTTAAACCCCGACAACACCTTCGTTCTTCAGGGTTCCAAGGAAAGCTGGCAGAGATACGCCATTCCTTTTATTGCTTCGGCTCTGACCTCTCTCTCGAAAAAAGAGCTGATCTCCAGCTACGAGAACGCCATGCTGAACATCGGCAAACGAAGCTTTGTCCACGTTCAATACGGCGAAAGCTCCAAGACCAACGATGTCCTTCCGGATCTGGTGCAATTAACCCAGGTCCGAAAGTTATTCCAGGCCGGCATGAACGACTTCCCTCTTGTCGTGACCAACCATCTCGCCAAAGCCACAACTGTGCAGGCGGACATGGACGACCTGTTCCAGTGGGACAAGTACAAGGGAGTCAACAACGACATTCTTTCCGCCGGCGGAATCAGCGGTGTTTTAGTCTCAGGCCTCGTGGAGGACGGCTCTACCTTTGCTTCGGCTCAGGTCAGCATGGAAACAGCTGAAGCCCGGATCGACGCCGTTCGGGGTGAGTTCTGCGATATGATGACGCAAATCAACGCACGTCTCGCAGAGGAAATCCCCGGCACCTACAACCTGAAAGAAACCCCTGTATTCCACTTCAGGCCGCTTTCCATGGAAGGCAAGAAAGCCCTTCGGGAAAAGTGCGTGGAGCTGTGGGAGAAGGGCGTGCTTTCCACCAAGACCATGATGGAAACCAACGGTTACTCTCTCGAAGTGGAGCGCACGCAGAGACAGAAGGAAGCTTCCGAGGGAACGGACAAGGCGCTCGCTCCCAGAGAGGTTACCAACTCGGCAAATACGGAATCAAAGGCCGGAAGGCCGACTGTAGACGATTCCGAAAGAAAGAGCGATCCGGAGGCTGCACTCAGATCAAAACAACCGAAGCCTTCGAACGACGAGGGATCGCTTGAGTCCTGAACCACGTCGTCGTCGGGCGACGTTAAATAAATCGGCCTGAAGGTTGCCGTACCTTTAATACGGCATTGTGTAAGGTTACTGCGCCCTAAAGCAGACATTTATTTTTATCGTCTGCCGACGCCTCTTGCAGAACGCCCAAGAACACACTGATATGTCGTTGCTGCAACGCGAATTATTGGTAGAGTCGGGGGCTGAGATTCAGCTCCGGTCCCCGACGAATTGGCTTCTTAGCTCAGCTGGCAGAGCACCTGACTGTTAATCAGGCTGCCGAAGGTTCAAGTCCTTCAGGAGCCGCAGATATCAACATCCGCAAGGATGAGGATATAGATTCGCCTTCGATCTCCTTCGTCTCCCGCCGTATGGAAATCGAAAGCACAGAAGGAGATCCAATATGAACAAACTTATGTTTGCTTCTGTCATCTCCGAAATTCAGCAGTCTGATGTATTCATGACTGTGAAAGCTCGCATTTGCGAGACTCCGGCGGCGAATCTTAACGGAGCCCGAGTGACCGAAAAGTTCATTGATGAAATTGTCGGGAACGAGAAACGCTATGTGGGCTTGCCGCTCTACGCCGATGTGAAAGCATTAATCAGCGGCAACTACAATCGCCTTGGTCATCTGTATGACTCGCGAACAGGCGAATTCCATTCGACGCAGATTGGATCTTTCTACAAGTTTGAAAAGGAAGACTTCGAGAACGGAAGCTATCTGGTCGGTTACGCCAGAATACCCAAGCGCAACAAGAAGCTGAGTAAGGCAATTACCGAACTGTTTGCGGACAACGCCCTGAAGTTTTCTTTTGAGCTCGCCGTGGGCGAGTATGAGGAACTCGACGACGATACGATCCTGATTGACGCGTCGGAAAACAATTACATCGAAGGCACAGCCATTGTGACCTTCCCTGCTTGTGAAGATGCGGTCGCTTTGGAATTGGTGGCCCAGAAAGCAGATGACGCCAAAGGAGGCGAGGATGAAATGGCAGAAGTTCAGAACCCGGCTGAAGAAGTAGTCGAAGAGACGAACACCGAAGCCAACGACAATGTAATCGCTTCCGAAGAGCCTGAAGAGGCTCAGGAACAGACCTCTGAAACCGCTGCGGTTGTTACCACCCAGCGGCACGAGGAAAGCGTCTCTACATTTGCCTACGACACGGAGACCGGAAAGGAAGTTTCCCAGACTGTGTCCGTAGAGACGGTTACGAGGGATTATCAGGAAGGGCAGCTCGTCGAAACAACGGACGGCGTCCATGTGGCGGAATCCGAGAATAAAACAATCGCGGAAGGTGAAACCACAAATGAACCGACCGAAGAACCGGCGGAAGAGCCCGCTAAAGATCCTGTGGAAGATCCCACGGAAGAAACAGAAGAGGAAGCCGAGGAAGAACCCGTTACCGATTCTGTCGACTCCAAGAAGAAGACCGCGGAAGTTGCGGAAGAGGCTCAGGAGAATCCTGGGAAGTCCTCCGAGCAGATGATCGCGGAGCTTCTCGAGGCTGTAAACAGCCTGAAAAATGAAATCGCCGAAATGAAGGCCAAGAAGGCTGTTACGGCGGAAATCAACCCCTTTATGTCCGACATCAACGCGAAGGGCAAATACACCCTTCTGGAAAAGGCCTCTCCTACCGACCGGACCTATTCCCTGCTTGACAAGGCGTAAATTATTCACTCGAAAGGACTGAACAGATATGGCTTCTGGATATATGACCAAGCTTCAGGGCTATGTCTACGAAGGCACTCTGGCGAACGGCGCGGCTGCTCCCGTCCCGAACGGACTGATTATGGTCCAGGGTACGGGCGCCAACGCCGACAAGCTGGTTCTGCCTGCCGCGGACGCCAATACGAAGTTTTTATGCACCGAAGTCACCGATATCTACGGTGGCGTGACCGCTTATCGCTTCCAGGTGCAGGAGATTACAAAGCGGTACTTCTTCGTTGAGAACGCTCATCAGCACAACGTGGAAGAGTATCAGGAATATGACAAGCGCGACTACGTGCAGCCTGTGGGCGAGCTCATGCGGGCTCATGCTCTGCTGCTGGGCGAAGAGTTTGTCACAAATTGCGTGACCGGAACCCCTGTCGTGGGCACTGCCTACGGCATCAAGGCTGACGGTACTATCGGTTAAGGAGGTGAACGACAATGCCGAACATTAAGATCGAAAAAGATCAGAAAATCATCAAAGTGATGGCGGCTCAGGCTCGCGGCGAGCGCGTTGATTCCAACGTGATCGAAGAGTCCAGCGCTATCGTGAACGAGCTGGCTCAGGACATGAGTCCTCAGCATCAGCACGAAATCGGGCAGCTGATTGCGTTCACCATCAACGAACTGCAACAGAACTCCCTGAACTTCATGGAGACCTTTGCGGATATCCGCACCGTCGGACTGGGCGACCGGCCCATGTACCGCATGAAGACCGCCGGCATCAAGGCGTTCATCCAGGCTACTGGCGCGACAACCGCTCGGAGCTATGTGACCGACCGGCAGTTCTCCATCAATACTTTCGAAATCGCTTCCCGTCCCGCGATCAACATCTGGGATATCCGGATGAACCGCATCAACATGCCTGACCTGATCCGCGACGCGAACAAGGAGTTCACCATGCTGAAGCTGCTCCATGTGGAAAAGGTTCTGCAGAACGCGATTTCCCAGTACCAGACCCCCTTCTACGGCACCGGCACCGGTATCGTGAAGCAAACCCTGGATGCTCAGCTGCAGTACTTCAAGCGGCTGGGCAACGTGAGCCTGATCGGCGACGCCGCGGCTGTCGAAGGCCTGTTCGCCCTGACCGGTGCTCCCGTGAGCAATACCAGCATCCAGTACTCCGGCAATATGCTGGACGAGAAGAACAACAACGGCTATCTGGGCCGTTACAACGGCGCGGCCGTCATCTCCATGATCAATGCCTATGAAGACGGCAAGACTACCCCGATTCTGAACCCCGACTGGATCTACATCCTGAGCGCGGGCGTCAGCAACGACCAGAAGAACCTGAAGGTTCTGAACGAGGGCCCGACCTACAGCATGACTCAGCAGACGATCGACGATCATACGTTCGAGACCGAGCTGACTCAGCGGTTCGGCGCGGCCTTCGTTGTGGGCAGCATCCCCACCCTGGGCGCTTACGAAATCGGTTAATGCAAGGCGGGGCGGAGCTTTCGGGCTCCGCCCCTATTTTTCAAAATGAAAGGTTGAAGGAAAAATGAACGGAGAAACAAGACTTCGTGTATGGAACCGGTGCAATCATGACATCGGCGTATACGTCAATAACGGCCAGCAGTCCCTCAACATCAAGCAGGACAGCTTTGCCGTGCTTTCTGTGAACGACATTCTTTATATCGAAAGTATCTGCAACCGCAAGAAGTTCTTTTCTGCGAAGATGCTTGTCGCCACAGACGAAAACGGAAGAGATTTAACTCTGGAAGACATCGGAGGCTTCTCGAGCCCCGACACGGAAGTCCATTTGAACGACAGCGAAATCCGGGCTCAGCTGAACAAGCCGCTTAAGGCTTTCAAGGCCTGGATCGAGAACATCAACGATCCCGTGGAGCTTCACGCGATCTGGAATGTCGGCAAAGAAATGGACCTTCAGCAAAGCAAACTGAAGATCATCCAAGCCAAGATCCCCAACGAAGATCTGCTGGCGGATGACGAAGAATAATTCAGAAAGGAGTGGCTGATGTGCTGAACGCTACAGAACTGGCGGCCGTTGTGCAGGAAGAAACCGCATGGCAGGAAACGCCTCAAGCACTTGAAGACGCAGATTATCTGAGAATCGTCGTACGGGGAGTCCGCAGGTTCTTTGTGGACATCAACCACCCGGAAGAATATTCCATCACAAACTGGACAAAAGACGAGGAAGGCACATTCTACGACAGGGAGTTCAACGTAATCGAAGAGGAGTATATCCGGATTCTGTGCAAGCTGGAATTTTTCAAGCGGGTACAGATGGATGTGAACAACCGTTTCGGTTACCAGACGGACGCCATCACCATCACCAACGCAGACAAGCCCTACGCGAATCTGCAGAACACAATCGGTGATTTAGAGCATGAACGCCGGATCGTTTTCAATAAAATGGTACGCTACACATTAGGTGAATAAAGGATGAAGGATATGGACTGGATTGTGAAAATCGAATACAAGAACCAGGACATGGAAACGATCGTTGAAAAGGAATACCCTTTCGACCAATATCTGGAAATGGTCGCTTCCGGCATTACCTCGGTTATCACGGACGTGGAAAACGTCTTTTACGAACTGGAAGACGGCGAGCAGAAGAAGGACTGGAGCCCTGAGAGCACCCAGAAGTTCAAGGCCATCCGGCACAAGCTGCTGGATCACGCCAACTCTGTCCGCCGGCTGAACTCCACGTTGTTTCACAAAGGGGAGCCCGCCAACGCAATTAAGGCTTCCAAGTTTATCGCGGACATTATCGACAAAAACATCGAATAAGAAAGGAGGCGGCTGACGTGTCTATTCCCTACAACCCTGCACCTACAAGCAGGCGGTTCTATGTACCCAGAACGCTGGCCGCCGATTTCGATGCATTTCTGGATCAGGATATCCCCAACACCAATATGGATTTCGAAATCCTTAAAAGCTGGTACGACCGGCAGCAGGACGGTTACGAGCCTGCTTATGTCCGGGGAGAAATCTATCCTGATTCCACCAAGAGCCGGTACGAAAACACCGACAATAACATGAACATTCGCTGCTCTGTTTCCAGCGGAATCCGCAAGGGAGACATGCTCGTTCAACCGGATGGAGAAGTCTTTGTCCTGGACTGGTTTGTTGCCCTGCAAAGCAACAACGCTCCTTCCCGAGCCTTGCGCTGCAATATGAACCTGGAAATCAGGAGGTTCAGAAATCCTGTATCGGAGTACGACGAGGACGGCTACAAGAAAAAGAACAAAATCGACTCGGGCTGGTCTACGGTCGTCCCTACTATTCCGTGCAACGCTTATCGATATGACGGGCGGCCGGAATACACAACTGTTTCCGGGACTCCCGGCGCAACCATCAACGCTTTGACTCTTTTGACCGTTCAATACAACGACTATACCAAGAATATTCTTGCGGACGATGTTTTCGACTGGGGCGGAGTCACCTATCGCATTGTGGATATCAACCTGGTCGGCGTGGATCTGGAAGACAAGTTCGGAACCATCAAGCTTCAGGCGAAGAAATCGGAGGGTGGTCTGCATGGATATTGATCTTTCTTTTTTAGCAGGCCCGATCTCCGGACTCAGCACTTTCTTTACAAATCTGGCGAGATCCGAAAGATCGAAAGAAGCCGGAGAGTACAAGGACAACGGAGAGGAAGCCGCGGCAACGGACGAGGAAATCTCTGCGACACATGTCACCGTGTCTTTCGACGGAAAAAAAGTGAAGCTCAGCCTCGAAACGAGCGGATCCATGTGGGATTCCGTCACGACGGGAGGCAAAGGCATTGCTATGATCGGCGGCCAGGGCGGAACCGTAACAGAGCCTGATGGCAGCACGAGGATGAGCAATGTTCCTCCGCAGCTTTGGGGAACACGGCCCGTGGACGATTCGGCTGAGCCTGCTTCCCCGTGGAAAGAGAACTTCATGAAAATGGCAGAATCTTTATTGCCTGGGCTGGTTCAGGATATTATTGCATCTTCAAAGGCCATGATTACAGATGCAGCCAAACCTCAGATTATTGCGGCTTTAGGAGGTGCATTCGCATGATGGGTTGGATTCGGGCGTGGAATAAGATCATTCGCGAGGTGATCTACCACGACCACAAGCTAAAGGTTCTTATGAAGCTTCCTCCGAAAACGGGAGTTATTCAGTTTACGGAACGCTACTTTATTCATGCCGGATATACAAATAAGCTTCTCACAGACGAGGTTTGCAGGATTGTATATTCGGACATTCAAGGAGCAGAAACCGCAGTTCCAAATATAACGCAAAACATGATGACATTCGACATCTACGTAAAAAATGAGGAACAGCGAGGACTCACAGACGACGGGCTCATTCTAAGAACGCATCTGATTGCCGAGCGGCTGAAATACCTTCTGACAAAACAAAGGTATCTGGCTGGAACAGGTTACAGATTTCGGATTGCCGGAGATTGGGATATGGGAACCCGTACCTCCGGTTATTCCAGATATTGTATAGCTTTCTATTACATGAAGGTGTATTGAAAGCGCCGCCTTGAAACGGGGCGGCTGATAAATACTGTTTCCCCGGCTGGGGTTAAAAGCAAAGGTATATAAGGCCTCCTTGTATAACCGGACGGCTTGAAGTTTGCGGGAGAACTGCAAGTGTCTTGTTATAAATATATTAAAGTGAGGTCATGTAATATGGCTACATATGTTGACAAGTTTGCGGGCTACGTCGCTGACGTTCCGCGGATGTGGTTTAAGCGCTGCGATGGCCGTATTTTCTATTTCGACGAACTTACGGCTGCTACAGTGACACCTCAGGTGAACTACACCGAGGTGAACGCGGGCTGGTCTCTGTTCCCTGTGGCTTATCTGCCCGGTCAGTCTACCTTCGAAATGCAGTGCACCTCTGGTAAGTTTGAGGCTGATCTGTTCGTTATGGCAAATGCCACCAAGTTCACAGAGAACACCACCTACAAGATGACTCATACTGAGCGGCTGGAAGTGGATGGCGAGAATCAGGTTGAGCTGAGCCACACTCCTGTTACCGGTACGATCTCCATCCCCTATGCTAACGAGCTGGGCATGATGGAAGAGACTGCTCAGACCGCCTCTGCCGGCAAGTTCAAGGTGGTTACCGCTGGCGATGTCACCAAGCTGCAGTTTGCGACCGGCGACGTGGGCAAGTTCGTTGAAGTTTCCTATTACTATAACGAAACTGTGAGCGAGGCCAACATCGACAACCGCAGCTCCGCCATCGGCGAAGCCATCATGCAGTGGCCGGTGTACGGCAACGGCGACGACTGCTCTGATGCCTCTATCATTGGTTATGTGACCGTTAAGGTGTATCGTGCTCGTGTGTCTTCTGCTCCTGGATTCGACTCCAGCTACAAGACCGCCAACACGTTCCAATTCACGGTTGCGGCTATGGACGCGAAGCGGCCTGACAATGCCTGCTACTCCATTGCGTTCAAGAAGGTTGCTTGATTTTCCTAATAAGGTTTATATAAGGTTACAGTAGGTTAAAATCAGGTTTAGGGGGATACTGTAACAACAGTATCCCCCTTTTTTTTATTTCTTCGAAAGGACATAAGGAATATGCCAAGATTAACTGAAACAAAGGGTAAACCCGTTCCTGAGGCTGAGGATAGGATTATCGAGATTCCTCAGGATAAACAAGAGATTCCAGAAACACCAGCCGAGACCAAAGATGTCCCGGTTACTCCCCAGGAAAAGAAAGAGGTTCCTGTTATTCCGGAGCCCAAGGCATTAGACAAGGAAATGCCAAGCGAAGTCAACGAAGAGAACTGTGTTACAATCGGAGGCAACAAGATCGAGATCAAGCCGACCAAATTAAAATACTTCCGAAACAAGACAGCCTCAATTTACAACGTGCTAAAACTTGTTCCTTTAACAGAGTTCCTGACTTACGACAAAGGCGTGTTTGACGCGTCAAGAGACCCGGATCAGATTCTATTTGATTTTCTGATCGCGGTGTTTGACGACTCCGCTTTTGTCCGAGACAACTACGACAACATGACGGCCGGGGATGTCGATCGAATTCTTAAGATCTTCGGTCGTCTTAACGGCATAGACGAAAAAGAAGAAGCAGCAAGAAAAAACAGGGAAGCCCAGGCGAAACGCTAAGTTTAGATGAAGCGGCGGCGGCCGTAGCGGCTCACCTGGGCGAAATCGACGAAAACAAAATCAACAATATGGCCTATGTCTGGTTCAACCTTGTGTTAACCGCCCTCGGAAAGAGGTTGAACTACGAATCCATCTCCAATCTGTACGGCAATGCTTTCGCGAAAGATTCCGCAAAGATTGTACAGGCAGCCTATCCCCTCGCCAAGCAAGGCGGAGGACCTGGAGCCGGAGTTATGGGTCTTATGGGCCAGATTAAAGTTATCGACGCAACAAAGAACTCGGCAGCCGCGAAGAAAGCGGAGAAAGATATGCTTGGAGATACGAGCTGGGCCGAAGGTCTTATGTAAGGAGGACAATATGGCAAACGATTTATACCGTATGTACGACGAAATGATACAGGGGTACAAAACAAACAACGATGGATTGTTCGAGCATGGAGTTATATGTTGGATGGATTTAAATCCAGAGAACCCGTTTCCCGAAGGCTCAGATGCATATGAACTATTTTTTCAGACACAGCTCCACTATAAGAGTTGGCGACTTGGGAGTGCCGACTACAAATCCAAGAGGAGGCGCATGTTAGCTGCTGCTCGGGACTTGTGTGCTCTCTATCCTAAGCGTCCTTACAAATTCGACAAGAAAGCAGACGCAGAAGACAAAGCCTTAAAAGCCGCGGAAGAAGAGGCCAGAATGAAGACGGAAGAAGCGGCACAAAAAGCAGCTATTCAGGCCGAAGCGGAAAGAATCGTCCGAGAGGAAGAGGAAGCCAGACTCAAGGCTGAACGTGCCGAAAAGGCCCGCGTCGAATGGGAAAAAGCGGAAGCAGAAGCGAAGGCTGAAGAGCAGAGGAAGACAGAAATGCTGAAAGCCGCCGTCGAAGCGGAGCGAGCCAAAGTCAAGCTTGAAAAAACAGAGTATGTTCTGGGCGTTGTTCCTGAAACCGGGTTAATCGAAGAAACAGTTCCCCCGGAGCCCGAGAAACAAACAGGCTTCTTTGCGCGGCTGAGAGACCGGTTTGGAAAGAAGGCTTCAGAATGACGGTAGGAGAATTGATCGAAAGGTTGAAGACTTTACCTCAGGACGCGACGGCTACTTATTTTCACAATGTTTACGGGGTTATTCACATCGACGAGATCGAGGAAAGACCCTGTCAAACACCCGGCGGCCGGGCATTCGACATTATCGTTTTAAAAGGAGTTAAGGAAGAATGACGTATTACGAGTTTTTTCAAAAGGCAGCTGAAGAAGTTCTTGTTCAGGCCGAGAACGGGTTATGGTATCTGGAGCCCAGCTACCGGACTATTTTAGAGTCAGCTGATATCACCCCGGACAAGGTGAAGGAAGTCAAGTTAAGCTGGGCGTCTGTTCTTGACTGGATGAGCCTCGAAGTCAAGAAGAGGAACACAATCGAAGACAAGATGCCCGTTGTTGTAGAATGGCTGCACAATCTTATTACAGCGACTGTAGAACCGGCTATGCTGGAAGAAGAAACAGAGTATCTGAAAAATCTGACAGAGTATCTTAATGCAAAGAAAGAAACTTCTGCGATATAAAAAAGACGGGGAGAGCCTTAACCGGCTCTCCCCATATTCAGCTACAAGTTATAAGACTGGATAGATTTTTTATTCGTTGAATATTCTCCAGCTTTCGCCATATAAATTATGACCACATTTATGGCAAATGATTCTTTTTTCTCCTTTAATTTCAAGCATCGAAGGGTCATCGCACAAACAAGATGGACATATTTCATTTCCGTTTTTGTGTTCAAAAGAACCGCCGCAATGCATACAAATCCAGTAGCCTTCGCTATCCTGATGTTTGCACTCCCGACTGTCAATTATCTGATGGCAATTTATACAAAAATTTAAATACACGTTTTTATCATGCTGAAAATCTTTTGTTTCTTCATGTGAGCAATTATATATTGTCGGCGAAACGTATGCCGTAAACTTTTTTGCATATCGAAAATTAGGATGAAAAGAAGCTCCGCAGCGGCATTTCATATGAGAATAAATTCTGATTATTTGATTGACATAACCTGATAATAAAAATGAATAGTTCCATGGTACTAAATTTGCGTCAGGGTCACCGTCTTTAATTTCAGCAATGTCTGGGTTATATCTAATGTTAATTAATAAATCTGTGAGCGTAATATCGCCAGGTTTATTTGTTTCTCTGTATTTTGTGTTTTCGTAAGACATAGTGAAAAAATAGCTGCACGCCTTGCCTTCACATGCGTGATCTTTTTCTCTCGGACAGTATATTCTGTTTATGTTTTTCCATGGTCTTCCATCGCAAAACAGTTCCGGGTTAATGTAGCTGCCGGATTGGCATTTGTCTAACATTTCACGCAGCGAAGGGGCTATCAGTTTGTTTTTATTAAACCATTGAGCGATGTAGTTAACTAAGGTCCAGTGTGCTTTGTAAAAAAAAGCCCGCTTTTCTGTATCTGAGTTTAAAAAATAAATTTGAAGAAAACACATAACAACATAAACAATTTCAGAACATCCGTTTTGAAGAAATTTTTGAGGATCAATAAAATAATTCTTATAATAGTCAAGCATTTCCGGATAAGCCGACAAAACAAGCAAAGATCTAACCCTGGTTCGCTCAGGAATAAGGTCCCACCAGTAATCAAACAAAAGCTTGCTTTGTATTATTCTGCTCGCTATCTGTCCAAGTGTTTCGGAAGACGCATATATATCCGCTGTCTTCAGATAACTGACAATATAATTGTTTTGTTTGCAGAATGGTTTATTCCAAGCAAATAAATCAACATTTTCTCTCATCTGCCTGTTGCTTATATATGGATAAAATCTTGGACTTTTGATCAAAACGTCGAACGGCAAAAACTCAGAGACCTGAGAGACGATGTGTTCGTCTGTTGTTTTTATTAGTGTTTCCAATTTTTTTTGTACGTCTGGATTGTCGGACTGAAACAGACTTTTGTACGTTTCCCGGTTCAACATCTTTACGATGGCGCTGTTTTCTATCATGTCCGGGTTTTTTATAAGAATTGGAGCCACATTTAAATCGTTTTTCAAGAAAACATATATCAGTTCTTCTAAGTTCTTGGATGAATCATGTTCAAAAGGTATTTCGTCAATATAGGGTTTAATAAACGCTGTTCCTTTTGATTCAATATATTTGATGATTTCTGCGCATAAAGAGCCGGAAATTTCATGTTTTAACCACTTTTGATACAAAAGCTTTCGAACTTTTTCAATGGCAAAATCAGCAAAATAATCAGCCCAGTTGTTTTTATAAATATATTCCGGGCATATTGATTTTAAACATTCGATTACCTCAGGATTGGCTTTTTGTGTCGAGTTAAGCCAATCAAAAACTTCTTGCGGAGTCAGTTCGTCTGCAAGACATATTACTTTTACTCTTGGCCTGTCTGATCCAGCATCAGGATCTAATTCGTAAACCGCAAGCGTTCCAACAAAGGATTGTCTATTTTTAGTTGGGTTGAGGCGGCTATATTTTTTAATTGCTGAAAAATGAAAATAAACATCATGAACATACCCAACTGGTCTTACAAATCCATAAGAATGCATCCCGTTGTTTCCGCCATAGTTTACGATGCGACCAATATACATTCTTTCCTCCGTTACAGAACATGACTTTTTCAGCAGATAATCTGCTTTATTATATATTTCTTTTTAACGGAAGTCAAATACAAGAAGAAGAGGTGAACATATATGGCAGACGAAATAGAAGTCAGAATAAAAACCATACTAGATGAAACATCTGTTAAAGATACAAAAAAGGTTCTTGAGGAAGAATATGAGGATCTTGCAGTTTCTCCAAACACAGATCTTGAAAAACGTCTTATGTCTGTCGGGGAGACGCTTCGAGAGAACGATTTTGATGCAATTATTCCGGAATTTGGAAGACAGTTTGAAACACAGGTTTCCATTATCAGCCAAAATGTTGCAAGGTTGATGGGTTTATATGATAAAATCGGCCAGGCACAAACAAAATATGATCGTAAAATTGCTGCTGATAACTTTGTCGCAGCTCAAAAAAGAGCGGCTGTTCAAGTCGCTGATCTTGAAACCGCAATTAATTCCGCTCAGGCATTTACATCTTCAATGCCTGCGCATTTAGTAAATCCATTTGCTCAGATGTACCGCAAAGAGAGTCCTTCGATGAGGGCAAACTTTGTCCGAATGTCTTCTTCGAATGGCTCCGGTTTTATGTATGCAAACGGAGATCAGATGGCCAGGGATTTTGCGAAGGCTTTTTCGTCGCGGCAAGCCCAGGTCGGAACAAACGAAGAGTTAACTCGATTTATCCAAGAGTACGGATATGATCTTGCTGCGGCGCTGATGCCGATTATGTCAACCGGCTTTAATCGAGAAGATCTTGTCGGGTTTTCTTTTAATAAAAGAAAAGAAAACCCTGGAAGTATCAGACAGCTTTTACCAAAGGCTTTCCAGGGGCTTAGATTAACACAAACACCCGAATACAGAGCTTTTAATCACACATCTGAAAAGCTGAGCGAAACAGAACTTCAAGATCTGGAATCTTTTATTCTTTCATCTCAGGATCTGATGGAAGAGTTTGAACTGGCCGGCCTCGCGCAAAGAAAAAATGGGCGAATAAGGATTAATACAAACGCTACGAGAGAAAATATAGACGCCCTTGGCGGAAGACTTGCTTCTCTTTATGAGGCTGGGGCAAGAGGCATTTCCACGGATCCGAACGCAGAAATAATCGACGTAAATGATCCAAAATACATCCAACGGATCGCATCCAAGAACAATCGGTCGATGGTCTCCGCAAACAGAGGAATGCGCATTGCGGAAGAGATGTTTCCGTGGATTGTTCCCTCTTACGTTGAAACTCCGAAAACGGCTGCTTATGATAAAGACATTGGAAAAATCACAGCTTCTCCAAGATATAAAGCTGGATCTTTTACATTGCTTCCATTTGAAAATGAGGGTGAAGTTGAAAATCTTCCTGTTGTAAACAGCCTGATACAGCAAAGATTAGCAAAACTTCAAGGGGCAGACAAGTTTGTACACAACGGGAAAAACACAAACGAAATCTATATGAAGATGCCAGTAGAGGCTCTTCAGGATTTTGAAACAACGCCCGAGATGAGGCAGGAACTTGTTCAAAGAATAGCTGCTCAAATCGGAAGCGTACAGCACGCAAACGGATACGATTATGTATTTACAGGGTTTACTGGGACCAACGCTGCTTTTACAAGAAAAGACTTGTATGACCAGGCTATTGCGCTTGACCCGAATTTCTTTACAAACGGTGAGAACCGAAGAAAATTTTCCGGCCAAGGAGCCGGGGCCGCGTTCGGTCATGCTGTGGATTATATGCAAAAGCAGAGAACGGACGGCGAAGACATTCGGGATTTATACGGAACGGATCTAAGCGGAGCGAGAGTCATCGTTGCGGATCTAAAAAAGATTACAGGGCTTGATGGACAGAACTGGATATCGAATGACCTTGTCCCTGCGACATTTCAAGGAAGAGATGTTTCCGGAAAATCTACATACAGCGTATTTTCCATGGAAGGATTACGGAGAAAATATGCTTCTCTGATTGATCCTGAAACAGGAGATCTTGTTTTCGACAAAGGCGGAATCGATGGAGGTGAACTCCGAATCCCGAAAGGCGGAAGCGTCATCCTCGAAGACTGGTCCAACATCAAAGCAAACAACCAATACGCCGGGCTGTCTCAAGACGAAGTAAACCAGAAAAGAACTGAAATTGTCCGCAGAGACGGGATCTTTGCAAAGACAACAGCAGACGATGCCGCTACAAGCGCAAGATACATTTCATCTCAGGCGGCCGCAAGCCTTTCGCTTGACGACAAAGCGAGAGAATATTTCAGAAATGTCTATCTCGAACGTCTTGCCATGCTTCGAAATGAAGACCAGGTTAAAGAGCTTCTGTTCAGCGGACAGGATGGATTATCGAAAGCTGTCATGTCTGGCGAAGTGTCTATGGATGATCCGGATGTTCAGGCGCGAATTTTATCTTACCGCCGTGCGTTGACACATAATGTCGGAGAGGGAAACTTGCTTTTGCCTGCGCACATCGGCAAATATGCAATGCTGCAGGCGTGGCTTCCGGATGTGTTTAATCAGCTTGTCGATGAAAAGAAACTGACCGAAGATATGAAAGCTATGGGGCTGGAAGACGAAGCCATAGAGAATTTTGATTATAAGCACAAAATAGCTTATTTTGCGAGCAAGGCTGACGAGCTGATGTCTTTCAGAAACCCTGATACGCTAAGCGGAAACCAAGCAGTTATTAACAGAGGAGCTGAAGATTTTTTTCAGACGCTTGCAGATGATTTAGGTCTTGACAAGCAAGCCTTATACGCAGATCCAAGATCAGCCATTTTAAGAAAGTGGCAAACAGCTGACGAAGACGGAGATACTGTCTTCATGAGCGCTCTTCGAGGAAACGGTGTTTTCGGAGAGATTATGGCAAGGGTTCTTGCGAAAACAGCTGAAGATTACAAGAATCTTATTGAAATGTCCGGGAGAACCCAGGAAGAACAAGAAGCCTACGCTCAAAGTCGGGTTCGCAGCACGGAAATTGACGGGAAAGAATGGAATCTTAACGATCCTCTTGATATGGCAACCTGGTTTTCTCTTCGTCAACAGCCCGGGGCTAAAATGGGCGCTGCTCATGCGGTTACCGTTGGAGCAAAGCAATTTCCTTTAAAAGGCACTTTTGCCAGAGCGCAGCTGGAAGCAGAATCACATTACGATAAAGTATCAAACGGAATCTATAAAAATTTCGAAGACTGGGATCAAACGCCAGACGAATGGGAAGTTTTAAAGGGCGGTGCTCCGTTTTTTCGGCTGAATGAATGGCGGAACAAGGCGACACACTTAGCAGAGCTTCATGGTGCAGGGCAAGATGAAACAAAGGAAAAGCATTTTGATCAGGAATCGTTTAACAAAAAGAAAGTTGACTCAGTAAATTTTGCTTCAATCCATGATCCGCATGCTCTCGTTGCAGATTTTTCTCAATTTATAGCCGGGCAGGAAGATCCAGAATCTCTGCTGTCAAGCGTTCAGGGTGGAAATTGGGATGAAATCTTTTCAAATCTTCCTGAAGTATCTAAAAATAAAGAGGTCGCAGCGCTTCAAACAAGGCTTCGTGCTCTTCGGCAAGATAAACTTAACGGAAAGTTTTTAGCCTTTGACGACAGCGTGGTCCGCGAGTTAGGAGCTCTCTCAGCCAACGCATTGCACGCAATAACCGATGAAGTAAACAAGGATCCTCAATTTGACAGCGATGCAAAACGTACGGCAGAGATTGTGAGACGCTGGCGAGCAGCCGGAGGCGAAGTCCCAGCACATTTAAAAGAATGGGGTTTAACTCGTTCAAACATTGAAAAGAACCCTGAACTGAAAGCTGAAGTTCAAAAAGCGATTAACGCCTACGGAGAAGATCGCGTTTACGCAAGAAGCGATGCGGATGTTGGATATGTTTATTATACCCCTGAAGAGATTCAGGCTGACAGGGTTCGCAGAGCACACGACGCAGTCGAAAAGAAAAAGGCGGCTCTCGAACAGGCCAAGCTTGAAAAAGCAAAAGCTGATCAAGCAATAATCAGCGAAAAGAAGGCAGAAGCAGTAAACACAGAAACAGTTCGTGTCGAGGACGAAACACAAGCAGAAGCCAAGGAGTTAACCGCAAAAACACCGGAGACGAAACCTCAAGCCGTGTTAAACGAAAATGCCAATCCTCCTTTGGTTAATCCTCCTTCCACGCCAATTACCAATCCTCCTTCTCCGGCTTCCAGTAAACCTGATTCTGGAGATCACTGGCTCTTAGATAATTTAAGGGCAAGAATAGCAACTGCCAGAGAAATGGCCAAAAAATATCCGGACGACGATAAATGGATAAAACAACTTGCAGAAGATGAGCGAATGTTAAAGGAAGCAGAGGAGTCCGGTGACAGAGTAAAGTGGGCCGAAGATCATATTCAAAATGCTACGGATAGATACAGACAGGAAAAGAAAGCTGATGAAGAATCCGAACTTCAGGCTCGCACAAAAAGAAACGGGGACATTGGACCAGTTAAAACGGAAAACGAAGAACATTCGAAAGCTAAACGGAATCAAACTAAAGCATCTAAACCTCAAACAGCTGAACCTGAAGAAAATGATGAAAATATTAGAAGATTGGAAGCCGAGCTTGCTCAAGCGCAGGCTGAAGAAGAAAGGGAAATAAAAGCACAAAAAAATATTGAGGCGTATATGGCTGATCAGGCGGAGTATAATAGAATATATGCTTCTGCTCAGGATCTTTCGAATCAGTTCCGGATTAATAAAAGTGCAAAGAGAAACAAAATTGAAGGAAGAAGTCTTGCGGAAGGTTATTTTAACAGGAGTTACTACGGTGAATTTCGGCCACTGGATAGAGAAATAGCAGATTATATTAAAAATCATCCAGAAATGGATCCTAGCCAAACGGTTGCGCTGAATCAATTAATCGCCCAAGCCAGGGGTGATATGTTTGAAGATTTTGCCAACAAAGGAACTCTTTTTGCCAAAGAATATGCCGACGATGTCGAAACAGAACTTAAAGGCATAACAAATCCCGCGTCTAAACAGAAAAAAGTATTAGACAACTACACGAAGACGGCTGAGGAAGCTCAAAAGTTTATTGAGCAAATCGATAAAGTATTAAGCGATCCGAAGATAAAAAAAGATGATTCCAGTAGAAAAGCTTTAGAAAAGGCAAAAGAAAATATCAGTGCGTCGATTCAGCAAGGGAGTGCATTTCAGAGAGAGCTTGCGGAGCAATACAAAAAAGAAAATAACGAAAACGCTCTTTTAAGAACCGAAGATCTGAAGGCGAAATACAATAAGAATTATAAAAAGAGCGGAAATTATCAGGCGATTCTTCGGAACAGAGAGATTGACGCGCTTCAAAAAGATTTAGATCAGCAGCAAAGAGAAGGATTGATCGGAGAAGACTCTTACAGCAAAGCATCTGAAGATCTTTCAAAGATGCGAGCGGATGCTGTTGGCTGGAAAATCGATATGACGGAAGGCCTCCAGAGCGTTGGTAAACTTGCATCGGAAACCGCTTCGAAAATGGTTCGGCAGTTTGGCCGGCAAATGTGGCAATCTGCGATAAACGAAACCAAGAAGTTTGTTCAGGAATACGACAAGAGCATGACCACTATTCAGATGATCACACTTAAGTCGGACGACGAGATAAAGAGTCTTGGAACCGGATTGATCGGAAAAGCCAAGACGATGAAAATGACTGTTGGAGATGTTACGTCCACGGCAGAAAGTCTGTATCGTCAAGGGCTCACAGATTCTGAGGTAAACAGTCGGCTGGATACGATTCTTAAATTTTCTGCTGTGTCAGGGACTAAAGCGGAAGACGCCACAAAACTGATTACAACCGCAATGAACACGGGTCTGGTCAGCGGCGCACAAGAAGCAGCAGATATTGTAACTGCCTTGGGAGACAGTGCCGCTACTAACGCCGCCCAAATAGAGAAAGGCATTGAAAAAGCCGGTGCAGCCGCGGCTGTCGATGGAACGAGTTTTGCTGAGCTTGCGGCGATGCTTACGGCCATTACCGCAACCACACAGCTGACAGGCAATGTTGCTGGAACAACGATGAACTCTATTTTCGGAAGGATGAATAAAATCGGAACGAATGAGCTCATCGAGGACGAAAATGGTAATAAGATCAGCGCTTCTGCTATTGCTACGCTTTTGAGAGAACAGGGGATTCAAACCCATATTAACGGAGAAAAACGATCTTCCTTCGACATCCTGAAGGAGCTTTCGACCAAATGGCAAAGTTTGTCCGACGCAGAACAGCAACGACTTTCTACGGCCATTGCCGGAACAAGGCAATACTCCAACTTCTCAGCTATTATGCTTGGTATGGCAGAAGGAAATATCGATCAATATCTTGATACTGCCGGAGAATCTGAAGGAATCGTTGACAAGAAATATGAAGTTTACACAAGAAGCCTCGAAGCCGCATTAAACGATCTGAAAACAACCTGGGACAGCCTTGTTGCAGGAATACAAGAAAACGATATTGCAACCGGACTTGTCGACGGACTGACTTCCTTATTGAGTGGTTTTAGCAATATTCAGTCTCAAGCAGGAAGTGTTGTTTCAGCTCTAATTTTAATCGCCGGTGCGATTTCTGCGATTGGTGTTGCCTCAGCCGCTGCAAAGCTGCCCGGATTTATTCCTAAACTTTTAGGAATTGCAGCAGGCGCAGCCGTCGTTGGCGGCGCAAGCTTGCTTGCGAACCAATTTAAAGACATTGGAACTCAAAAAAATAAAAACGATAGTCCAGAAGCACTTATAGAAAAAAATGAAACCTTCAAAGCGAACGCTGCGGATCAAAGCAAATATTATCAAAACTTAATTGATGAGACAAACATCTTGGCAAAAAAGATAAAAGAGGGCACAGCAACAGGACGAGAAAGCAGCGATTTTGCATCAAATGTTAATTTGCTTGGGGCGTCGTTTGAAAGTGTTGGTGCTTCTATTAACAGTGCAACAAGCGCTCTTGAAGGATGGGAATCTGCTTCAAGCCTTGCCCAGAACGCTGCAGATGAAATAGCTGAAGCCAATAAAAAGATTATTCGCTCGAACGAAGAAGTTATCAGACAGAATATCAGAGAGAAGGCTCAGAAAGATTTTAAAGAAGCTTCAGTTAACAACGGATTCTCGAAAACCGGATTGGATCTACTTCAAACTCTTGAGACATACAGGCAAGGAAATGTTGATCGTTTCGAAGTCGATGCTCGTTTGAGACAAATGGGCCTGGGTCTTGGGGAAGGCGTGTCCGACGCAAACGCACTAGCGTTCTACGACGTTTACAGTTTTACACAAGGAAACTCCGATAATCCGTTCAAAGGAAGAGAATTAACGACAAAAGCTCTTCTTAGCCTTGCTGGCACAATTTTTACAAACAGAGGCGCAAGCGCAATCAGCAAAGCTCTCGGAGAAGGAGGAGCGACTGAGCTGGGGACGCTGTTTGAAGATTCTGATTCTTTTGTGGCAGCATTTCAAAACGGATTTAAAGACACCGAGCTCTCCTTTGCGACATATCAAAATCTTATTTCGCTAATTGGATCTATTATATCTGGCAACGCACCAGATGGTATTAAGTCTCTCATAGAGTTGTCGCAAGAAAATCCGGAAGAAAGAAAAATCATAGAGCGGGCAATCGATGATCAACTGGCAAATACTGATCAATATGCAAGCCTTGGATCCGAGGCAAAAGAGATTATTAGGAAAAAAGCAAAATCTTACGCGTCTGGCCTGTCTCTTGATGATGCCTATAATTTTGCGATTGGTGACAGGAAAGACCTTGAGGCATTTATCTTAAGTGAATCGAAAGAAGCTGCGAACAATCCGAATTACGTAGAAGAAGCCAAAAAAACTGGAACATATGTTCCTGTTTCCATTTCGGAATCTGTTGCAGCAGCATATTCTGCACTTACGGGAAAGAACAGAAAATACGATACAGAATACCAGGCGCTGCTTTCTGATGTTGTTGCCGCCAGCGCCTCAGAGAACCCGATTGAGGCTTTAAAATCTTTAGAATCAAGCCGGCATAGTGCGATCGTCGGAAGTGAAGACGCCGAACTGTTAAAGATCTGGAATGATGTAAACGAAAATAATGGCCAAGGCGTTTACAGCGTTGGAGATCTCAGAACTTACCTTGAAAACAAGGTATTTAGCTCTACTCCTGCGGCGAGAAAGCAAGGCAATCTGAATACCGCTTACAATCTTTCTCAGGCGAACGACTTGCTTCAGCGGCTCGCATCCAACGACAGAAGTCACGAAGCCCTGACACAGCTTGCTTCTATGACTGGTCTGGACATCGAACAAGTTCTCGCGAATCAGGAAAACGCTATTTCTCTTGCACAAGATTTACAGAATCAAAATGTTGAATCTTATCTGTCCAAAATAAGATCTGATGTAGACAAGGAATTCGGAGAAGAACTGAAAGATCCAAATAAACGCAACAAAGATCTTCAAGACAGAATTAACAAATCGCTTCAAGGAACAGGAGTAAGTCTTAAATCTTTTGACGAAAACGGAAATCCTGTTTACGAACATGATTTTACTTCTGTTAATCGTCGCGCAGGAGTTATGGATTATTCGACTCAGTACACCAACGCAGAGCTGATGGGTTATGCTAAACAGCTGGCTGAAAATGGTGGCACCTGGAACGAAATGTTTGCTACAGGCGGAACTTATCATGACTGGTCTAACGAACAGATCAACGCAGTCGCATCCTACTCCCCTGCCCTTGCCAGATATTTAAAGATGAGCGCCGATCAGAGAGCGTCCGCAGAAGGTCAGGCACTGAAACAGCAATACGAAATTCAGTTTAAAACAGAGGGCCTTGGAACCCTTGAACAAGCTGGGAACATTCTTCAGGGAACGGCCAGCCTTGTTGAGCGATTAAATCAGAACGGCACGATCAAGCTTAAAGCAGAATATGAAATAGCAAGTAATGCAACTGAGCGGCTGCAAAGAACTGCCATGCTAAACAACGGATCTTTAGCTGAACAGACTCAAGCCGTTTCTGAAATTACTGGCAGATCTGCAAGCGAGATTCAAACCAACTTTACGGCCTACAAGCAAGAAGCGCAGGAATACATTGCAGCTGAACGCGCCGCAACAAAGTCTTCTTATCAGAATCTTTACGAAAAAGCAGATTCTGAAGACGTACAAGAATACATTAAAAATCAAGCCGCGCGGGAAGGATTCATTTTAGAAGACGATGAAACCGAAGGAGCGAACGGCAAAAAAGTCTTCGTTGATCGCGGAGCTTCCAATGACTACAACTATCATGAAAATGCATTTCTCGGATCTTCCAGAAGCTATACAGACCTGGAACTTGCAAACGCAAGAAACGATATAATTCATGGTAAATTATCGACCAAGGCTGGAGACTATGAACTATATCGTGCGGCTTCTGCTTCTGGCGGCCGATATTTCCAGGAATACAACCGGATGCTTGCAGAGAATTCTATCAGTCCGAGGACGTATTCCAGGAAGGAAATGCGAGAAGCTAAGCGCCGGATGGTGCAGGAAGAGGAGCTTGCCCGGAGGGACGCGGAAGAATCCCAAGCTCTTGAAGACGCAAAGCTCGCGTCTGGGACGCTTTTCGGAGCTCAGAATTATGCAAGAGTTCGCTATGAACAAAACAACAAAACCGGATTGGCTGCGGATGCTGTATACCAAGCGCTCAACAGTGTCGATACGACAGAAGCCACCTGGATTGAATCTTTAAAAAATGTTTTATCCAATGAAAATAACAAGCAAAATATAATCGATTTAATAAACTCTTCTGACGCGGCTGCAAAAGCGATAGAAGATGCCGGGATCGCGTTTAATGAAGATGGCTCAATCAACCTTGACAGACTAACTTCTTCTGCGAACGGTGGCGCTTCTACTTTAGCTGCGCTCATGCAGAATGTTGCAGGCTTAAGCACTGGATACAGCGATCTGCAAGAAGTATTAACAGCTCAAGAAACAGGGAAACGTGCTCAGCAAGCTTTTAATAATCTTCAAAAAGGATACTTCATTTCTCAAGGAATGGCAGAGCAAGTCTATGATCAGGAAAGAAGGTCCGCAGAAGAAGAAATAAGAAACGAGCTTGCTCGTTCTGATCAATATAAAGACAGCAGCGAAGAAGAAATCAATCGGCTTGTTGACGATCAACTTAAAAACAAAGGTCTTGCAAGTCTCAATGATTATCTGGAAAAAGAGCAAAAGGGAATTCTGGAAGATCAGGATTATGATTACCTGAAGACCGTGCTTGGAGAAGGATTGTCTCAAAAAGCATTGTCTAAAAGTCTCAACGAAGAAGAAACATCTTTAGCCAACACGCTTCTTGAAAATGCGGCTTACGGCTACAATGGATTGTCTGCCTCGCAAAGACTCGAAGGCATTAAAGAAATCGGGGGCAGGATCGCAAATAATACCCTTACCGGCTACAGCTCTTATGCGGCAGATCAATATATGTCCGGCTGGTCTGGATGGCCGAGATTTTCTCAACTTCAGCAACAGCTTGAAGAGAATGGAAAACTTGAAGGTGCGGATTTACAAGAGTATCAAGCCTTAAGTGCAGAATTTGAAAATCTTCAGAAAAACGCCGAGATTGAGATTAAGATTCAAGGTCTTGCAGAGCTCGAGGAAGCCGGGAAAATAATTCAAGGTACAGCTGACACGGTCAAGCAGCTTCAAAAAGGCGGAAGTTTTGAAATTCAAGCAAGGGTTAAGCTTGTTTCAGACCTTTATTCTGAAGCTCAGCTCGACGCCATGTTAAACAGTGGAAACGCCAATCTTGTTAATCAAGCTGCTCAACAAATAACAGGCGTATCCGGAACACAATACAATGAAAACAGAGATTATTGGATCCAGCAAGCTCAGGCTATGCGGTCTACGAGAAGGACTCAAACAGCTGAAAGCTTGATGAAAGATTACAATGCTGCTCAGGATAAAGAAGCTTTCCTTGCTTCGCTTGAAGGAGCCGGATGGAGTCTGCAAGGGTCTGTTTTCGATAAAGTTGCAACAGCAAATTATCAAGAATCTGGTATTGTTCCGGAAGGATTTACAAGAAGAGGAAACAGATTATATCGTGATCCTGCGTTTGTTTACAATCAGGAAGATTACAAGTTTGACAATCCCTATGTTAACGCTGAAAAGAACTATACAGACGCTGAGCTCTTGCGGATGCGGAGACAAATTCAGAACGGCACGTTAACTGAAGGTATGACCGGATACGAAACAGCTTTCCGCAGCGGTGGGACAGAATGGGCTGAGTACCAGAGACTGCTTGCAAATCTTCCAAAGGAAGAGGAACGTACAGAAAAACAAAGAAAATCTCTCGAGGCTCAAAGGCAGAGAATGCTGCGCGAAGAGAGTCTTTCTGAAAGAGACATCCTGGAAACGGAAGAACTTGAAAACGCCCGGCTCCAATCTGGTTCTCTTGGTGGAATGTTCAGTTATGCTCAGCTTCAGTATCAACAGAACAATAGAGCAGGCATGGCGGCCAATGCGCTTTATGAAACCCTGTCCGGAGCTAAAGTTGAGAGCGTAGATGATTTACTTGGAATCCTTGGAGACGAAAAGAATGCTCAAAACTGGAAGGATCTTATTGAGTCTTCTCCAGAGTTAACAAAGAAGTTTAACGATCTCGGGATCACAATGGATAAAAATGGTCAATGGGACGTTTCCGGGCTTCAGGGAAGCGCAGACGCTGCGGCTGGAGCATTGTCTGCTTTAGCTCAAATTGTGGCCTCTACTTCCGCGGAATACAACAAAAGACAAGAAGTATATTCTACCGGTGAAAAATATTCTATGGCCTCAAGATATCTTTCTGGAGATATCACAGATGAAGAAGCGCAATATGCCGCACTTGAAGAAGTCATTGGAAATAGCGCTGCCGCTCAGCAGATTCGAAATTATAACGAAGATTATACTGCAAGGTCAAACAGATGGCTTGCCGGGTATAACGAGGCTCTGGAATCCAGAGACCCAAATGCTGCTGAAAGATATTTAAGAGAAAATCCAAATCCCGCCAATGAAGAATATGATCCTTTAAGCGTGTTTAGCCCTGAAGAGCGAAGCGATGTAGAGATGATGATGACCAACGCCAAATATGGCGGGTCGTCTTTGACTGAAGTACAACAATATAATAAACTTCAGGATATTTATGCAGCCGCTCAGAACGGTGGACTCGCGCAATATATGAACGAAGATACACTTGGATTATATAATCAAGTCGGATCTTCTATTGAAGGATTTGGAGAGTGGGCTGCCGCAGTTCAAAGCATTCAAGAAGCTGGATTAAGTTTATCTGATTTTTCTGAAAGTTCAGAAGATTTTAAAACAGCCATTGAAAAATCTGGATCTTCAATGGGGCGCTTTGCTGAAATTAATAAGTCGATGAACGCGGAAATCAGAGCAAGAGGAATTGAGACCATGCGCAAATATGGGCAATCCTCTTCTGATGTTGCAAATTATCTCCGTGCGATGGCTAAAGGAGGCAAAGAAGCTTCTAATGCGCAGGCTCAGCTCAGACAAAAATTGTCTCAGTGGAACAACGCTGCGAATGCAATAAAAAAGGCCGAAGGGAAAAGCGGAAAACAGTTAGCAGATAAAGACGTCGCTGATCTTTCTGCTATCACAGGAGAGGATTCCAATCTGATCAAAGAGATGACAAAAGAACAGATTGAGAATCTAAGACAAAATGCTCAAGGAATTATCGACGAAGGTTTTGTGAATGAACTTGGTGGAATAATTACTGAGCAGTTAAACCAGCATTTTGCAAATAATCCTGTCGCATTTGATATGGCCGTCAAAGCAGACGTTAATGGAGACGGAGCGCTTGATTTAAGCGAAATTGCAACTATTGCTCAAGAACTGAGAGATCAAGGCCTGGCAGAGCTTGCTGCTTATGCGGGGTTAATCGGAACACTGCTTGTCAACGTTACAAAGAGTGGAAATTCCGCAACGGCAATCGCAGAAGTTGTCGAAGGTTCTGTTAACGGATCCGGCAAGCGAACTGGCGGTGGCGGCGGAGGAGGCGGTGGCGGTAAGTCCGCAGTCGATCAACTCCTTGAACGCCAAAAACACGAGATAGCTCAACAGCAACATGAAATCAAGATGTCTCAGATTCAGGAAGCTCATTATGAGCGACTGAACGATTATGATAACTATCTCAGCTCCCTTGACGAAGAAATTGAAAAGCAAACAGAACTATACAATATATACCAACGGCATCTCAAAGAACTAATCGAGATGCAAAATGGTCTGGAAAAATATTCCGATGACTGGTGGAAATTACAGGAGCAAATCAACAGTTCCACAGAAGCCGCAGAGGAATATCTTGATACTGTTGCAGAAATTAACGCTAAAAAGATTACTGCCACTCAAACCAAGCAGGAAAACGAAGATAAACCCGGCTCTCACAGGACAACCATGTTTGAAAAACGTGCCCAGTACTATATGGATAGAGGGCAGTTTGAAAACTATGCGGTGCTCGTCGAGAAGGAAGTTGCCCAGATGCGGGCGGACATTGCCTTAAACGATAAGCAGATCACAGAATGGGAAGGAATGCTTACTCAGTATGAGGAGAATTCCAAGGAATGGATCGAAGTCAGAGATAAGATCTGGGCAACAAAAGAAGAGAACGCTGACCTGGAGAACCAGGCGTTCGAAAGAATTTCTGAACTTCAACAGCAAAGAATCTCTCAGATCCAAACTGATTATCAGAATGGCGTTGCACCGATCGAACATGAGCAGAATATGCTCGGCATCTGGGGAAGCATTTATCAAAACGCCGGCCGGTCTGTATATTACGACGAAGAAGGCAACCAGCACACCATGCAGGAAGCCTACAGGAATACCCTGGATCAGGACACCGCTTACAACGAACAGACTCTTACCAGGATCCGGTCAACGATCAAACTTCTTCAGGAACAAATGGCAACTCTCGATGAAGGGACTGAGGCCTGGTATGCAGCCCGGGACGCGATCTATCAATACGAAGAGCAGGAAGCTCAGCTTGTCGCAAAGAATCAGGAAAACGACATTGCGAAAGAAGAATCCTACGTTACCGAGCTGACGGATAAACGAGAAGCCCGCACCAAGGAGCTTGAGCATGAGCTCAACATGATCGAAACCATCCAGGAAAGATTTGAAAACAGCAACGATTACGAGAACTCTGAGAATATGATGGAGGAGCGGCGGGCCAAGCTCGAAGAAATGAGAGAACAGGCTGCCAGGAATCTGGAAGAAGCTCAGGCCCTGTTAAACAGCGGAAAGCTCGATCCAGGCGGAGACAGATATAAAACGGTCCGAGACGACGTTATGCAGCTGACCGAGGAATACGAGAAGCTGACAAACGAAGTTGAGAACGCCGACCGGAAGATTCAGGAAACCAAACTGGAGCATATCCTGGAGAAGTTCGAAAATCAGGACGGGCTGATCCAGCATCAGTTAAAGCTTGTTCAGTATGAACAGACCCGCTACCAGAACAGCGGAGAGTTAACCAACTACGGAACGATGCTGGAAATCGAGAACGACCTGCAGAGAGACCGGGCTGAACTGCTGAAAGAACAGATCGGGTTACTGGAGGAACAGCTCGAAGCGGCTGAACCTGGCTCCGACACATACCAGAAGATCACCAAAGAAATTTATAAGATGGAAGAGTCCCTGGCCTCTGTCAATAACACGATCGAGAAGAACAACGAAGCGATCCGAAAGAACCAGGAGAATATTGTCAAGACTCGGAAAGCTTTAATTGACATGATCGATCGCGAGATCAAAACAAGGGTTAAGGAACAGAGAGACCGGCTGAACGCTGAAGTCTCCATTCAGAATCAGATCCTCAACATCATCCGCAACAGATATAAACAGGAATGGGCTATCGTCAAAGCTGATATCGACAAGAAAAAGCAGGCCCTTCAGGAGGAGAAGGCGTTAATCAACGAAAGGCTGAACGCCAGGATCAACGCGGAGAAGGAAGAGGAAAGATACACCAAGCTTTCTGAGCTTCAGAGACAGCTTACCTTAATTTCGGCCGATCCTACCAGAACAAAGGACGCGATTGAACTTCAGCGGCAGATCGACGATCTCTTAAAAGAGATTGCCAACGAAACTGCTCAACAAGAGGCCAACGCGGCCGGAGAACAGCTGGACGATCAGATCAAAGCCTACGACGCGTATGCTCAATACACCGAGGAAGCTTTGAACGAAATGCTGAAGGACGCCAACAGCACAGAACTTTTCGAAGAATTGAACGCTGTTATGGGTGACGAAAGTATGTCCAGGGAAGAGCGGCTTGAAAATTACATGAACTGGATCAAAGAAAATGACGATAACTATAAGTTCGGCACCGAAGCCATGCGGCTACAGCTCGAACAGAACAACACGGACTCCTGGAACAAGATGCTTGGATTCGTGGATACTTACTGGGATCAGGTAGAGGATATCATCAGCGGCGGGGCTCAAAGCATTATTGATTACATGAAGGAAAGCTCCTCTTACATCTGGAATTCCGATGCTGGGCAGAGGCTGCTTGAACTGCAGTGGAACGATACCTATGATAAATACGTTAAATCTACGATTGACGACGCTGTATTCAACGATATTCACGAGCTTGCGGAATATGCTTCTCAGCTTCAGGACTATACCTATAAAGTAGAGCTGACGCCGGAATCCATTTACAGGCTTGGGATTTACGACAGCGAGTTAAAGTATCAATACGAGAGAGATAAGAGTGTAAGTGATGAAGCTAAGAATTACGATCCGAACGATATGTACAAAGATGTCGGGAAGAAAGTTGTTCCTGTCGCAAATACGGGATATACAGCTGAGTATTCCAGCAATGTAAACTCAGGAGGAAACGGTGGTTCGAACGGAAAAGGAAAGACAAAATATAACTTTACTTTAACGGACGACGCTTCAGGTCAAGTGCATCATCTTACGTTAGAGGCATCTTCTCAGTTAGAAGCTCTGGAGAAGATGCAGAGTTATGTTTATGAAATGGCTCAAAAACGCAAAGACGCATCAAATCCAGGAACATCGTATACAGGACAACTCACAGACAAAAAATGGAATGGAATCAAAGATACAGAATATACGGCGTTTACCGATTATGAAGCTGCTCTTGCTTTTGAAAAGAATCTTGAGCGGCTTAAAAGAAGTGGTATGAGCGCCTATGCTTCCGGCGGTCTTGTTGATTACACCGGCCCGGCATGGGTTGACGGAACTCCTACCAGACCCGAAGCTTTCCTTGACGCAACCGACACAGAAAATATTCGTGCCATGCTGGATGCGCTTAACTATGTGCCAACGATGCCTATGCTCTCCCCTTCCGAGAAGTTCTTCGGGAACAGCTCTACCGTGGGAGACATCAACATCGTGATCAACCAGGCCGAGCTGAAGAGCGACGCGGATTATAACGAAGTCGCAAGGAGGGTCGGACAGGCCTTTACCAAGCAGCTTTCCAAGGATGGCTTCCAATTATCAGGATATAACTGGTAAGCTTTTCGGATTGTTATGGTTTCTTTTCGTATTGTTTAAAATGTAGTTATTCTCAAAACGACGTAAAGGGAGAGGGAACCTTTTCGGTTCCCTCTCCTCTTTATTCAGAACAAGAAGGGTGGTGAAACAATGGCTGGCGGATTTACATATCGCGGAATCGACATCGCAACTATCGGGCTGGAATACGCTCCCGAGCTGGAAGACACCTACGTTTACAAAACAGCAAAACCCAGAATCCACGAGGAAACCTTTGATGGGCACGACGGCGGGTACTACTACGGCACCTCCAGAGAGCCCAAAGAATTTGTTTTAAGATGCTTTTTTGAACAAAGAGACATCGACCGGGGCATTATGGCTCGAATCTATTCTCTCTTCCGGGAAGGCAGCACTGGGCGGCTCATCTTCGACCGAAGACCGTGGTGCTATTACTACGCGACCGTGACTGAACTGGACACAACCGGCCTGACCAACTACAACAGTGGCACCATCCGGATTGTTATGAAGGCCTACTATCCTTACGCCCGGGCTGACCAGATGACGGTCAAACCCCAGGACAAGGACTACTACAGGATACTTGAAAACACCGCATTCTTCGAAAACGAAGAAATGGTTCCTCCTGTCATGTTTTGCCAGGACGGGCCGATTACGGAAACGACCGAAATCCTTTTGTCCAACCCCGGCTCAGAATACGCACCAGTTGGAATTGAGATCGCCGGAAACGTGGGCAGAGGAGTGGTCATCACCAATGAAACCACAAACCAGGTCTGCAAGTTTGTCGCTATGTCCGAAGAGGAATTTGATGGAGAGATGAACTTTGTATATCTCGACGGGCTGAACGGCAAAACCATGGCGGTCAAGGATGACTTCAAGACAACAGCCTTCCTCTATCACGACGAAGGCTTTATTACTTTGGCTCCCGGATTCCCGGCCAACCGGAAAATCTTCGTCACAACCTACGACGGAGTTCCCAAAGTAACGGGAAAGATCTACGACCGGTTCAGCACAGACAGAAAGACCGCAGAAGACGTATACGTCGGACAGCACATCTGGCTTGGCGGCTGGCATGAAATTACAGGCGTTCCGGACGAACAAACCTTTGAACTGAAGACACATCCGGAATATTTCAACGGGAAAACCATGATTACCCGGCTCAACAAGATCAAAATCGAGCCGGTATCGGAAATGAAACTTGCACGGCTTAAATTTGTATATAAGCCAACATTCGCATAAAAGGAGGTGAGAGATATGCAGGGCAGAAACCGTAAGCTGCAAATTGACGTATGCGACTATACCAACAAGATTGTATGTCCCATCTATTCCAATCAAACGGATGTTTCCGGACAGGCGACGGAAGTCTTCATCAACTATGAACGGAACGGCTGGAAGGAACTGACCTTCAAGCTGCCAACCAGGATCTACACTGAGGAAGGCGAAGAGGAAAACTTCCGGCTGAGATACATTGTTGCTGACTACCGGATTCGTGTGGTTACGGATTATGAGACGGACTGGTTCCTAATTACCAAGGACAGCATACGTCACGAAGCGTTCAGCAAGAACGTGCAGGTTACTGCAGGGCATATCTCCCGGCTTCTGAAAAACAGATCCCTGGATCTGGAGTTTTCAGATGATGAAGGAAACAACGTTGGCACAGCCAAGGAACTGGTTGAAACAATCCTGGAAGGAACAGGGTGGAAGGTCGGCAAGGTCGCGGACTTCTACGAGGACGACGGAACGACGATCAAGATTCGTTCCCTGAATGCCCCGACCAAGACCGGGGCTTTCCGACTAATTGAGCAGGTTTGCGAACTGTTTGAGGCCAAGCCCGTCTATCGCGCAGAGGACGAAAACGGAGAGAAATCCGTGGACATCCTCCCGATGAATCCATTCTCCGAACTGGAGCCGGGAGAGATACCAGACGCGGTTTATCCCGGAGCTGAAGAGAATCAGAAATATCTCGTGGACTCCAAGGTTATCGAGCTGCATTACGACAGGTACATCAAAAACCTGGAAAGAACCACGGATACGGAGAACATCAGCACAAGATTGTACGGGTACGGTTCCTACGGCGACTATATTACAAAGTACTGCTCCATCCAAACCGCGGAACACAACGAATATATTTTCACTGTAGATCAGGACTATAACGATTTGACGGAGTTCAAGATCTCGGCCGACGTTACCCGTTATTTCCAGGCATCAGGCTTGAAATCGGGAAACAAGCTGATCTGGTCCGACATGGACATTAACTCCAGAAGATACGTCTGGAATGAAAACCAGCGCGTTGCTTACAAGATCTATACAGACCATATCTCAGCGGAACCAACCGTATTGGAAAGCGAAGCCGAGAAAGTTATGAACTACTTCCCTTTCCTTTCGGACTACACGTATTACGAAAAGGTCGGACTGCTGACGGATGAGATGTTCCAGGAGGTTGCCGCCTATCAGAGAGATATGGCGGATCATTATAAGAAGTCTATCGAAGCTCAGGCCGTTATCAACGAGACCAACACCGCTCTCTCCTATGTCGGACTCCCCTACTCCGGTTATTTAAAACTGGATGTGGAACCGATGGATCACGAGGACTCAGTCCTGACAATCAGATGGTCAGATGATTACTCGGACGGGGTAATCTATAGGTCAGACTACTACAACAAGGAAACCAAGTATTTCCAATGGCACGTTGCTCAAGCTTTAAAAGCTAATGGAGATCCTACCTCCGGGGCCGCGAGTATCCTCTATGTCTTAAAGAAGAACACCGATCCCATTCAATGGAAGGCGGTGTATTTAAGGGATATTGACGGCCGTGTTCATTCGGAAAACGGCAAGACGATCCACGACGGATACGACTATGCTTTAAGTGAGGGCGACCGGCCCAAGGTCATTCAGGTATGGGGCAATGTCCAGATTGAGGAAGGCGACGACGTTTATCTGTTCTGCCGGAACAGTTTGAGCGGAAAGCTTGGAGCCAAGATCTCAGAGGACGAAGCGATTCTCGAAAAGCTGGAGGACGTAGCGAAAAAGATTACAGAATCCAACCCTACGCTGTTTGTAGACCAGGATGAACCCTTACCTCAGGTTACCTTCGCGGGATACGGCTGGTGCTATCAATACAACAGCAAAAACCACAACGAGCCCGGGACAATGTACTTTGCCTGGGCTGAACGGGGCGACGTGGATGACAATGGCTACGTTGCGTGGAAGAACGTCTATTATTCGGAGACTGATCCAGAGCCGGAAAACGGAGCCTATTACTTCAACACGAAATACAGGACATTATGGCATGGTGAAGAAGGTGAATGGTATCACCTAGAGTCTGCGCCAGAGGAAACAAAAGTAGCGCAGATGTTCAGCACGATCTTCATGCTTTGCCGGCAGCGGGACAAGGTCTACAAGGGGCTGTATGAAAACTATTATTATACGCCCGATCAAATCGTTCCCGTAGGAAACTATGCCTTCAAGACCAACTTTGGGTACAACTGGCTATTTTCGACGGATCAGATCGTACAGAAAAGCACGGAGGAAGAGCCTGTTTCTTTTCGACTGAACACGGTCGACGGGTATGTCTATCAGGACAATAATATTGAGCATATTCGCACGGCAGCCTGCTATCCCTACGACGCTCTGATCTATCCGGAAGAAAATGATCTGGCGGGAGCGACCTTCCTTCAGGGCTCCATCTACGTTAACGAACCGAACAAGAACGGCACGGACATGACATCGGACAGGGCTTACAGGTCCAACAATATTCCGATCTGGCCAAACGAGACCTACGAATACAATCTTCCGGCTGACACCTGCTTTATTGTTTTATACGACGCAAACCGAAACTATCTTTCCTATATTCCCAATCTGATTTCCGAGGGAACATTTACGACCTCTGTTGAAGCGGAATACAGCGACATTGTCGATCCGGGAAAGTACATCAAATACAAAAAGGCCAAGTACATGCGGATCGTTGTACCGAGTTCTGCTGCTACAATCGACGAGCTGAAGAGCACCTATTATGTCCGGCTGAAGGGACACGACAAGTGCTTCTTCTTTGACGATCAGAAATACACAGTTCTCGAACCGGTTGAACCTTTGGAGACGGACGAGCCTACGGGCATCAACGTATTGCTTCGTAAGTTCAAGACGCTTACGGACAAGCTTTACTTCGAAGACATCCCGGCATTGGAGGACGCTCAGGAGACAATCAAAAAAGCTAACAACGATCAGGCGGATGTGCTCGGGGACATTCTGAGAGAAGGTTACTGGCAGGACGACAGTTATGTTCAGGGAGACGAAGCAAGGTTATACAACGACTGCCTGGATAACCTGAAGAGAGCTGCCCAACCGGAGATCCAATACTCCTTCGACTTCCTCGATCTTTACGGGTCAAATGTAGAGGACGAATACGGGTTGGAGGAGCTCAGCAATATCGAATGGCCTGACATTCAGATTACTGATGCAGCCCATCTTATCGACCCAGAAATTGGAGTCAATCAATGGGCTTATATCGACAAGCTGAACAAATGCTACGACCAGCCATGGAAAACCACCATCGAAGTCAACACCCAACTGACCTTAATGGGCCAGCATGAATTCAAGGACGTGATGGCAAGAATCGCGGAAGTGGCCAGCGAAACAAAAGCCAAGCAGCAGGTCTATTCCCGGGCGGCCAACATCTCAACGGAAGGAACCATCTCAGGAGAGAAGGTCGAAGGTGAAATCAACACCAATGACGTTCAGATTACCGGACAGGGATGGAAGACCGACGAAAAGGGCAACATGATCCTGGAGTCGGCAGACGGGCTGGCGGCGATCAAGTTCAATGGATCGGGGCTGTCCATCTCCACGAGAAAGAATACGGACGGAGACTGGATCTGGAAAGAACTTGGCACAGGGTTCGGCATCAGCGCAGATACCATCACCGCAGGGTTCATGAAGGGTGACCGGATCGAAGCACATACGATTACCGCAGATAAGCTGATGGCCAACGTTGGCAGCGAGCTGGATATCGGGTCCAATAAAGCCCTGAGTCTTTACGCAACATTAGACGGGCTGAAGCCAAGCGGCTCGATGAAAACCACAGATGGTATTATCGAAATCTATGCCGGAAGCGAAGATCCAAAGGAGCAATGGCAGAGATATAAGGAATATCTAACCGGCGCTACAGTTGTTTACGACGACGGAACGCTGGGCAACAAAGATCCGTACTGGGTATGTCTTGAAGAGCACACAAGCGGAGACAGCTTTGAGTATTCAAAGTGGAAACAGTACGATGGATATACCCCGGCTGTTATTGGCGTTCGTTCCGGCGGGCAAATTAATCTGATTGCAGACAGCGATTCAGAAAACCCGAAGGAAGCGCCAAGTATTAATATCGCAACAGGCGGCTCTATCAACATGGCGGCTGAATCCAATATCAATATGTTGTCAGGGTCAGATGTGAATATTGCTTCCGGCTCGAACATTAATATGATTGCTTTTGCGCAGGAGTATGAACCCTGGCTTGCAAACACGGTATATCATGTTGGAGACAAGCGCATCCACGGAAATCGGATTTATGCTTGTAAGACAGCGCACACGTCCTCGGATACTTTCTACGAATCCGCTAACGGTACGATTTACTGGGAGCTGGATCCGGAGTATGAAAGCTTCCAGAGCTCCATTAATTTCGCAGCCGGAAGTCAGATTAACCTGCTCAGCGGTGCGGACATCAACATGGTCTCGGGGGCCAACCTAAATATGGCGGGTTCCAATATCAACATGGAGGCCGGATCTGAATTTAATATTTCAGCAGGAACATTCCGTGTATCGTCGGCTTCCGAACTTTTCATTGACTCCCCTAACTTTAAAGTTTTTCCTGGTCAGGGCGGCGCAACAAGCACTGTTGAAATCACGACTGTAGGAGGAGCTGTTGGCGGCTGGTATATCGGACCGGACCACTTGGGAACAAGCGATAAGTTGGTTGACAGTAAGGTTGGGATGAGAAAATCCGAGGATGATAATACAGTTGTTTTCTGGGCAGGAGACAAAAACAAAAACGACTCAAAAACAGATGCGCTGTTTTACGTAACAGCCGGGGGAAAGCTTCATTCTAGCGATGTTGAAATCACAAACGGCTCTATTGTCATTGGAGAAACATCCAAGCCTGGCAACTACGTAACGACAATAACTCCAGAAGGTTTAACATCAACAAAGATTACTGTTCCAGCTAATGCTCTTATTCTGACAACCGGAACAGGACAACAGACAGTTAACACACCTGCACTGCAGATGCTGACGGACATCAGCGAATTAAAAGAAACAGTTTCCGGAATTACTTCCGGCTCAACCTCCATATCAAACTTTTCTACAGATGGCTTCACAATCTCGGGAGACTCGTTCGTTATGAACGCAAGTGGAACCATGTCTTTAACAGCGGGATCAAGTCTCATTATGATGGCAGACGCATCGAATCCGGCAGTCACAATAACCCAGAACGGTTTTACTCTGGCAGGCGGAGCTACGGGTTCCGGGAGCTTTACAGGATCTTTCAGCGGAACTATTGAGGCTGACGAACACAGCTCCTTAAACGGATGGACATTGGTTGGCGGATCGCTGTATCGAAGCGGGGTCTTCCTTGCGAATTATGCGAGCGACAGCCGCGCAGCATCCCCCAGAAACGAAAATGTGGCTGATCCAGACAAGATTTATTATGCGATGTGGATTGGGGCGGACTTCCCTGAAAATGCTCCGCTCAGCACGCTTAAAGGTGAAGCCCCGTTCAGCATAGACAGCAAAGGTAATGTTTACGCTAACGGATTCTATCGAAGAGTTTGGAATATAAACGATTCTACAGGATTGTATGAAGCAACAGACACGCCAGTTTTATTTAACGAGTAAGAGGTAAAACAAAATGATTAATATTGAACAGAGAGGCGCAGTCAGCGCCTATTTTGTTTTCGAAGATATCTACAAGCAAAAAATGAAACCAGCTATTGCGCTTCAGATCTTTCATTTAAGACAGCTGTTAAAAAAACAGTACGACTTTCAGATTGAAAGAGAGAAGCAAATCATTCAGGACTATCGAGGCGAAATGAAGCCCGACGGAAGTGTGTCCTTCCCGGATCAGGGCACAGTGGATCAGGTTCAGAATGAGCTGGACGAACTCGCGAAAAGCATCGTGTCAATCGCGGCCGAGCCTATCGACCTGATGAAGGAAGACATTTTAATTAGTCCTGAAAACATCGAAAAAATCAGACCCTTTATCATTTTGTAAGCACGAAAGGAAGTGATTTTCATGAGAAGGTGTTCATTTCATCCAGGAGACACAGTTGTGTTCGATCTTACGATCCCTTTCGCCAAAGAAGACTTAGAAGCGGTTGAGGTTTCCTTTCGGAACAACAACGCTGTTGTGTTCGAAGTGGAGATCACTTCCTTTCAGGCGAAAGGCGACAAAACAAGAATCGGATTCACGATGACTCAGGAAGAGTCTCTCCTGTTTAACGAAAACGATATTTACAGAATGCAGCTCAATGTTTACGGAGCTAACGGTTCCAGGTCTGCGTCTAAGGAATATGACGTATGCACGCTGTCTCAGCAGATTCCGGAGCCAAGAAGAAGTCAGGTTACAACTTCTTCGATGGATTACAATGCTCTTGCAAACAAGCCGCAGATCAACAGCGTTGAGCTGGCCGGAAACAGAGCTCTGCCTGAGACTGCTATCACTTCCCAGCAAATTGAAGATATTATTTCTTCAACATGAAAGGAGAGGTGACATATGGCATTAATTGAAAACTTCGATGTGGATTTTGAAGATTATATTATTTTCCACAGGGGTATTTCTGAAGTCAAGGTCATGGGTGACAACCATATGCATGTTATCTATCAGGATGGGTACGACCAGGACCTTGGGGATCCATACGGAGACGACGTAAGAAAATATTTCAGAGACGCGGAAGCCGCGAAAAATGCGGCTCTGGCTGCACAGCAGGGAGCAGAGCAGGCAAAGAATGATGCCAACGGGTGTGTAACTCAGATTACAACCAAACTGTCTGAAATTGGCGACTTCTGGGATAAAATCGCGGAAGCGCAGGAAAAATATGAAGGTATGAAGCAAGCGCTAAGCGACGCGAAAACCGCAGCGGATGAGGCAGTCGGACAAGTTCAAGCCCAGGCTAAGCGGGCAGAAGACGCAGCAGATGCAGCGGAAAACACCTCCAACAGCATTGTATACGAAGCGGAAGCCTGGGCTCAGGGCACAAGAGGCGGAGTGCCCGTTCCGGATGAAGATCCAATCAAAACTCAAAACGCCAAATATTATGCGAATACCGTAGAAATACGGGCTGAAGTCTGGGCTACAGGGCAAATGAACGGAGTTGATGTTCCGGATTCAGATGATCATTCTGCCCCGGATATTAACAACAATGCCAAATACTATAAGGTTAAAGCAGACGAGAACAGGGCAAGAGCTGCCTATTATGCAGTTGGAGGAATTCAATCCTATACAGGAATTCACCATACGCCAACAACTCCAGAACTTCATGTTATTTCTCAAGATAAAATTTCGTGGACAAACTCAGCAGGAAATCAAACAAACGTTGAAATGTCTGCAAAAAAGTTTGCCGAGTTAGCAAAGCAGGAAGCAACATATTCTGCAGAAAGCGCGACAAATGCAAATAATATATTAGCTGAAGTAAACAACGTTGCCCAAGAATATGTTAAACCGTTAGACCAGCTTGACGGGATTACGAAAGACGAAGAAACAGGAAATTATAGTATTGACCCCATTCCGAATGAGTATATTGATATGTATTTTGCGCTGCTCAATCCTTCTCTTGTATCAGGCACAGAATACTATATGCTGACAAAGAACATCGCAGATTTCTCAGGCGAATATGAAATCTATTATAACGATGTGATTCCTAAATATCAGGAAGCCTACGACGAAATGGCAGGGCAAGCATCAAGCGGAAGTCTGACGCCGGAAGAGCAAAGAGCATTGGAAGAAGAGATTGAAAATCTCCAAGAATGGTTCTCTTCTCATGCTCCGATTAGAATTGTGGATCAGCCGCAAGATCAAGCTGTCGCGCTGTATGAAAGCGCAAGATTTTTTGTTACAGCAGAGAATGTACTTTCTTATACCTGGCAGGAATCTATGGATGGCACTTCTTGGTATTCAAATGATTTTCAAGGCAATGAGTGTGTAAAGAAAGCGACTGAAGAAAACTATGGTTTAATGCTTAAATGCGTCTTAACAGGATATGGCGGGCAAACATTGGAAACAGACATTGCAACTCTTTTAGAACCTGAAGAGCAGGAGGCTGAGACAAATGAGTAATTATTTAGATGAGCAAGGCCTTGCTCTTTTATGGAACAAGATCGTTGCAAGATTCAATTCTTATGTTCCAAATATTCCGAGTCTTAACGCGGACGAAATCGACACTGTTTTCGATCAGTCTGTTTATCCAGCCGCAGACAACAACCAAGAAAACGATACTTCAGAAAACGATGAACCTTAAGAAAGGAGGCGCAGATTATGGGCTTTTTAAATGAATCCGGATTGGGACATCTTATTTATAAATTTAAAACTGTGCTTCTTGGACAGCCAAACGGAGTTGCGCCTCTGGATTCCAGCAGAAAAGTTCCTGTTCAAAATTTACCGTATATGACAGGGACAAACGGAAGTTCTCTCGGCTTATCCGGCATCGTTCCAACTCCAAACCCCGGAGATGAGGTTAAGTTTCTGCGAGGAGATGGAACGTGGGCCGGAATGCCGGTTGTCTATACTGCCTCAGACGTTAGCGATCCCGGGACCTATCCCAACGGAACAATCTGGTTGAAGCAGAAGGCTTCGAGTTGAGGGGTGGGATAATATGGCAACTGAAATTATCGCAGGACTTGGAGATGCGGCAGCTGGGTATATTAGCCAAGGAGTTCATAACATTTGGAACTGGGCAGGCGCATCAGGCACAGTAACGCTCGCTTCAAATCAATATCCAACAAAAATACAAATTTTTCATAATAATTCAGCTGTTGGTGGAAGTTTATATGATGCTGAGAGCCCCGGCAAAGTGTGGAATAACGCTTCCGGCACGGAAACGACTCGAGTTGCAAATTTATTTTTAACGAGCAGTGGAAACGCCAGTGAATCTTATCGAATTGGACAATGGTACACACAAGTTCACGATTATCCAGTGTCAACCAGTTCAGGAGCCACTCAAGTAAAAATAAATCGTCAATTTGATTATAATGGCGCTGAAGCAACAATCAGTAACGGAAAAGCTCTCGCAGGAAAAACACTTGCTATATATTTTACAGGCTCTCTCGATGTTATTTTTCAATATTCGGCAAAAATCAAAATCACGTTAGGGACGTTGTATTCTGTTACGCCAAGTCAAACAACAGGCGGAACTATTAAGGTTAACAATGGCACAAGTGCTGTTTATATGACTGCTGGAGAGCAAGTTACGTTAAGCGCCACCCCAGCTTCAGGATATGAATTTGTCCGTTGGAACGTCAGCCCTTCTGCAACCATTTCTGGCAACACATTAACTGTTCCAAGCAGCAACGTTACTGTTTCCGCTACGTTTCAACTAATTCACACACTTAAATGGGCAACTCCAAATTCGTTAACCGTAGCGCAAAATGATTATAAATTGACCGCAAAGTTAACCGGTCATGCTACAGACACACGAAGCCACACAATAACTTATAAGCTTTATGGATACAACGGTGCAGGACAAAGAATTTTTAACGAAACATTTGGTGCTGAGTCCAATAACGTCAGAACAGTTCAAATTCCAATAACTGACGCAAACATCGGCGTGCAATATACTTTTAAGGCTTATGCGGTTTGCAGCGCAGACAGTGCCGAAGGGCCTCCATATACTATTACACCAAAAAATGTCCATAAAACAGTTCAATATCGTGTGAACGGCCAATGGGTTGAGTGTATTCCCTATTACAGAATCAACGACAGATGGCAAGAAGTAGAACCATACTATCGAAACGAAGGGATATGGATTCCCTGTTCCAAAACTTAAACGAAAGGAGGAGTGCCAACTATGCCCATTACAGACGACAAAGGTCAGAAAAAGTTTCTTGACTCAGACGGGCTAAGTTCAATTTTAATCAAGCTTAAAACCTATATCCAGGATTCCATCCAGACTGAGTCGGATGAGACACAGGTCAAGCTTAACAGCAAACTCAACAAACCAAACGAGGCTGGATACGAAGGCCAGGTTTTGAAAGTCGGGCAGGATGGAAATCCTACCTGGGCGACACAGCAGTCACCTTCCGACAGTCAAGTCAGGGTGGCTGTTTATTCTTATCTGGAAAGCCATCCAACTATTCCGGCAGAAGTCGAAGACGGCTCTGTTACACAAGCCAAGCTAAGCACCGATCTTCAGCAAAAAATCGGAAACATCGCTACGCTCAGCACAAACGTCACAAATCTTCAAACAAAAGCAGATGAGCTTGACGATGACTTAACGGCGGCCGAAGAAAGCATTACTACGCTTCAGAGCAAGGTTTCAACACTTGAAACCGGAGCTCAGACATTTACTTCTGATATCAGCGACATTCAGGACGATATTGCCGGTATTCAGGAAATCATTCCGAACTACAGCACAACCGCCCAGATGACAGCCGCAATCGAAAACTATCTCGAGAGCGACATTGCGGACAGGTTTGATTCCGAAAAGGTCTACCTTGAAGGAGATTACGCTGTTCACGACGGCAAGCTTGTTGTCGCAAAAGAGACTTTGTCTCCCGGAGAATGGAACGCGGAAAACTGGGAAGAGATCAAGATCGTCGATCTGATCGAGCTTCTCTCGACGGACATTCAGAACATCTCGACCGCGGCTCAGAACCATGTAAGCATTCTGCCGGAACAAGGTTTGACTTCTGAAGAAAAGACCGCAGCCCGGGCGAATATTGACGCTGCAAGCACGACGGATGTGACAGCAGTACAAGGATCTGTCCAGGATTTACAGCAGGATTTAGAGGCGTTTGAGGACGAGGTCTCTGGTCTTATTGAACAAGGCGTTGGCCAGAGCATCCGGTACGATCAAGCTCAGACGTTGACGGACGAACAGAAGACTCAGGCCAGGGCTAATGCCGGCGCGGCCAGCTCGGCTGAAGTCGCAAACGTCCGGTCTGCAGTCGGAGACATTCAAACCCAAATTTCCCAGATGGGAGACCGGGTTACCGAAGTTGAAGCTGTTGAAGGCGGCATCCAGGTCACCTATGGAAACGGAGACACATCCAACATCCCGATCGAAGCGGGATCAGAACTGAACTCTGTCAGCTACGACGAAAACTACTATCTGCATTTCTACGACAAAAATGGAGATGAGTTGTATGACGGACCGTTCTTTATTCAGGGTGGAGGCGGCGGAGGCGGCACCTCCGGCGGCATGGCAACCATTACCAGAATCACAGGAACTCCGCTGGACTGTGTGTACCAGATGCCCGCCTTGATTCGCTTTACTTTCACTGCGACAGACAGCAGCGGAGACGCGGCTGGAAACGGCGTAGGAACCTGGTCTATCGGCGGCGTAACTGTCGCCAGGAACATTCCGATCGTACAAGGCGAGAACAGCTTTGATATTAGTCCCTATCTGAACGCAGGCGAAAACAATGTGCGGCTGAGCGTCAGTGTGGACACAGGCGGAGACACCGAAACAATCGCAAGAAAAACGTGGACAGTCAACGCTGTCAACATGCGGTTTAACTGGACTTACAACGACAGCCAAATCAACGAGACCGACTTCCTTGACAGCTGGACGGTGTACGGCGATATCGCCAAAACGACCCATACCTCCATCGACGGAGAAGAAATCGACACGATTACCACTTCCCGATCCAACGTGACCCAGAGCATCCGGATTCCCATGCTGACGCACGGGGCGCATCAGGTTGAAAGATGGATTACCGCGACAATCGGAGAAGACGCTCAGAGCACGGAACACCAGTATCACGAGATGATCTTTGTGGAAGATGGAGACATGACGCCGATCATTGCCATCTCCATGAAGAACATCAGCATGAATCAATACGATACGATCCGGATCCCGGTTGTGGTGTACAACCCGGCTTCCCTGCTGGCTGACGCTACGCTTTCCGTGGACGGACAGCCGGCCGGTGAATGGAGCAAGATCGACCGCTCCTTAAGATACTGGAACTACACACCATCCACTGCAGGCGATCATACACTGACGATCACCTGTGGAGAAGTATCCAGAAGCATTTCTGTTGAGGTGGAGTCCATTAATCTGGACGTTGAGGAAGTTGCCGGATATTCCTTCCGGTTTAAGTCTTCTGAGTTCGCCACCAATGAAGCAGTTCGGAACTGGACTTCCAACGGAATCAACGCCACCTTCTCCGACAACTTCAACTGGATTAACGGCGGCCTGCAAACAGAAACAGACGCAAATGGAAACCTCCAGCAGTATCTGTGCATCAAGGCCGGGGACAGTATGACGATCAACCACAAGTTGTTTGCGACTGACCCTAAAGCCAACGGCATGACCTTCAAGATTATCTTTAAGGTTCGGAACTGCCGGAATTACGACGCACAGATCGGGCACTGCTTCTCCAATGTAGGATTGCAGATGTACGCTCACAACGCTGTCTTCAGCTCCTCCGGAATGTCGGTCAACGTCCCCTACGGCGAAGACGAATACATCGAGCTGGAGTTCGATGTCTATCCTGCGCCGAGGCAGGAGAACGACGGAAACGTGAGATATATGATGGCCTGGATCGACGGCGTGATTACAACCTGCCGGGTGTACGGCGAGACGGACAACTTCGTGCAGCCGGTCGCCACGCAGGAAGGAATCGTGCTTGGGTCTGAGGACTGTGATCTGTATCTCTACATGGTGAAAGCCTATCCCATGCTGGACAAGGCCAACAATTTTGACAACCACATTTCCAATTTCATCATGGATGCTCCAAACGCCGCGGAAATGGCGGCCCGCTACAGCCGTAATAACATTCTGGACGAAAGCGGAGACATCGACTACACAAAGCTGATGACCCAGAATCCTGACTGCCGTGTATGGCTTTGGGATATGCCTTATATGACAATCGACAAGGACGACAAGGTCAAGAACTGTGCTTTCAACCAGTTCTGGACAAACGGCGACCGGTACTATCAAATGAGCGGTACCGGTACGGTAAAGGTTCAGGGCACGTCTTCTGTGAAATACGTGATGGGCGCAGCCAACACCGACATGAGCTTCAAGACGCTCGAGGACGGATACGGCAACGATCTTCTCGCGAACGCCGTTGTCAACGAAGATCTGTATGGCAACAACTACTTCCTGGCGGACGAAGAAGACCCGGAACAAGTCCGGGTATTTACAGCGGAACAGGCCAGAACTTACGCAAAGATTGGCGCGGCTGATCCTTTAGGCCCGGAGTGGGTTGTCATCGAAAGAGATGAAAACCGCAATCCGACCAAATACATTATGGCAATGGGTATGAAACTGAACGATGATTCCTGCCCCATTACCTATTCCAACACCAAGGTTAACTTCGCATCCTGCGAACAGGTCAACAACATGTGCAACGCTGTGTGGTATCAGAGATACAATCCGTATCCCAGCCTGACAGCGAGAGACTGCATGGAGTTCAACATGGGCGTGCAGTTCATTAAGGACAGCGGGAATGTTCCCGACGACAACCACTTTGTGCTGTGGGGCGACAACAAGTATCACATGTACTCCATTGCCAATATGGGCACATCCAAGAAGAACGTTCACCTGTTCCACGATCTTTCGAATCCGAAGGAAGTCTGCATCGAAGTTAACGACAACGATAAAGACCAGATGCGGATGGTCAGCGATGATCTTTCCGAAGAGGACTGGAGCGGCAAGAAGTTCTTCGGGATGCGCTACCCGGACACCAAGAATCCTTCCCAGGAAGTACGGGATGCCTGGCAGCGGCTGGTTACCTGGATGGCGACGAGCAATCCCAACGCTCATACGGACGAACAGCTTGCAGCTCCTGAAACCTACGATGTATATACCTTCAAGGGACACGACAGGCCGGGAACACAGGTTCTTCGTGGAACGGTTGTGACGCAGTACGCGGGAACATACACCCACGATACGTTTGAACGCCGGATGGCGAAGATGCTGAGCGAGTGCGAAGACTACATGGTGATGGACTCCTTTGTGTATCACTTTGTGTATCTCGAGCGGCACACCATGGTGGATAACGTTTCCAAGAACAACTTCTGGTCTTCGACAGACCTCCTGCATTGGGATCTGTCCAAGGCCTACGATATGGACACCTCCGACGGCAACAACAACCAGGGCCAGTTAGTGTTCGACTACGGCCTGGAGTTCGACGACGTCAATCCTACGGATCTGAAGACCGTTTTCAACGGCAGCGACAGCGTATGGTTTGTGTTTGTCGGAAACCTGTATGAAGCCTGCCGGACCATGTTTACCAACCGGGAAGCCGCAGGAGCCTGGTCTGCCTCGGCCTACCATAACTTCCTTCTTTCTGAACAGCGGAAAGTTCCGGAAAGGTGCTGGGTGCAATGCTACTGGTACGACTATCTGAGAACCTACGAACAGAAGATCTCCTCCGAATGGATGAGCTTCCTGGACGGCGGGCAGAAGACGCACCAGCGTAATCACTACGAAACCTACGAGGAACTTTACGATAGTTCCAAGTATCGCGGAATCGCCAGCGTGAGCCAGAACGTAAACCTGCGAGCTTACACTCCCTCTCAATGGGGCGGCGTAGTTGTCGGCAACGGACAGATTCGCGCAAAGGCATCCACGACCTCGGCTCTGGTTACAACTGTTCCTGAAGGAGAAGTTGTCTACATTACAAAGAAGGCCAACAATACCTGGCGTGAAGTCACTTACGGAAGCTATACGGGATATATGCTGCTCAGCAATATCTCTGCGCTTGAACCCAAGGGCGAGCTGACCGTCACGATGTACAACAAGATGTACATCAGCGTGGATGTAGGTACAACAGCTCTTCCGCCCGTCAAAGCGGAGAGAGGCGTGCCTTATGTCATCACATTTGACCAGGGCGGGCTGACCTCCAACACAGTTATTTCCATCAACACGGCTCCCATGATTCAGGCGATCAGCGGACTGGAACAGCTTTATCCTGATACCTGTGTATTCAGCGCGGCTGTGCGGTTAAGGGAACTGACACTCGGTTCCGCTGCGAAGGGATATGTGAACACCAACCTGAGAAGTCTGGCTCTGGATAATAACGTGATGCTGGAAAGGCTGTATGTGCAGAATCAACCTAACGCCAACTCTGTGTTAAATCTGAGCAACTGCCCTTCCCTTGTGTATCTGGACGCCACCGGTTCCGGATTTACCGGATACGAGTTTGCGGACGGTGGCCTGCTTGAGACAGCCATTGTCAGCGCTCCTGTTTCCCTGAACCTCCGCAATCTGGCGAATCTGACACCCGGAAACTTCCGGATCGAGGACTATTCCAAGCTGAGTTCGCTCTGGCTGGAAAACACGCCCGGCGTGGATTCCCTGGATATGGTTACCCAGGCGATCAATCTTCAGGTTGCAAGAATTATCGGCATCGACTGGACACTTTCCAGCGACGCTACGCTGAACAACCTTCTTGATCTGCAGGGCTACGATGAGAACGGTATTACGATCGCTCAGTCGGTTCTTGCCGGCGACGCATTTGTTCCCAACGTCCGCATCCGGACGCTGAACCTTTATAACACAGCGTGGCCTGATCTTGATGTTACCTACAACAGCATTGTTGAGCAGTACGCAGTTCACTTCGTGGACGATGAAGGCAATCCCGTTCCGGACAAACATGGAGAAGATTATGTTCAGTACATCGACAGAGGCCAGGCGGCCTACGATCCTATCGAAGCTGAAGAGATCAACACACCCGTCAAGGAAGCGGACGCTCAGTATACCTATACTTTCAGCGGTTGGACCAACCTGGATGGTATTGTTCTGGCGGACAAAACCGTTACAGCTCAGTTTACCTCTACAGTCCGGACCTATACGGTGCGGTGGTTCGCTCAACCTGGCGTGATGCTGAAATCCAAGGAAGTTACCTACGGAACTGAAGCGCTTTATGACGACGATGAGACGGTGTTCCCGACAAAGACGGACGAAGAAGGCGCACTTTATTACAACGTATTCTCCGGCTGGGATAAATCCACGGGATTTATTACACAGGATATCGATGTTTATGCGGTCTGGGAACGGGCTCCCCTGCCCAACCCCGGCGAGCTTGAGCTGAACGAAATGAACGTTGCTCAGATTTCCGGCGTAGCCAAATCCTTCAATGTCAACAACTACTGGGATATTGAAGACTATGTGGACATTCCGCTTGGAAGAGACTTCAACTTCTCCAATGTGACTTCCGAAGTGCTCGCAACAGACCTCGTTCTTACCAAGACCAATCTTGTGGACACAGGAAAGAAGCTGTTTGCTGCTGATGCTCCCTCCTTTACGCTGGCGATCGACTACGAGTTCCTCGATGAAACAACCGAAGGAACTCTCGTTGCTTGCTATGGAGCAAGCGGAGCGGAAGGTTTCCGGCTTTGCTACCGGAACGGCGCTCCGACCTTAGTCTGGGGCGACAAGAGCATTACGGTTGGCAACTATGGAATGAAGAGAGGTATGCTTGTTCTTCTCCATATTAAAGGCTCCAACAACCTTTTTGTTGCATCAAATAACAACCTGAATTATGACAACCTGCTTTACGCAGACAATCTGTTTACAACAGAAATTGTCCGCACTACTTCCACCCAGACAGATGCAACACTGGTCTTTGGCGGAACTGCAAGGATTAACGGCAACATCATCTATCCGGCCGCAGGAATGATTAACTGGTGTAAAGTATGGTACGGGCATCTTGGCCTGACCGCAATTAAGCAGCTTGCCAACTGGCCCCACGAAACCATCCGGATGAAATACGTCGGGACAAACAGAGTTTATCCATCGGATGGATCCGGCTATGCAGTCGGAGCTTCCTTTGTTTCCAACTCTCCCCTTTCCGGGCAAAGAAATATGGAACCCAACGCTCCTGGGTGGGACGGAACCAATACTTATGCCTTCCTGAACAATCGGGTTTTCAAAGCCCTTCCTTATGGATGGCAGCAGATTATCAAATCTGTAAATCTGCCCGTGCTGAAATTTAACGATAACAACACGCAGAACCAAACGCTCGTGCCGACCAAGGTTTATATGCCAGCCTATATGGAAATTGATCCGGACGCGACAAATTGGATTTCGGGCGCGTTCAGCTATGAAGGATCGACATTTGCATATATAACCAGAGAAACGGCCCGCAGAAGCCGGCTTTGGTTTGCCGGGATTACAATTCCTGAGGATGCAGAATATTACTCGACCAACGCTGATCCTTCTTCCTCTTCCGTGCTTTATAACGTCAAGGAAGGGGATATCTGGATTCATACCGGAAGCCAGAACAGAGGATACATTTATGTCAGCGCGGCTACGGCGGCGAAGCATATGTATTTCGGCTATCAGCGGAAAAATGCAGCGGACAATATTCAGGCGGCCGATGGAGGCTTGTGGGTTTCCGCGTCCCATGTCTGGACCAGAACACATTATCAGGCCGGAAACAGTCCATACTATTATTCCGCTACTCCAACTGGTACAACCAACTTCATCTACAGCACAGATTATCTTACAACTCTTATTATGTTCTCGGTGTAAGGAAGGTGAAGCAGCATGACATACTTTAAAGCTATTCAAAACGGCACGGTTGTCGATGTCGGCTCTGTCTTCCTGAAATGGAACGAAAAGAGAAAGAAGTTCTATATCTGCAACGTGGAAGAAGCCGAACTTGCGGAAGGCTCCAATGGGTTGTACAGAGACTACTGGCTGAAGGCTTCCGACAAGGAAGCGGAGGATGCCTCTGTAGTCGTCATTGACCGGGCAGAATACGACGAAATCCGGGCTCTTCTGGAGGACGGAGAAGAAGTCCCTGCCCCGCCGGAGACGCCTGAATTGGAGCAGATAACGCCGGCCACACCGGGCGTTATCGAGGATAAACCTTTAACGATTTCCCAAATGCGGGAAATGATCATTTCACAGCAGGAACAGATTGAGATCCTGAAAGAAAAAATACAGGAAATGAATGACAGTTTACTTTAAGGAACCGTCCCGGGGAGAAATCCCCGGGACTTCCCTTTTATTTTTGTGAGAAAGGAGGTTGATGGTTTTGCGGATTGCAATGCCAAGAGGAGATCTCAAGTGGCAGCGGTTTAAAATATCAACCCCGGAAGGTCAACCTTCCGAGCTGGATTTTACCAACATTTACTTTACCGTGAAAAAGAGACCGACTGACAAGCAGTTTCTTATTCAAAAATCATATAAGCGCAAAGAGATTTACAAGCTTGGTCCGGGCGACTATCAGTTAAAGATAGACCCGGCTGACACCAATCATCTGAACGTTGGAGAATATTTCTTTGATATTCAGATATCCTACAAAAACCTTTTAAAGGAATCTTTTGTTGGATCTTTTGTATTAAAGAACGAGATTACCTATTACGAAAACGAAGACGGCGAAGACCCGGAGATACCGTTTAATCTTCCGGATTCTTCCGACGATACAACCATGGTTCTGGTCGTCCCGGACTACCATGAATTGGAACTGGAAACTCCCGCACCAGTAGTCATCCCTGTAGATGTTGTAGATTATGAATATCTTACAAATCTGCCTAAGATCAACGGAGTTACGCTGAAAGGAGATACCTCGTTAGAAGAGCTTGGTATTGATCCTTCCGGATCCGTTGCCTCTGAACCCCTTACGACAGAAGAACTTGACAGAATTCTCGTGTAAAAGGAGATGACAACCTATGGCTTACGAGAACATTGAAAATAAAAAGTTTCTCGACAGCGCCGGCACGGGTTACTTATGGGAGAAAATCAAGCAAAGATATGACTCCAAGCTGGACAGCGTAGTTGCTGCCGATGAATCCGTTGCCGTTACCAATAACAACAGAATTTCCGTGCAGATCAGCCCGCAGGCTGGCAATGCCCTTCAACTGATTCCTACTGGAAATGACAAGGGTCTTTATGTGTCCGCCAGCCAGAGCGCGGAAACTTATCAGATTGTCCGGGACGATAATCCCGGAGATTACGCGGCTGTGTATCACCTGCAGAAGTTCCCGAACGGATCTTCCACAGGCACCAATATGGGAGTTGACATCAACATCCCCAAGGACATGGTGGTGCAGAGCGGTGTCGTTCAGACCTATACCACATCCGGCGACTGGGGCAATCCCGGTACTTACATTGTGCTGACCCTTGCCAATGCCACCAATACCACCCTGTATATCCCGGCTGACACACTCGTCGAGTATGTTACATCCGGATCTCAGACCGGGGATATGGTGATGATCACTATCGATCCCACCACTCACCAGGTAACGGCTTCCATTTCAGATGGAACCATTACAGAAGCGAAGCTGGACACGGTGCTGAAATCCAAACTGGCTTCGGCTGTGAGCGCTGTGCAGGTAATCAGCGAAGGTTCCACGAACGGCACAATCTCCGTTGATGGAACAGATGTTGCGGTACATGGTCTTGGAAGCGCGGCCTATGCCAATGCCAACGCTTTCGATCCTTCCGGAGCGGCCAGTACCGTTCTGGGAACTGACACAGACACAGCCGCTACCGCTACGGTATATGGCGTCAAGAAATATGCCTCCGATGTGTACGCTTCCATTATCCCCCTGACGACAGTTGAAATCGACGCTGCGATCGCGGCTGCGAATGCGTAAGGTTGGGAGAGCTTTGCTCTTCCTCCGTCTGAATAAAGGGGGGTAATCGATGCCGAACGCATATGAAACCACAACAACCAAGAAGTTTCTGGATGCGGCCGGGCTGACTTACTTCTCTACAAAGCTCAACAACTATCCTACAAATGACGTCATCGAGGCCGTCATTGAAGGAACTCAGGACGCCTTGAACGAGAAAGCAGACCGCATTCGCTACGGAAGCAAAGAGCACTGGCAATCCCAGATTTCTGAGATTCCGGCAGCCGGGGAAATCATCATTTATACCAACAAGGACACTATTCTGGACGAGGACGAAAACGAGATTCCGGTTCCGGGGATCAAGGTTGGAGATGGGATGGCTTATCTCGCTGACCTTCCTTTCCTTGGAGACGAAGTCCTTGAAAGTATTATTGCCCGGCTCAGCAGCCACGAAAACAACACAGACATACACACAAGTCTTGCAGAAAAAACTTTCTGGAATAACAAGCTTAATCTCCAGTTATCCGGAGAAACTCTGACTTTAAATCGAAATTAAAGGACGGTGAATTAATATGGCAGATATTTCCAAGATTATGTTGCCTTCCGGTACTGAGGCCTACAATCTTAAGGACGAATGGGCACGTACTCACATTGAAACCATTGAAGGCGCTATTGCCGGCGGCGTGGTTTTCCGCGGCGTTACGACAACCGCTCTGACGGATCTTTCGACAACGACCAGCTATCAAATCGGCGAAGCTACGCGTACCGCTCAGAATGGTGATTTGGTCGTCTACAACAAAAAGGAATTCCTGTTTGCTGATACCGACAACAAGTGGCATGAAATGGGCGACAACAGCGCTTTCAAGGCGCTGGCTTATAAGGACAGTGCGACTGGGTCTGTGACCGCGGCTGGTAACGTTTCCGCTCCTACTTTTACAGGAACCTCCACGAACGTGACCATTACCACGGCTGACAGCACTACCGGCAACTATCAACCCAAAGGTACAATCTCTGCGCCTGCGTTCACAGGTGCTTCCATGACCTCTACTGGTAAGTTCACTCCTGGCGGAAGCGTGACCGTTACCACGAACACCACGGAAAACAAGACCGCTACAGTTTCCTCTACAACTGGTACAGCAACATATACGCCCGCCGGAACCGTTGCGGCTCCTACTTTCACTGGAACAGCCGCAACCATTTCCGGAAGCGGCACGTTTACGCCTGAAGGATCCATTTCTTTCTCGAACAGCAACCAGACAACAACTGTTTCCAAGGCCGCTTCCGGTACAGCTACTTACACGCCTGAGGGAAGCGTCGCCGCTCCTGTCATCAGCGTAGCAACTGCCGGTGCGACTGCGACAATCAAGAATCCGACGAGTGTTACGGTTGCTAAGACGCTTGCGACAGCTGCTCCTGGCTCTACAGCTCCCGCGAACGCCGTTACTTACGCTACCGTATCAAATGAGACTTTGAACCTGTATCAGCTTGGATATACAACCGGCGCTTCCATTACAACCACCAACGTCACAGTTAAGACAGGGGACGCGTCTTATTCTGCGACCGCTCCCGCCTTTACAGGAACCGGAGCCAGGCTGGTTACCGGAAACATTTCTGTTCCTTCCAGCGCAACCTTTACGGGAGATGCGGGCGACATCTCCACAACGGCTTCCTATACACCTGCCGGAACTAACAGCGCTCCCGCCTTTACGGGCACTGGAGCTCGGCTGGTTACCGGAAACATTGCCGTTCCGAAGACTTATACCGGATCTTTTGCCGGAACGGAGGGCAACGTCAGCGTGACAGGCACCACGACAGGTTCCGTCGCCGCCCCGACCTTCACCGGTACAAAGGTGCAGATCAGCGGTACAAACACTGCCGCCGGTACTGTTTCTGCTCCGACCTTCACAGGTACTGCGGTCAACGTTACCGTATCCTAATCGCGATACTCTCCTTTATGCCAGCTGAGTATTGCTTAAATCCGGGAGGGGCTTTACGCCCCTCCCGGTATGTTTACGGCTGGCACTTATTATATCTCAACACGAAAGGAGAGATTGCTCATGCCTGACATCAGTCAAATCAAAACACCTGATGGCACTACTTATAATCTGAAAGATTCGCGGCTGGATCCAATTCTTGATGAAACTTATAGCGGATATTATGCCACAGCCAATACAGATGCTCAGAAATATTTTTTCTTTCTGAAGGTTGTTCGAAGCAACTATAATACCTTATGGCGCGTCAAGATGAAAGTCGAGTTTACGGTTCCGAGTCATCCTGAATACGCTTACACGTTGTGGGATGCAGATATCGTAGGATTTCAGAGCGCCATAAAAGCTTATTATATCAAGACCAACCACGGCCAGAACAGGGCTTGCAGATATTTTGCTTCAGCTTTTCCTAAAACTACGACTGCTAATGAAATCTATCTTGGAGGCAACATTTATGCTGACCTCAGTTATAACAGCAGCGACTACGCAAGGACTATCCATGTAACCGTGACAGAAACTTATAACTGTGAAGTTGTCGCTTTAGACAACTTTTTTAAACTTGCAGACGGCATTGTCACGACGACAAACTTTACACTCGCAACTACCGACTTAAATAGCGTGGGCCTTCAGGAAACCGGAGACGCAAACACAACCTATTCCATCTTTAACTCTATTGGACACGGAAACGGAAGCTTTGTTGCGGATAGCGCTATTTATCGGTATCAGTTACTTTTTCACACAACAGAAGACAAGCTGACACCGTTAAATAATGTAGACAATGGTTATAACAGCACAAGTAAAGCAATATTAACCAACGTTGAATTTGATCCGTTCTCTGAAATTTTTTATTACATCTCCACGACAAACTACGCAGCAAATGCTGCTGTTCCTGCAGCTAATCTTGCAACCGAATACGGATCTGTCGATTTGAGGTACAGCTTAAATATCAGTGCAAGCGTTAACGCTTTAACGGCGCATAAAGATGTGTATATGAAGGTTATTCCTCAGTCTAACGGCAAGGTGAAACTTGCGGCTGCCTTCCCTCTTGTTCAGGCTCTGCCGGTTTTAAACGACGGATATTGGTATATCTACCTGGGAAGGGCTTATTCGACTTATCAGATGGCTTTATATCCGCATCATGAAGTGTATTATCACAATGGGACGGCAGTCGTGCAAAAGCTTCCTCCAAACACCAATGCAGGCTTAGTCAACGGACACACCGTAAACTCAGATGTTCCAAGTGGAGCGAAGTTTACAGACACAACCTATTCTGCCGGCACAGGTCTGAGTTTGAGCGGAACTACTTTTAACCACAGCAGTTCTATTACAGCAGGCACAGCCGGAACATCTTCCGCGACAAGCGGTTCCACACTCGCCGTTCCGTATGTTACTTATAACGCACAGGGACATATTACCGCGGCCGGAACGCATACGCATACAATCAGCGGTTTTCTTACATCTCATCAAACAATCAAGCAGGATGGAATTACCGGAGCAGTAATCAATAGATACGGTGTGTGCTCCACAGCTTCCGATACCGCCGCAAAAGAAGTTTCCATCTCCGACGGAACATTTTCCCTTGAAGATGGCGCACGGGTTTCTGTTATGTTTGCCTACCCGAACGCAGCGACCAACCCAACCTTGAATGTAAACGGGACCGGAACCATGAATATATATTTTGCGCCGAACTTATCCTCCACGAGTGGCGGAACATATATATTTGAAAACGGGCAACAAAACCTTTTATCAGGGTTGTGTGATTTCATCTATGATTCGGAATACGGATGGGTTCTTGTATCCAGCGGAGAAACGATGAGGAATGAAGTTGTTTATTCTACGACTACGCCAAGCACAGATATCAGAGGGACGCTTTGGGTTAAGCCAGCTTCCGCTACTGTGGAAGAGCTGAAATGTCTTGTTGTCGCAAGCGGAGCTATCAGTTCTTTGCCGACAACGATTTCAGATTCTCGCATTGCGTCCGATATGGTTGTCATTAACCAAACGGTATCCAATCCTGCGGCTCAGGTAGGAAATTGGACGTGGTCAACAACGGACGGAAGCATTACATTAAGCGGATCTATCTCAGGTTCAACTTATGTGACATTCTATTTGCTTAAATCCAGATAAGGAGGAGAGATAAGTGGCAAGTTATTCTAAAACAATAGGCCAATCGGGCGTTGGAACAGGTCAAGGAGTAAAATCCCTTAACCTGACGATGGCATCGGACGAATATCCTACCAAAGTAGCCTGGGGCAGTGTAGCTGTATATGTTCCAACGACAGCGGGAGCTTCTCTCGGTTTCATGTTGTGTAACACAAGCGGGGGAAACGCCATTCAGTTGATGAATGACACATATTACTCTCAAGGACAAGGCGTTATCAACTCCGGTTCTAAAACGGTATCCGGATCTGCGTTAAAAGGAAAAGCACTTGCTATCAGTGTTGACTTCCTTAACTCGGCAACATTCAGCAATACCTGGTCATTTACGATTACAACCACTTATTCAACATATTCGATCACAATTATTAACTCCACGGGCGGAACAGTCAGTGCAAGCGCCACATCTGGTATTCGCGCCGGAACAACCATCTATTTATCCAGAAGTGCTTCTACTGGATATCAGTTTTCTGCATGGAACCACAGCCCATCTTCTGTTTCAATCAGCAGTTCATATACGTTCACAATGCCGGCGTCAAACATGACGATTTCGCCGACGTGGACAAAGATTAATTACGCAATAACAAAAGCAGTCAGCCCAAGCGGAGCAGGAACCATTACTTCGCCAAGCGGATCTACTTCAACTTATGGAACAACTATCACACTTGCTCAGACTCCTGTTTCACCGTATGTTTTTGATCACTGGAATGTGTCCTCCATTGGAAACATATACAGCAACTCATTTACCATGCCGGCCCAGGCAGTAACCATCACTGCGTATTACACACTTTCAGAACGGACTCTAACGTGGGACGACTACGGGGATATAACGCTCAATTTGAGTGGAAGAATACTCACAGTGACAATGACCGGGCACGCGACCGACAGCTATGGCGAAGCGGTGTCTTATTATCTTCTTAAAAATGAAGTTGAGGTCGCTCCGTTCATAGGAAATGTTGCAATTATCACATTAGACGAATCTGATTACGGCGTGACAAACTCATATAGTATTTTGGCTAAAGTTGATGACATAGCTGCCATTGGGCTTGGCACAACGGCGATGTATATATTTCCAATTACCAGTTATGTGCCTGGCGGCTATTATAATGGTTCAACATTTTTGCCAGGGGAACTGTATTATTATAACGGTTCCAATTTTGTTCTATGCGAAGCAAAATACTGGAATGGAACATCGTGGGTTGATGTATCCACGTTTTAAAGAGGTGAGATTATGTTAAAAACAACTTTCTATACAACCATTGAAAACCAAGTAAGAACCGACGGAAGCAAAGGGCTTCTCTACGATCATTTTGACAACGAGAATCAAGCTTACGCCAAGTACTATACGATCTGCGCTGCGGCTGCGATCAGCGAGATCCCTTATCATTCCGCGGCTATCATCCGGAGCGACGGAATTATGATTGAAGGCAAGGTTTTCGACAGAAGAACAAACGAAGCCGAACCAGAGGAGGAAGAATAATATGATTAAACTGGTTACTAACCCTCCCCCAGAAAATACATTGGAGGAGGTCAGAGGCTGACTGAGGAAACTCAGATGACTGATTGGGAGGTGACTCCCTAAATGGCAGAAGGAAGTTTAACAAAATCGTTTACGAAATCCGAAATAGTGAATTTAATTTATCCTGTAGGCGCAGTATACATTAGTCTAAGCAGCACCAGTCCTGCGACTTTATTCGGCGGAACGTGGGAGAAGATCAGCGGAAGATTTTTGCTTGCAACAGGAACGTGCGCTGCAAACAGCGACAACTATTTCGGTTCTATAAAAGCTACTAACACATGGAATCCGGGACTTGGAAGCACAGGCGGAGAAGATTATCATACGTTAACGACTTCTGAAATGCCGCAACATTCACACCAGATTCCATATGGATACGGAACAGCAGGCAACGGAACTGGTAATTCCTATTATACATATTTATATGGCGGTACAGATACGTGGACGTACCAGACAGGAAGCGGAACCCGTCATAATAACATGCCGCCTTATTTAGCTGTCAACATGTGGAAACGCACAGCCTAATCAGTCATATGCCGAAATATAAAATGGCAACTGGAATTATTACACCTTCCTATCCTGAAATCGAGATTTTTGACGGGACTACTTTGTCCGACTGGTATGAACCATACTCCGGCTATGAGATCATGAATCTCTCCACAACGCCTTCAAACGCAACTTTGCGGCGTATAACTCCCAATATTTTTCATCTCTATATGGCTGTACTGGGGAATTTTACTGATCACAATACCGTTACTATCGGGAAGTTCAAATCTAGTTTCTTTGGCAATCATCCCGTCAGCGGATACATTCCGGCGGTTGTCGGAGGTACATCCAACGCGCAATATGCTTCGACCGCAAGAATCTCTGGTACCGCCGGAACTCTCTCTATCTGTCCCGGCGGAACAGTAAGCTACTGCTACATTCATGGGTTCTTCTTGTTAAGGAGCAACCAAACCCTTACGTATTAAAACGAGGTGATGTCTATGCTTGATATAAGCAAAATGATATCCTCTGCAGAAGAGTCTTTAGGCTGGCCTTACGTCAGCCCAGGGACAAACGACCGGAATGGCATCGACTGTTCCGGTCTTTTTGTAAAGATTTACCAAGACCAAGGCGCTTCAATTTACCACGGAAGCAACAAAATCTTCCGGAAATACTGTTCTGAAACCGGCCGGCTGAATCACGCATCTCAGTTGATTCCAGGCATGGCGGTATTCAAATGGCAAGAAGGTAAGGTCAAAGGATATAAAGACGATCTTGGAGACTTTCATCATATCGGACTTGTTGTCAGCGTCAATCCTTTAAAAATCATTCACGCAAGCTCAGCCGCAGGAGAAGTCACAACTGACTTCAAGATCAACAAATGGGCTTACTGGGGCAAATTAAAGGATGTGGACTACGGGTCTGAGAAAGGAGTTGATATTATGAACGCGATTGTTTTTGCCGAAAGCGGATCCTCCGTTAAGATGCGGGGAGCGCCCAAGACATCCAGCAGCTTTTACATTGATGTTCCGATTGGAAGCTCAGTCACTGTTTTAGAAAAAGGACCTGAATGGAGTCATATTTCCTATGGTGGAAAGAGCGGGTATATGATGTCCAAGTTTCTCAAATTCGAAGACGATCCTACGGCTATCTCTGAAACTGCCGCTTCTGACGAGATGATTCCTGTCCGCAGAGCGGAGCTTGAAAAGGCTTACGATATTATTGGAGACTTATTAGGTTTGAGAGGTTGATATTTATGCCAGCTACTGTTTTGTATGATAAAGCGCATCTTATGTCTGCTCCTTCCGATGCGGCATCCCATATCCTGGACATAGGAAAAGGAACGTGTATCAATGTAGAAGAAGAAACAAATAAGTTATGGTGGAAAGTTACTTACAGTGGTTATACAGGTTATGTAAAAACTAAATTTTTAAAAAGCGAAAACGACAACGTAGATTTTATTATGATCAGTATTCCACGGGATGTTGCTGTAGAGTTGTATGAGGCGTTGAAGTTCTCGCTTAATTAAGCGAGGAGTGAATCCCATGGGAGAAATATCTAAAGCAGTCGGCCAATGGATTGTGGGAAACCTGGGTTGGACTGCTATTATTATTTTATTTATCTTATCCGGAGTTTTTAAAATTGCCAAGATCGAGATCAACCCGTTAGGATGGGTGGTCACCTGGCTTGGCAACGCCTTCACAAAGGGCGTAAGAGCTGATATTGCCGAACTCAAGAACGACACCGAGACCAAGATCGCGGAACTTCGGGCTGATCTGGATTCCTTTGAAGACCGGACCAATCGGAGTATCGACGGAATGAAAAACGGCACGAGTATGAACTGTGAGCTGTTGAAGGCCCGGCTGGACGAAATGGAAAAGTCAAACGACATGCAGACAGCCCGACAAATTAAGGCGCATGTTTTAGACTTTGCCAACTCATGCCTGAACAAACGCCGGCATACGAAGAAGGAGTTCGACAATATTATTCGGGAAAACGAAGAATACGAAGCTCTGGTGAAAAAGTATAATCTTGTGAACAACGTTTATACGGAAGACTACAACTTCATTATGAAGCTCTATCACAAATGCCAGGACGAAAACAGTTTCCTTAGAGACGAAGAGGCTTAACTTTCATAGAACCTTTAGCGAAAGGAAGTGAGTCGCCGTGGCAACACGTAAGAAGAAAACACAGGAAAAGCCTTTTGTTCAGTTCAGCAAGAAGCTCATTACTTTTGTGATGATTTTCTGGGGGCTGATCAGAATTACTTCTGTGATTTCAGTCATTATCAATCCAGATTCCGGCACAACCATGGCGGCTATCGTTCGAGGTGTAGACGACATTGCAATGATCAATGTCTTGGCTTACACAGGAAACTCGGTAAGCGAGAAGATCGCCTTAGGGTATTTTCAAATGAAGGCCGGAGAAAAAGAAGAAGACGAAGAATCAAATGGATAAGGAGTGAAGGTTTATGACTATCGATATGACTAAGATTGTTTTAGCAGTTATTGGTTTACTTGCTGCTATTGTTACCAAGTTTTTGATTCCTCTGCTGCAGACTAAGCTTAAGCTTGACAAGAGCAAGCTGACGGAGAACCAGGCTTACCTGCTTAGACTGGCAATTTCAACAGCTGTTACGGCGGCTGAGCAGCTCTATAAGTCCGAAGAAGGCCAGAAAAAGAAGGCTTATGTTTTAGCCCAGCTTGAATCTCAGGGCTACAAAGTTGACGGGGCCGCGATTGATGCTGCGATCGAAGCAGCTGTGTTTGAACTGCATAACGAATTGAAATAAAAAAAGGGGTTATCTCCAAGATCTAAAATGATCTAAAGAGGTAACCCCTTTTTTTGTGCGCTTTTATGTAAGGTCTACAAATTCAAAGTCAGGTTTGTCGTAAGGCCAGTTTCCATGAACCCAGGTTTTGATCTTTACTTCAATCCACCTTGGGTCATCTTTCGTTGTCCAGTCAATATCCCCGAAGGTAGCAACGGGCATTTCCTGCGGGAACTCTGAAAGTACATCTGTTAGCTGTTTAACAGTCATATTCTTTTTCCTCAATGCTATCGATGAATTTTTTGCAATAATCGTCGTATCCGAGATGTCCGCATAAAGCCATCTTGTTTGGAAGTTCTTCCAAAGCTTCTTCAAACTGCTGTTTGTACTTTTTTCTAATGGAGCAGTAGACAATACAGTATTCATCTTTCGGTTTGTCGTAAGTTTGCAGAAATCTTACAGGGATTTCTCTTTTATAAAATAAAGAGTCTGCAAGATAATCACGAGTGTCTACATATAGATAATAGTAACGGAACCATCCATCAAAACTTATATAATGCATAGGTTTCTCCTTTCGAAAACTTCCAATATACAAAAGGCGGCCATATTTGGTCGCCTTCTGTATTTTAGAAATCTTATAACAAAATAGAGCAGGATTCATTATTTTTGTATATTTATGCGTTATTTTTAGGTTGACATCGTGGGGGTCATAGGTTCGAGTCCTACTAATCCCACAGACCCGGAAGCGTTGAAAATAAAGCGTTTCCGGGTTTTCTTATACCCGGAGCTTTTTGTTTTTGTCCACGCTGGAACCGGCCTGGATCCATTTTGAACCCTGGAACCGTTGATTTATAAGGCTTCTGAGGTTTCTTCCTGGAACCATTTGTTCAGGCTATTGATTGCATATTTATGCTTCATTATGCCTTCGTGTCTTGTCGGTGCATAAGTTGTTTCGACCATACGGGTATCTGCGTGTCCCATCAGGTCTGCAAGCTGAGCCGAAGACATTCCTGCTTCTTTGAGCTGTGTTCCGAAAGTAGCACGCCAGTCATGATTATCCCAGCCCTTAATATTCAACGCATTAAAGGCTTTTGAATACGTTCTTTTCAACGTTGATATTGGCGCTGGCTGACTCGGGTCTTTTCCGTGGATGATGTACCCGGAATCCCGTGCGCATGGCTCCAGGATAGAGGCCAAAGCTTCAGGAATTACAAACTCTCGGGTCGATTTTTTTGTTTTTGTCTGGTTCCGGATCACCGTCTTTTTCCCGTCCGGGTAGACAACAGTGCGGCAAACCTCTCCGTAACGCTCTTTTAAATGAATGTGTTCCCAGCCGATTCCGGCGATTTCCTCTCTTCTCATACCGGTGTAGACCAGCAGCCCCATATAAAGTCTTTGCTGTTCGTCCTCGAGGTTTTGAAGTTCCTTTTTGACACGCAGCACGTCTTTGTCCGGAAGCGCCTTATGATGTTCAGAAACTTTTCCTTCATTTATCAATAGCGTTTTTTTGATCGGAGAATCTGAAACAAGATTCATTTCGATCGCGATCCGATAAACACGACTAAGAAAACCGCTTACCCGGCGGATTGTGTCAGCTCTCAGGTTCATCCGGCAGCCGTGCTTCTTTGCGTTCGCCATCCAGTCATACAGATTCTGAATATCCTGCACGCTGATCTGGTCCAAATGCTTCTCACCAAGATTAGGAAGAATGTATCGATCCAGATAAATATTGTAGTTTGCGACTGTTGTCGGAGACAAATTACGCATAAATGTTTTCCTGTAGGTGTTGTTGATAAAATCTTTTAGCAGCGGAGCTGTTGACTTCATTCTCTCCTGAAGAAAGAGCATGAATTTCCTATCCGTATCCTTCTTGGAAAAGCCTGAGATCCTTGTTGAAGTAATCGTGCCATCCTTTTCCGTAAAGTAATATGTCTCCCGATAGTTGCTTGGCATTTCTTCTCCCCTTCTACCCTGCTCTATTTTATTATCAAGGTGCAAAAGAGAAGCAACTGCCTTTTCAGCGGCAAGTCTTGCCACCTCTTCGAGTTGATTTGGAGTATACGGTGCTTTCGGTGGATTGTCAAACATATTGTTTCCCTCCGAATAAAAAAAAATAAATCTCCGGCCGCCCTGACGGCGACCGGAGATTTTCAGATTATTCTTTTTCGATAACGGGCTGCTCGAACGATTCTATTGCCCGGGCAATCCGTGTCATCGTTTCAATATCGTCAAACGCATGGGCTCCAACGTAGGCCATTTTGAGGTAGTTCATAATCTGTTCTGCCGGACTCTTCTCAGTATCTTCATTTCCAAGATACTCTAAAATTCTCCGTGCGTCATCTGCTGTAAATGTTACCCACCAGCGATCCTTCTCAGGATCCGGACCGCATAGCTTCAGCTGATCTTTTATAACTTGCTTTATGCGTTCTTTCTCTGTCATTCTGACGGCATCCTTATCTCTACTTCTTCTGCTTTCTTGATCCAGCACGGACCATCTTCATAATGTTCTTGGCAATAGCGATCGAAATCACCAATAAGCTGATTGAACTTGTCCACAAAATCGTCTTTGCTTGTGGCAAGGATGACAACGCGCTCTTCGTTGTCGGGGTCAAGGTATGTAATCAGATAACTTCTTATGCCTTTCATGTTGTTTCTCCTTATTGCTTGCGTCGATTTCGGACGGTATGTTCCATTCCGATCAGTTTGACCGCCTGTCCTTATTCGTTTTTCAACAGGTATTTGTTGCTGACAGCTTTCATTGACAGCGGCCCGCCGATTGTTTCATTGTAGATGTTATCGACAGCCCGGATTACGATGCCTTCTTTCGGGCCACCATTCGGATATTCTCCCTCGGCCCGGGCAAGAATCGCTTCAACTGCTGGATAACGTTCAGGCAGGTCATCCCCGACTTCTTCGATCGGGACAGACTCAGCACCAATCATGCTTGCGATCATCTGCATTTTTAGCATATTCACCCGGGTTCCATTGATTCTTACCGTGAAAACATACCATTCCGGCTTTGTCAGCTTCAGGCGATTCTTCTGGATGCCGGGAGCGCAGAACTCGCCCTGGATCGTCAGGGTCTTCAGCTCCTCAGCTTTTACATAGGCTTCCATCTTTTCCCGGAAACCCATCTTCTTGACAAACTCGTAGAAAGCGCAGGATCCGTCATCTTTATATTCGTAGTTATGTCCGCAGACATGGAATCCATTCTCGTCGATAGAGATGGAGTGGGACGAGCCATCCATCTTTGTGCTGATATAATACGGAATACCTTTGAAGGCTTCCGCAAACTCCGGGAAGTTCTGCACCCGGATCTCGTCAGTATGGGGCACGTCGTAAGGCAGAAGTCCGATTACTGTTCCTCCGGTTGTGGCCTTCTCTTCAATCTCCCACTTTCTCACCTTCAGAAGCTCGGTCACGTCCTGTCCAAGCTCCGGAGATTCAATTTCCGGAAAATCAGACAACGGCAGAAGCAAGCCCTGGGAAACGACACCCCTCAGCTTCAGTGTTTTCAGCCGGAAACCCTCTCCCATAATGTCTGTGTTTTTGTAGCTGGTCTTTCTCAGAAACTCAAACCTTTCGTCGATTGGAAGAAAAGAGTCGATCTCGAAATAGACAGCCAGGTCCATCGGCTGGAACTGTCCCTTCGGAACTACGCAGACCCAGCCTTCGACATAGGCTTTTTCCAGCCTGTCGGCTCCATCAATAGGTTCGATCTTCCAAATCTTTTGTATGCTTGCGAGTTTTCTCATGCAAGTCCTCCTCGATTTCGATGTTGCAGCTTCCATTCACGCGGATGATATTGTCTGCCCAGTTGGAAAGCTGCTGAATTGATCCTTTTGCTGTCAGTATTCTTCCTCCGCGAATAATCGCTTTTCCGAAATACTCAGTATCATCCATAAACCTCGTTCTCCTTGACATAAAAATAACCAATCAGCTCCTGCGCAGCGATTGGTGTGTATTTATTCATTTAATAAAAGAACGCTTAATTCAGTCGTTTTACTCCGTTCACTTCGTCTGTTATCGACAAAGTTTGCTAAGGACATTTATGTCCCTTGCAAACGATATTCACCTGTCCCAGATAACGAATATAAAGCCGTATGCTCCGGGAGTTTTCTGAAAGTCTGCAAGCAGCCGCGATCCGACTTTCCTCCATCTTGCTTTCCTGTACGACTTTCTGTGAAACTGCCATTGCACAGTTCCGTCTTTTTCTACTTTGATAATCATGACAGATCCCTCAACCATTTAAGATTATAGAGCTCAATCTCTTCGTCTGTCAGCTTGCAGTCCCGGAACAGGACACGAATTGCCTGCTCGCTGTCCGAGCCTGACATCAGCGATTCGGCGACTGTATTTAGAATCTTTGCGACACGAGGCGTCGCAGAAAGATCTGAGGTCGGAAGCTCGGATTCGTAATAGGACTGCTCCCATTCTTCTTCCCATTTGCCATTCTTGAAGACGGCAAATCCATCTCCTTCGTCGCTCCAGTAAGAGATATGACCCAACTTAACGTAAGGATTAAAGGGCTCGATCGTATCTATTACATCCTCGAGCCACCAGTTACCATCGAACTCAATATAGCACATTGTTCCATTTATGCTTATCGTTCTGAAGGTTTCATTCGCGGCATCGACAAGCTCTTTCGGGAGATGCCCTTTTAAATCCATCTCTATAGTTCCTGACGCTAAAACGCTCATGTCGTTTTCCCTTCTTTGTTCTGTTTGAATCTGATGCAGGTTTCTGCAATCGCTTCCCGGCAAAGCCGCCAGAGAATTTCAGTGATGTTATCGTTCTCGTCCAGCCATTCACGAAGCTTTTTAGCCGCACATTCCATCATGTCTTTATCTTCCAGCATTTGCCGAAGATCTGACATGGGAATCTTTTCCCCTTCAAGATTAACTGTTTCGTTGTCCTTCAGTTCGTATGTACAGCTCAACAGCTCAGTTTCAATATCTTGAATGTCATAGTTATGCTGTTCTTCCAAATAGGTTTTCCGGCGCTCTTCGAAGGTCAGTTCGAAGCTGAATGTTGTGCCGCCGAACTCTCTTTCTATTCTCATTTTTACCTCACATTTATACAGGGGTAAACATTATTCCCTTTTCCTCGGCCCAGTTGTAGAGCCATTTCCGGATGTCTGATTTTTCATAACTATTGGCGTCAGCGGCTCTCCAATCGTTGCGAAAACGAGCCCTTCCAACCGAATCTTTGCAAATCGCAAGCGTGTCGTTCAACACGACCCATATGCAGTCAGCAAACTCAAACCTGTTTCCGCGGTTAAGACTAAAAGATTTCAAGTTTCCTATTAAAACTGGACGAACATGTAAAAAGGAGCAGTCGAGATATGGAATATTGTAGCATGAGCCGTTGAGATTCACACAAGGCACATAGTTCTGATTGTTATCATACGTTCGCAGCCACCAATTCTCAGGAATAAATGGGATGACGTATCTATTCTCCTTGTATTCTTTGTCTGACAAAAGTGTAATATTGTTAAATTCTAACTTCATTCTTTGCTCCAGCTAATTCTATTTTTGTTTCAGTGAAGTGCGTTGAAGTTAACTTCAATCAACTTCAAAAGCCTCTTTCTTTATTTTGCTTTCAAGAACTTTTACTTCGCACCTTGCGTGGCAGGCCATGCTTACGCCGATGCAGGCAATAGATCTGTCATTTTGTCCGTTGCAGGCGTCAATCATGGCAAGAACAAAGAAGACTATTCCAAAGACAAGCCAGGCTGTCGCAAAGAAATTTTCATAAAATACTTTCATTTCTGTACCTCATTTCACTTTCAAAGTATCGCACGATCTTTCGTGTCACGCCGCTCATGCTTACCAGGCATTCGAAAGGAACCATATTGTTCATTTGCTTCTCCTGGATATTTCAAGTTCAACCCGTTCGATTGCATCCAATAGTCGATCATCCAGCCAATTTACAAATCTCCATCCAATTCGATGGTTTGCAAGCAAAAATCTCCAGGTTGCTCTTCTGAACACCCAGAGCATTTTCAATAACGCGTTCATTTCCGCTTCACCTTTCTTCCGCTTAAGGAATTCCCTGAGTTACATCCCAGCAATCCAGGATCGTTTCATGAGCTTTCCCGATCCATCTGTCGATATAATCACTTGCTTCGCCTTTTGTTCTTCCGGTAAAAGGAGGCAGCGGCCAATCAGAGAATTCTCTTATATCTCTAATCATTTCAAGTTGCTTTTCTGTTGCCGGATCGTCGCGCCAACTCATTCCCATTTCACCGCCCTTCCGGACTTTAAGCAACATCCTTTTTTCTTAAACAAACATAAAAATGCCATCCAATCCAAACAAAGAAAACAAAAAATTGCTCTTCATTTGATTTAAGCAATGGGTGGTAAAACCACTTAAATTCTCTTGCATATTTTCTTATGCCGAAGCCAAAGCGCCCTATTGTCATTCCCATTTCACCGCCTGTCTCTGTTCGTCTGTCGGCTTGCCAGTCCAAATACGACATACGCCGTCAACCGCATACATGATGATTTTCTGTAAGTCAAAATTGTTTAATCTAATCGGGCAATCATTGTCTTTAAACTCAACGTATATTTCTGTTAGTTCGTCCAGCGTCATCACACGCGGTTCCTGTTGTTTTGGATCCAACTTCTTCAGGAAGACCAGCGCATCTTTCATTACCTGGGCTCTGCATCCATATACTCCATCATATGGGCATTCTTTACATCTGAACTGATCTTGACCTACACAGACTGAAATACCCTTGATTACGTTATCAAGACTTGGCATTTTATTTTGTCTCCTTTTCCCTCAGGAGATCCTTGAGCCGATCATTTTCCACAATCAGCTCCCAGATCCGTTGATTCCGGTCTTTTATCAACGCCAGAGCATCGCGCATCATTGGCTTCCTGCAGTCCATTGTGCTATAACAGCCTTTAACTTTATACCCGCAGTCCATGCAATTTCCATGACCAAGACAGATGTTGAGCGCATTGATCACTTTCATCATATCAATCATTAAATTCCACCGTCTCTCCATCCATCTTTGCTCCGCAATGCGGACAAAACAACGACAGCTTCTTTTTCATAGGATAATACGGAAATACTTTCACATGACATTCAGAGCAATAAACGCCGGCATTAGAACATTTTTGAAGATCTATCCAATGCCCATGTTTCGGCTCTTTCAGCAGAGCGAAAATGTCATTTTTTAATTCGTCTGTGCATTCATGATTTTGATAGTACGGACAATCGTTTTCGTAACAAGCGTCTGAAACACCAAAGGCACAATGTTCAAGTCCTTTGATTGCCTTCTCCAGGTCAGCCATCCCACTTCACCGCCTTATCCATCCGTTGAATGTTGATATCTCAAGTAATGCTTTTATGTTGTCTGCAATCACTGATAATGTATCGTCCGGTTCCATGCTGTTTTCAACGGCATAATCGCATATTTCTGTTATGACATGTGTCATAAACTCTTCTTCAGACATCCTACTTCACCGCCTTTCCTGTTCTGCATATTTTTTGTGGCGTGTTTCCCATCTCCCGTAATATTCCTCGCTGTCGATTTCTCCCTTGTGCAAAGCAATTAAGTCATCAGCGCAGTCAATACAGTCATGAATCAGGAATGGTTCTCTATCGCAGAACCCTCGTTCAGATAAGGTGAAGTCTCCCTTGCTGATCGGTGCTTCGCAATAAACGCACTTCGTATCCTTCCGAACTTTGACGAGGTGGCTGTGCCAATTTCTGATGTCCGTGTCCATATCATCAGACGGCATTTCCAAATCATCATATTCAGCAATCGGATATTTGTTGGTCTTCATTCCCACTTCACCGCCTGTCCGCATTGATCACAATACATTTGCTTTTTAAAGAGAAAGCACTTATGACACTTTGGACACCTATAAAGACGGTAGGTTCCCATCTCTTCTACTTTCGGCTCGACCGCTTCTTGCTCTTTCAGCAGGGCGATAATTTCTTTTGCTTGCCCCTGAGTCAGTATAAGCAGCTCATCGTCGGCTGCATATTTCTGCAAGTCATCAAGTTGAAGCTCCAACTGTCTAACAACCTTTCCTGCGTTAATCATTCCATTCCACCTTCCGTCCGCATTTCGAGCAATAGTTATCCCGCCAACTGTTGGAAATAATTACAAGATGCTTTCCGCAGTTTCCGCAGGCATATCTTGTTACAAGCCCGTCCACAAGCTGTTTCGGCTCAACAGGTTCATGTTCTTTCAGCAAAGCCCTGAGCCGGTCATTCTCTGCCTGCAGATCCCATATACAGTTTTCCAGTTTCATAACGATTGGTTCCCAGACCAATTATTTCGCCTCCTCAATCTATTCATGCTATTTGTAGTACTACCGCCCGGATTCGAACCGGGAATCTTCGGCTTATAAGGCCGCGGCTCTGACCCTTGAGCTACGGTAGCATATTCAGTGAGGTGCGCCATAACTGCGACACCTCACCTACTCCTGCTAATCACATCGTGCCGGACACTACTCCGCCTTGATATGCAACCTCGGAGACGGCAGAGGCATGGTCGCGTACTTCAACCTTGTCCTTGATCCGTTGGTGAGACGGACTGTAACAAGGCGGCTCCGTGTTTCGCTTGCCGGTTATAGATTGGCAGGATGACTGTGAATCGAACACAGGCCTGCGGTTTTGGAGACCGCCGTTCTGCCACTAAACTATCATCCTTAATTAAATGCGGGTAAGGATTTGCACCTTACATAACAGGATAACGGACTCCCTGTCTCCCTATTCACGCTCCATTTTGCCGAAGGTTTGGCGTTTTCGGTCAGCGTATACCTTTTCCGCCACCGCATATGTCATTCTTTAATCACATAGCTTTGTTATGATTGCGCCTGTCAGAACTCCTATGCAAAGAATCAAAACTGCCATTTGTCCATCCATGCGTTCGCCCGTCCTTTAAGTCACTTCGTTTTCTACCTCGTTTAATGTTGCCATTATGTTAATATAGAGCATATTTAAGTTACATCCACGGTCTATTCCCAATGACCGCTTGCGCTTCCTCGTAGCACAAAATTCTGAACCACTCCCATTTGCTGAAAATCCGGTCGAACTTTTTGTGGCGAATGATAAACCTAAGAACACCTCGAATGTATTTGTGCATTGATCTCACCTCGTGTTATTCCTGCCATTGTTTAATTATATCCCACCCATCCGCAATCGCATTCATATTGACTTTGTGGAGGATATGAAGCAAGAATAATATCGGTTCTTACATAAATTTTCTTTCCGCATTTGGGACAATCGATATCTGTTATTTTTCTTTTTGAATTATTGATGTAATATTCTTTTAGGCTCATTTTCTCAAATTCTTCCCAAGTCATTATTAAATCCTCCCAACTTCACCTTCTGACCACATTTAGGGCAATAATGTAAGTCATCATCGTCTCCCATCATCCATGTACATTCACACTTTGGGCAAAGCACAACGGTACCATAATACTCATCCACCCAGTTTCTTACTTGTAAAGCTTCGTCATTACTCATTCCTGTATCTCCTCCTAAAATGCGGGTAGGGATTTGCACCCTACATAACAGACTGTGTACCGTTCGGCTGCTCCGTCTGCCTCGTGTTCGGCTCTGCCTAGCGTCTACTTTAGCCGTGACCTGCGCCCCTGTAGTCAGGTGTACTTGGATGAGAGTCACGCCCTTATCTACTCTCCGCAGGAATGATGGCAATCTATTCCGCCACCGCATTAAGTTATTCATACCATTCACACCCGTCACAATCGTGAGTGCAACAGGGTTTCTTGTTGTTCTTTGTGTAGTACGTACAGAACTTCTTTTCTTCTCCGATCAGGGCCTCAATCGCCATATTCAGCGCTTTTCTGTACGTTCCGTTCAGATAGTCATGATGCAGCCTCATGTCGTTGCGGATCATGTCTGCCGCTTCCTGTTTTGTCATTTGCAGCCTCCTATATGTTTAGAATTCCATATCCAAGCAGGAAGGTAAAACCTGCAAATAGCGCTGTTGCAACAAGAAGCGTGAGGCCGCCGAGCATCAGCCGCCAATTTCCTTTCGCTCCGTCCCGGAAATAACAAAACGACATCCAAAGCCCAAAGGCGCAGGCGGCTGAATAAAAAATGATGATTGCCCAGGCCAATATCTTGATTAGAGTCAGTGCGAACTCTTCGAAAATCATGCTTCTGCTCCTTCATCGTGATCTTCTTCAAGCCAGGAGATCATATACATTCTTGTGTCTGTGCACATTTTTCCTTTTGTGTACTCCACTTCCTTCAGTTTGTCGTAGAACTCCTGCTCTGAAAGTGTAGCCAGCCAGTCTTTGTTTTTCATTGGCTTTGCCTCGTCATTCCACCAATGCGGACAGCGGGGAAAGTATCTTGAAGCGCAGCTTTCCAAACATTTCTGATAACCGCAGGAGCCCAGCCAACAGTTCGTCCCTGGCAGGACTTCGCACAGAATGGAGCCGTCAAAGCCGAAGGTCTTTATAAATCTCTCTTTGTTTGTCATCGCTGTCTCCTTTTGAGTCAGAAGGGTAATTCGTCAGCTTCGACAGGGACAAATGGCTTGGTTTTATATCCGCCGTCATTAAATTTAATCAGATTCATATTAGCCCAAGCATAAATCCATCTTCTGATGTCAGACTTTTCGTAATCATTTTTGTCGGAAGCATCACTATCCTCTCTGAAAAACGAAGTTCCAACAATTTGATCGCATAGTGCAATGTTTTCAGAAAGAATCGTCCATGTATATCCTGCTATCTCTACTTTATTACTTCTCTTTAATCCTGCAGATCCAAAGGACCCGATTAAAGCAGGCCGAACTCCTCCCTCGGCGCTATGCGGCCTATTATATTCGAGAGTCGCATACAAAGTAACATAATATTGGCCGTTTTCTTCAGAGCGCAGCCACCACCATCTATTTGATTTGTGGATTATTTCTTCATGTTTTAAATACTCTTCTATCGAAAGAAGAGTGATGTCAGTTAGATTTAAACTAATATGCTTCTTTTTACGAAAGAAGAGCTGTTTTGCATCCATTTGAACCGTTCCTCCAAAGCTATATTCCGTCTATTTTTGAAACCAACATATCCGCCTGATGAGTCCAAAGTACGTTGGGATATTTGCGAATCGCCCGATCAAAGCCCTTCCAGTCATTGGTTTCGTAGGCTCCCATGTGATACCGTATGCAGAGAACCTCTTCCTCTGTCAGAGACATATACTGGGACAGAATCATAATTGATTTGGTTCCGTGTCCCTCCAGCAGAAGATCTTCATTGCGCTCATACTTCTTTGGCTCTTCGCCTTTGAGCGCTGCCATCGTATCGAAAGGGATCTCGATATACTGGTCGCACTTGCAGAGATCATGGAACATCCCCACAACGAACGGGCTGCAGTCTCTCTTCCAGGTAAGATGATTATCCAAGGTTATGTCTGCCAGCCGGGTGTATACGGTAAGGGAGTGATCAAAGAGGCCTCCCTCGTAGGCTCCGTGGAATCTTGTGGAAGCCGGAGCCGTAAAGAAGCCAAGCTCCTCAAGCTGGTCGGCGGAAACGGTAACTTCCGGATATTTCAATTTAATCTTGTCATACAGTTCCTTGCGGTATTTCAGCGTCATCGGCATGATTTGTATTCTCCTTTGTAATTCTGTTCAGCGGGCAGAGATCTTTAAGAAATTCCCGGGTTGTCCAGCTATGTAATCCAAAGCCGCTGATGTTGATTTTATTGCGAATGCAGTTGATTACTTCACACTCGTCCGCGCAGTACGCTAAGTCATTCATGTTCTTCTCCTGTCCGGATCAGAAGTACGTTGCGCTCGTTTGTGGCGTATTCTGTTCCATCCTGTGAAGTGATGACAATCCAGCCGCTGGAAATCCGCTGATATTCTGCAACCTGGAACACCAGTTTCTGTCCGTTTCCGTAAGAAAGCACACAGCTTACGGGGCTCTGAGGCTCTTGTTCAATCTTCGGTGCACAACCGACAAGAAGAACCATACTGAATAAAATCAAAAGAATAAAAGCTAACTTCTTCATATTCGTCCTTTCAGCCTCCCCAATCCTCAAAAGCGTAGGGGCAGGCGATATCTGAATTATAATCATCCAGAGGAACGATGGTTTCCAGCAGCTTATACAGCTTGCATTTCCGACATTCCTCCCCGTCCAGGGTGCAGAATTTGCACTTTTCCCGGGCGCAGTCAATCATCTCGGTCATATCCTGTTTCTGGACCGCGATGGAGGAGCTTTCCGGCGTCATCTTTGGGACCAGCCGGATTTCGTAATCCATGGCGCTGTTCCGAAGAGCTTTGCGCTGCTTGTCGGAAACTGTTCCAAGGAGATCCTTGAAGAGGCTGTTGATGCCGCCGAGAACCATGTTCATTCTGGATTTTCCGTTGGGGATAATGCCAAGTCTTCTGCTTAAATCCTCTTTCGCGTAGGTCACTTCGCTTGCCAGCACCAGGACCAGCCGCAGAGAGGCCATCTCATTTCTTGTGAGGCGTTCACACTGATCCTCCGGCAGTTCAAACGCTTGCTTTGCCATATTTCACATACCTTCTCTTGTGCTCGTCGATCCAGTCGGCGGCCTGTCCCCTCGTTCTGCCCTTGAAGGGAGGGATCTTCAGATCCTCCCGGATGGCAGCAATATAAGCCCATTGGCTTTTCGTAACCGGCTCGGATCTCCAGGCTTCTCCGGAAACTTCTTTCATTTCTTTCTCCACTTCCTGGCCGACCAGCCGAACGTGCCTGATCTTTCTTTCCTCGGCTGTCACCGGATCTCTGTCGAACAAGGGACAGGCATTTACCTGATAGGTAACGCCTTCGGGCTTTACGATTCTTTCCGCATCCCAGCCTTTCACCGGAGTGAAATTGGCAGACCAGGAGCAGGCCCCTATTGCGTTGGTGCAATCCCAACACAGGGTTTGCTTATATATCATTGCCATGTTACAGATAACTCTTTCCGAAGAGCTTTCGAAACTCTTCTCTCGTATGTGTTTCCTCGAATTTACGCTGACACACTTCCTGCAGATAACGGTCCAGGTTTTTGTCCTGGTCGTGTAACCGCATATGGATATCGTGCCGGAGCCAGACCCAGCAGCCGTACTTATCCGCAATCTTCCGGTTCGCGGTGCCGTGATAGATGTGGTGGCGGTCGAGCTGCGTTTCGCTGCCGGTAATAAAGCATTTTTTCTCAGACTGGAGTATTGAATCCATACGCTTACCACACAATCCAGTTGTAGTCGTATTCCTTCTGATAGCCGGACTTAGAAGGAGCACAAACGGATTCAAGATCTTCCTCGATCTTTACGTTTTTGTATCTGGCACGGATTTTGTTGTTTGTTTCTGACTTTGCATATTTCCGGCGACCGGAAAGATAGAATCTCTGCCAGTAATAGTACCCGCCATTTCTGGGGTCAGGGTTCATGTCCCATTCGAGCCATTCGTCGTACCGCCTTTTGCACTCTTCCTCGGACACATAGCCGTAGGTTTTAGTATAGGCTTTCTTCATCATCTTCTTGTGGTGAAGCTTCCTCTCGCGGCGATTCATTCTCATTCGTATCCACTTCCTTCTTCTTTCTTCCCCAGATCTCCAGAGATTTCTCAATCTCCTGCTGGGTTGGAGTAGGAATACCGAGCGCCGTGGCGTCCTGAATCAGGGAATCAATCAAGGCGCTCATCTGCTTTGAGTCGTAAACAGAGCTGCCGTAGTAGAGCGTCACATTGGTACAGCCCCGAAGCCGGGAGGGAGACAGCTCAACCTGCCATCCCTGTCCATGCTCCGTCCATCCATTTGTCAGCTTTTCCACGGCATAATCCCGAACACAAACAACATCCGAGACACCGCCGATGTCCCGGATTGCGTTTTTGTACACTTCGGATTTCTTAAGATTTGTTTTTTCGGCAATTTTGTCGATGATATACCAGCACAGGGCATTGGCATCCAGGGACCTTCTCTTCGAGAGCTTCTTGATTTCCACGGAGACGTCCTTCCCCTGCAGTTCGTCGAAGAGTTCCCCGACATTGGTGTTAAAAGTAATTCTAAGGTCCTGAGAGCCGTCCAGATTCAGGGAGATATCCTTCAGCCTTCCTGTCATTCAGCATCCCCCTTTGTAAGAATGTTCACAAACTCCTCTTCCGTCAGCGGCACAACCAGGAGATTCTGAATGGACTTATAGAATCTTTTCGCCATTTTCTCCATTTCTATTTTTATAATATCTTCACACATGCTGAGAATTTCAGACTTTGTATCTGGTCTCCGTATCGTCGCCGTATCCGTTTTCCATTCCAGATACGGGTCCCAGCCGAGAGTTGTGCCATTTGTCCAATGATAATTGTTTGTTGTTGTGGTTGTATAAACTCCGGCTGTTCCGTCAATATGGGTTGGCATTGTTACAGTTCTCCTTCACTGTCCGCCAGGTTGTTGTCGACAGAAACCACGCTGTAGTTTTCTTTCTTTGTCCAGAGCGGAAGAATATCTGTCAGCCGGTTGCCGACAAGCTTATACTTCCCTCCGTCGGTTGTGTGGAGCATGGTTCCATCTATCATTTTTACATAGCTAACCCGGATAATGCTTTCCAGCGGAATCAGATGCACATTTCCGGAGCTTTCGTTGATCCTGAGGATTGTCATGTTTTCCTCCTCTCGGTTCAAAGCATGAATGGCATTCCCTTGCGTCGCATTCACAGTGCCATTTTTTGCAATAGTCGTAATACCATTCATAGCATTCGCAGTTGTCGCAGTTCTTCATTGTTTATGGAAAAGGGAGCCGCTTAAGCGCGGCTCCCCTTGAAGATGTCGATGGTTTTGCAGATGGTATCAATCTGATCCTTCACCTGAGACAGCAGCTGCTGATACTTCTTGATCTGTCCTTCGTATTCTTCCTGCTGGTTCATCAGCAATTCCAGCTTCCGCTCCATGGCTTTTGTCATCATCTCATCGGATGCTTCGATTACGCCGGGAGACAAGGGCTTTTCCGGCACAATTTCCGCTTCCTTCTGCGGCATGACAAGATGGTCAGCTTCAGGTGCAGACGCGGTTTTCGCAGTGTTTTGCTTCGTTGTTGCCGGCTCTAACAGGCCATGATTCCTGCGATAAGCATAGATCTTCTTCTTGGCCTGGGTTCTAGAGATATTGAAGCGGAACATGGTGTATTCCAGCTGATTCTCTGCTTTCAGAGATTCCTCATACCAGCCATCCTGATCCGCCCAGCGGTTCTTTCTTTTTGCGGGTTTCTTTTCTTTTACTTCCTTCTCGAACTCCTTGATCTCTTCATTTACATCACTCAGCATCTTATTCATTTTTCGCTGGGCTTCCGCGTCCGCTCTTGCTTTCTGAAGCAGAGATCCTTCGTAAGGCACCGCACGATCGCTCTTGGGCGAAATCTTGCCAGTCGTCAGCTCGATCGCTTTCAATCCCGGAGCGCAGGGGCTGGTGCACTTCATGCAGGTGGAAACCAGTCCCTTGCTCTTGGCGCAGGTCATCAGATGAGTCTTTACGATCGTGCCGAGGCTCATTTCCTCCAGCGGCTGAAGCGCAGTCGGAGCAAGATATCCATTGGAAACATAAGGAATATCAGAGGTTCTCATTCCCATTTTTAAAATCCTTTCTGTTTAAATGATTGTCATGTCGTAATGTTCCCAGCCAATCATTCTGTTTCTGTAAAAAGCTTTTTCGTCCCCGTCCAGATATTCGAATCTGACCGGTCTTTCCATGTCTGTGGTGCGCGTTCCGAGATACCGGTTGCCATACTCGTCCGTCAGAACAACAACGATGTTCAGCGGGACGCTTCTTATCGGCTTGGGATCCGGCTCTGAGATGAGCTTGACGTCGATGCGTCTCCGGAGATCCGCGCCGCACCAGGGACATTCAGTTGCCAGACCGTTCTCGTGCCACCAGAAATGATCGCAGTCTGGGCATCTCAGATGATACAGATGCATAGTCTACTCCTTTAAAGAATCATCCAGGACTCCGGAAGGTCGCTGGCCCATTTGATAAACTGCTGCCATTCAACCAGCTTATGGCCTTCCCTTTGCCGGACGATATTTCTGAGCGCCGCATAGGACATCATGACCGTGCGGTTCTGTTTATAGGACTGCGGAAGAATCTGAATGATTCCACGCCAGATCTTCTTCTTTTCCACCGGATCTTCACACTTTTGCCAGCGGGCCATATCCTCATTGATGGAGAAGATGATGTCCGACAGCAGAATCGGATTGATGCTGTCATGTTCGAAGTCGTTGGGGGTCAGAGGCCTGGCCATCAACTTGTGCATGGTGGAGCAGGAAACCTTTTCCACGCCTGCACGGTAGGTGTCAAACTCCTGCCACCAATATCTCGGCGCAGTGATGTTTGCCCAGACCATAATCATCCTGGTGTGCTTGCAATGCTCCGGGCCGGCAGCCTGAAGCTTCAATGAAAGCTCCTGATCCTTCGGTCCGACCTTGAAATCCGGTCTGTCATCGTATTCGGTTGTGAGCTCGTACCAGGAATCCGATTTAGCCCAGGAGTCCATGGGATTCCGCATGGCGCGGAAAGCCGGTTCGAAACCCTCAACCATGATTGTTTGTATATCCAATATTCGTTGCCTCCCTGTATGCAGTTTGAAGTTGATCGTATGATTCCCGAAGCTGATCCAGATCCTGCCTGAGTTTGTAGTTTTCCCGGATCATTTCTTCCACACACTCCTTGACTTCGGCGGTGTTGAAATCCTCCGGACAGTAGGCGCAGAGACGATAGCATGGGCCTCTGTAGCTGATCAGCTTTTCCAGAAACTCATGGGGCTTCATTCTTCTCACCCTTTTTCAGACGCAGCGTCGCCACATGCTCAATCGCCTTCACCGTTTCCTTATCCAGCACTTCGCAGGCTACAATCCACTTGAAATTCAGGTCGTCTATTTCGTTTGTGGACTTCTTGAACCACTTGATGAAGCGGCCGATGTTCTTGTCCTGGATCGACACAACTTCCTTCAGTTTTTGGATATCTCGAATGCAGTCATCCGCCGCCATCGCGACAGCAGGATCTTCCTTTTCCCAGGCTTCATTCGCCACCTTCCGCAAAGCCTCGGCATGAGCATCGCACATCGCAAAAGCCTTATCAAACTTTACCATTCTTTCCAGTTCACCTCTTCCATCCTGTCCAGGATGCAATATTCTGTTACATTCGGATGCCGCTGCAGCCAGTCCGAAACCCCGTCGATATCCGGGAGATCGTCCTTGGTTTTGTCGAGGATATGCAGGCCGCGGCGATCCAGTTTTTTATTGAGATAGGCTCCGTCCGGAGTGCATTTGGCGTCGTCAAAATTCCAGGAGGTTTTCCATTCGCCGATTAAAACAAGACGGGCTCCGGAAGATTGGACGATTTTTTTTAAATCTTTCACACATGATTCCGCGACGCCTTTCGCCCCTGACGGGGCGACGGCGTCGGAGTCGGGGAAGTTCAAGAGGCCTTCCACTTTAAAAAAAATCACCTTCATGACTTGCCCTCCACCGGAACAAACACCGCATCCTCCGGAATCTGCGGACCACGATGATCCTTCCGGTTCGAATACAGCTGCGCTTCGCCATACTTCCGCTGCTTGATATAAGCAACCTCATCCTCCGGCATCAGCTCAAACGGCCCCGGATGATGCTTCATGTCCACATCTCCGAAGGAAGTGGCCTTAAAGTAGTCATACTTCAGGTCCTTGCAGATTTTTTTAAACTCCTCCACCGCAATCCCGGCATTCCGGGCATAGCAGTAGCGGGTTTCAGCAGGAGCCCCGTGCGCTCCCATTTCCACTTTGTAGATATACGTCATTCTCTGACCCATAACTTTCCGCCTTTCCGGAGAATCCAGTTAATCGCGCACGCAGCCCCGAGAACCATCCCCAAAAGGAGAATCAGGAAGAGAAGATTTGAAATCTCAATATTTCCCAAAAGCCAGTTCAATAAAGATTTAAACATGCAAAAGCTCCTTCTTCTTGTCCAAATAAGTAACGGCGACCGCAATGGCCGCCCATACATCCGCGCTTACTCCGTAAAAGAAGTCCGGATTTTTCTTTGTTCCCTTTCCGTTTTTCAGGTCAAACTTCGCAAATCTGTCGATCAGCGCCTGCCGGATGTTTGCATCCTTGGCTCTGGAATCTCCGCAGATATACAGCTTTTCTTCCTTTCGATAGATGTAATCCACGGAGGTATAATACTCCGCTTCCTGGGAGAAGCGGCCTATCCACTCGCAGGTTTCGAAAACTTCCCGACCTACCGCCATTCCGTAGGAGGCGACTCTTTCTATTACAACACGACCAGGCGGCTCCGGCCTTGTAAGCCAATCCACCATGTCCTGCATTACTTTTCTGTTTTCATATTTGCCAAAGTCTTTCAGTTGATAATCATCGGACATCACACAATAAGCGCTGTTCACATTGCCAGGATCCAGCACAAAGATGTTCATGCTTATATGTGCAGCCTTTCTTCATATGTTCTGTTTTCAAAATGCTTTCCGCAAATCGGACAGTAATTGAACCTGGGCGGATCCTCTGTCCATCTGTATGCTTCGTTGGGCTTAAACGGATATTCCGTAGGCCTCCACAGGGCATCAAACTTCTGGCGACAGTCGCTGCATTGCCAGCAGTATCCGGTTGCAAACAGATCAAGCGTCGCCATCCGTATCGCCTCCCGCCAGGAGGACATTCTCAAATTCCTCCATGGTTACAACAGAAGATTCCTTTTTCTCTTTCACGATCTGAAGCTTTCCTCTGCCTCTTGCAGTCAGCTCAAACTCCGGCGGCGTCAAGAGTCCTCCTGTTGTCATCTGCACATCGCAGGCAGTCAGACCGTCCAGGATGATGTGCATTCCGTCCTTGTCGTAGATAAAGATTTTATCCGGGTTGAAACGTTCTCCCATATTAGCCTCCAATAAAAAAAGAGGCGGGAGACATACATCTCCCGCCCCGATTTCAGATTACTGGTTCTGCTTCTCGTATTCAGCAGCGAGAAGCTGATCCAGCTCTTCTTCCGCGGAAGCTAACGCGCCCTTCGCGTCGTAAATCGCCTGTTTGTAGTTCTCGATTTCGTCGTACAGTTCACCGATTTTCTCATTAACCATGGTTTTATCCTCCTTCAAACCGTTCGTAGGGGCGTCCAGCTTCACAGTGTCGAACTCGATCAAATTCATCACTCCCTTTTATCGTATTTCAGGCCGGAATCGTTACAGTTGGAGGCATTTCTGTGCCAGCCTGTATCTGAACGGCGTGATCGAATCGCCGGTTCATTCTTCGTCAAGCTCGTCGTCATAATACGACGAAGCTTCTTCTGTCCATTCGTCCTCTTCCTCCGGCTCCGGATCTTCCAATTCGTAGATCTTCATCCGCCGGCTTTTCTTCGTAGAGGCAACCTCATTTGATTTTTCTATCGCGGCCATCAGCCTTCCCACCGAAAGCGGCGAGGAAATAACAGAGCCGTTATCCATAAAAATAGCGGTCTTGGCTTTCGTGAGCCCAGCCGCATTAATCAGGGTCCCATTCTTTCTTTCATCCGAGATGGTTTTTCTTGCCTGATAGATATCCGTAGACATCATGGCAACAATCCGGGTAGCGCAGATGGACACGTCGAACTGACGGTTGTCGCTGCGGTTTGCGGAAACTTTAATGAAACGTAACGGTAATGTATAGCCCATAGTGGGATCATCTCCTTATATTCAATCGGAAGGCGGCCTTTGAACGGCCGCCTTCCGGAGTTTGGAAACGCTCCCACTATCTTACTATCTCAAAAATCAAATCCGTCATCGAAGAAGCCAAGTTCTCCTCCGAAGACGCCATCCACTGTTCCTCCGATACAGTCCGAATCCTTGTCGTAAATCAAGGATCCTCCGATCGGTGTTTCCACGCTGTATCCGGCTGCTTCATTATTCTTGTCGAAGTATAAGTCACCGCCGAAAACACTCTTGACAGAATACCCGGCAGGATTGTTATCCTTATCGAAATAAAGTTCGCCGCCAAAGGCACTGTCCACAGAATATCCTACGCAGCCGTCCTTATCAAAAATCAATTTCCCTCCGAAGAGGCCGTCCACGCTGTAATATTCTTTCATTCTCATCTCTCCTTATTTCTGTTGGGAGCTGTTTTTAATTTAATAATTCATTCCACGGATCTTCCAGAAACTTCTTCCGAATTCTTTCGGCCGTTCTGTCCAGTTCCAGATCCTTTGCAGAATCTTTCCGGTATAAAGGCTCACCGTCGGGCTCGTCATCCATAAAGAAGTTTTCTCCTCCGAAGGTGCTTTCGTTTGACCAGCCGATCTTCTCTCCGTCAGAGTTGTAAATCACTTCCCCGTCGATGATGCTGGGCGCAGACCAGGCTACCTTTTCTCCGTCTTCATCGTAATAATCTTTTCCGCCAAAGATGCCCGGAACAGAATAAAACCTTTTCATTTCCTTACCTCATTATTCCTGTGCCTTATTCCCTTTAATAATTCTGTAGCTTCTGGCCCAGATATCAAATTCTCCAGGAATTGGCGTCCTGTTTCCATCCTTATAGATATATCTCGGGCTCTTATTAAACTTCAACATTTCCAGGCAATCTCCTTCTTCGAAAGGAGTAACGGCAAAGTCATCCTTTTTGAACCGGACAACACCGGAAGTCCCTCTCTGAACGGAGTAAAGATCCGCTTTGACGCCGTATTTAGCGTCGATTGTTTTAATAAAATACAGGTTTGAAGGAGCTTTCGGATCTGTGCTCAGACAAAGTCCAACATTGAAGAACTCTGAGTTCAGCCGCTGGGTTATCGGCAATGGTTCCGGACCCAGGCTTTTCTCGTATTCCCGGCACGCTGCCAAACGCGCCTCGTAGGATTTTACTGTCTTGGTCAATTTCTGTTTTCCTTCAAAGAATTCATCATATACTTTCATCAGCTTGCCAGCCGGGCCGTAGGACGCAAAGTAGTCCAGTTCGATCAGAATCCTGATTTGTCTCGTGTCGAGGCAGGAGTTCATCTGAAGCTCGCGAAGAAGGTCTGTAAAGTTATCGAACGCCGGTACCTGTTTGGTAACAAGCTTCGGCGGCCGACCTTCAAGGATTGCCATATAGTCGTCGTCAAACTCTTCGTAGACGGTGACGGTTTTCTGTCCTATCTTGTATAGATCCTGGGCTGCTTTTCGGGACATATAGCGGATGGAAGACAAGGACTGGCTGATTGTGCCATGTTCCTTATCCACCAGCCAATCACGGTTATCCTGCCCGAATCTCCCGGCTGTTAAGGTGATGTGTTTATAGCGTTTCATCTCTGCGATAATCGAAGAAATCTTATCCGTATTCTTCTTCTGATCGTAGAGCTTCAACATGGTAACATATAGTTCGTAGGGATAATGGACTTTCAGCCATGCGGCATAGAGAGAGTCGCAGGCCATCGAAAATGCGTGCGCGGCGCAAAACATATAGCTTGCCGCATTTTCTATAATTGTCCATACTTCTTCAACTACCTCGGAAGCCTTTTCTTCCGAAGCGTTTTCAGTTTCCTGAAGGTACTTCGTGAATCCTGTTTTAAATTTATCCTTAGCTGCAAGAACTTTGTCGATCTTTTTCTTTTTAATCGCTTTTGTGGTCGCGTATGCTTCCGGTCCTGGGATACCAGCTGCCTTCAAGATCTGCAGAATCTGCTCATCATACAAGAGGAACGAATCCGGAATCGCATCCGTCTTCAGAAGCTTGTCCAACGACGGGATCCCATATTCAAACGGAGTTCTTGTGATGAAAGTGTTCAGCATCGACTTGAATCCCGGGCGGATACCCGCTATGAAGGCGGTCAACTGTTCCACGTTCTGCGGCTTATACTGCATACAACGTTCTGTTGACTTGGCTCTTTCCACCTGGTTCAGGCCCATCGTAAAGCCATTCGCGTAAAGATCCCAGACGGCTTTGTCGTTCTTGACGGCCGCAAGAAGCTCGTCGACGCTCATTACCGGCAGGCCAGCCAAAGCAAAAGCGTCTGCGATTACTTTAACTACATCTACTCTTAAGAAATCAGCCTTCAAGTAGTTGTAGCTATCTGCTGTCTTTCCGTCTATATACGCGGCATACACTGCGTCTTTCGAGCCGGACTTGGATTTCACGCGGATTACACCGATCTCCCGGCGCAAATCTTTATCTGAAAGCAGATGGGCACAGGGATGCGGGCTGATTGACGTGACAATACCCTTATACTGTTTCGATTCTTCGATCAGCTCCAGATATTTCTCGTCCACATAGGACTCAATCTGAACATCGTCGTCCACGTCGTATTCAGGATCATCCGCGTTATTCTCCTTGGCATGTTTTACATCCAGCTCGTAGTTCTGGATCTGTTTTGCGATTACATTGGCTGTTTCGAAATCAAGTTCCCTGGCTCTCGCAAGAAGCTTGAAGGCAGATAAGGTCTTTGCCGTACCATAGGCGATCATGGGAAGGCAGCCCCATTCGCCCAGGATTTCCTTACCGGCTTTCTCAAACGCTTCTACGTTTGCCATGTTCAGATCCAGGTCCGGGAGTCCGTTGGCCAAACGATCTGCTGAGATGAATCTTTCCGGGTACATTTTCACAGGACAATGCAGACGGTTTATAGACGAGAATCCCATAGCGAAGTTGGAAACAAAGGACGCTCCGGAGCCTCTGCCTGTCTTGGTGAGGATGCCTCCGTATTCCTGTCCTTTCTCTACGACACGCTTCATGATTAAAGGATAGTCAGCCGTGCCAGTTGTCGTCATAGTTTCCAGTTCATGGTGGATCTCTTGCGCTTCTTCTTTTGTCGGCATTCCCGCCTTTTCAATGTATTCATTGCAGACGGTTTTCTTATAGAGAAGATTTCTCTTATCCTGCGTCATATCCGGATAGGGGTTTGGGATCTTCTTTTCGTTTGTGAAATGCACACCTTCAAAGTTCCGGAGAATCAATGTATTCTCCATCGCTTCCTCAATCTGGGCTTTATTCAGAACATTCTGGGCTTTCAGCATTTCATATGCTTCCTCAGCCGTCGGAAGATAAAGCAGGAATTCATCCTCAGTGCCGTAGGTAATCTTAGCGGAAAGCAGAAGCTCCCGACGAAGCTCTTTCTCTTCCTTGTAGATATAGTGGCTGTCCGTTCCGTAGATCAGAGGCCATCTGTATTTCTTTGAAAGAGCAAGAACCTTTTCGTTGGTTTCTTTCTGAATCTGCTGAGGATGATGCTGGATTTCCAGATAAAAGTTTTCCCGAAAGATGTTGTGGAGATCATTCGCGAGGGACTCATATTCAGGATCCTTCATAATGCCGCCGACACAGGCTGTTGTACAGATAAAGTGCTTATAGTCCAGCCGGGAAAGAAGATCGAAATCCACCCGTGCATGATAGTAAAATCCTGTGAGATTCGCTTCAGAAAGGATTTCGTTTAACTGATAATATCCTTCCATGTCTTTGGCGATCAGGATCAGGTGGAAGTTTCGATTATCCTTTTCCTGGCGCTTCGGGACAAAATAAGCCTCAGCCGCAGCCAGCGGAGTCATTTTGAAGTTTTCGTCTGAATACTTCTTGGCCAGCTCAAACTGCTGCCAGACATTCGACCTGTTTCCATGCTCGGAAATACAGAGGACATGGTGTCCTCTTTCCTTATAAACCTTCGCATAATCCTGGATGGACATGGTCGAGTCCGGCTGAGTCAGGCAGTTTGAATAGGAGGTGTGGATATGATACGGTTCAAATTCAAGCAAAGAGTGTCACCTCTTCTGCTTAGAAATCAAAACACGCGTTCTCTGTGCAGAAGAAGACTCCGTCGCGGTCTTCGAAAATGTCGGCGGCAATATTCTGATAGAGCGTAGAAACATAACCGTTGGGATCGGCCAGGTTATCGTCGTAATACTGAGCGACTTCCTTGGCGAAGCACATGTAGTCGAAAGTTCCGCCGCCTGGGGCAGGAACGCTGATCATGCGAGAGAACGCCCCGTTACCGTGGAAGGCATTGCAGAACAGCTGGGCTGTTGTTTCTTTTTCGTTGGCAGGAATGACAACAATCTTCAGCGTGAAGCTACCGAATGTTTTCTCAGTCGGCATCAGTCGGGATAATGCGTCCGCTTTTACGGCATTTTCCACATAGATCTTGACGGTTCTCTCTTCGTCGGAATATTCAATCCGAACATCAGAATCTCTTTCAAACAGAACACGAATCTCGTTCACGAAATGAATCCACGGAGAAGTGATTTTCAGGTTTTCCATAGTCGTTTCTCCTTCGAAATAAAAATAGTTCCGGTTTTTAACGAGACCGGAAACTCGGGCTTAGTGGCTCTTCGCTGCTTTGCGAAACAGATCAGTACGATGCGAACCTTGGCTGCCTCAACCGTCCTAACCGTGACGCGCCGTGACTCACCATGGCTGCCAAAACACAGCAGACCCGTGCGATACATGACATACCTATGACTACCATGGCTGACAAAGCAGAACACAGCTATACATAACGGATCCAACCTTGACTGCCTAAACGAAACTAGACTTTGCATTACACACCATAGCTGCCTAAGCGGACCTTAGCTTAACTTATCATTCCTTGCCATGACTGCCAAGACCTTACATACGGTTCCTTGCCTAACCTCGACTGCCTCAGCTATCCAGAACCTGACATGCCGCTCCTAGTCTTACCCCGACTGCCAGAACACAGCTATACAAACATGACCTCGCCACGGCTGCCGCAATCTACCAAATCCTAATCCAACGAAACTCGCCCTGACTGCCGAACCAATCTGCGCCCTAACAAGCAATGCCGCACACTAACAAACCAAGGCTGCCTTAACAATGCACATCAAACGCTGACCAACCCCGGCTGCCAGACTATACCGCAACCTACCTGTACGAAGCACAACCCACCATGACTGCCGTAACGCAGCGCACCGCAACTCGACGCTCCTTAACTAGCCTTGACTGCCAAGCCACAAACACATCAATTCCTAACCAAGACTGCCTGACCGCACATCAACAAAACATAACGTAACTTGCCTCGACTGCCAAACCATATCAAACAGCAACAGGACATAACTCACCCTGGCTGCCTAACCCGTACCAACCCTACTCTGCCCTCACTAACCGCACCAAGGCTGCCCAACCATGTTCAGGCTTTTCACCTTTCCTCGAGAGATCTTTCAGTGTCTCCTTAACTTTCAGGCACCCAGGAAGTCGTTCATATCGTCGATAATCTTGGCAAGTTCATCCAGCCGACGGTACTTGGCGATGAAGCACCTGGCGTCGCGCTTTGCTGCTTCAAGCAGATTCGCCCGCCAGGTTTCATCCGTTAATGCTTCCATCAACGGAACATATAAATTTTTTCTCTCGTAAGTGGATTGAAAAGCCCTGTCCTGAATTTCTTCTTCCGGGATTTCCGGCTGAACATCCAGTTTAACTTCTCTTTCCTTATTGATGTCTGATTTGACAATCACGAGATTCCGAATGACATGCTTTGCCTGCTCAACACGATACTTTTCGCCGGCAATGCTGTCATCCCATTCAAACTCGTTGTGCATCGGCGCATCTACAGGCCTGCTGACATCAACCAAACCCTGAGGTGTCAGGCCTTCCTTTGTTTCGTGAAGCTGCTGGCACACAGCACCGGCAACTTCAGCTGAAACCTTATTGATGCCCTTTACTTTATAGTGATATTCATATGCTTGTGCTGACATGCTTGTCTCCTCGCATTGCGTATCAGATTGTCACTGTTTTAGTTTGATATAATATGTTATCAATTTCAACACCTAGAACTTTTCCTTCAACTCTTGACGCAAGATCTTTAAAAGCATCTTCTATTGTTTTCCCATGGCCGGAAACTTGCTCCAAGTCTTCATCGTTGACAATCCAGACGCTTTGAAAATCAACAACGAAATCATTGTTTATATTTTTAATAATCTCGAAATATGGTTTTTCTTTATGCGGCAGTCCCTCAAATTCCAGCGTTAAAAGCTTGGTAGCAATTTTGTTAATATCCATATCTTAGCCCTCCGAGAGCACAACATGGTAAGTGCCAAACTCACCATCTTTCTCGATCCGCCATTCTCCCACGCCATTCATGAATCCGCTCATATCGAGAGCGTTGATCAGGTCTTCCATGGTGAACATGCCGGTCTTGATCAGACTCAGTTCCAGTTCGACCGCCCACTTGCGGAAGGACGGGCGATAGCGAAGATCCGCAGCCTTCTGAGGGCCAACCTTCACCATATCCTCAGACATTTCCGGCGGCTCCTCCAGCTCCAGGATCGCCAGCTCCTGAGAAGAACCGATATGCGTGCCGTTGACAGCGTTCACATGAAACAGCCGGGACATCAGCTTCATATTCCGAATCAGTCCCATGCTGTAACAGGCCATCACAGCGGACTTCTTGAACGCGATCGTCGGGAACCCAAACTGGGCACCGTCTTCGATCGCCTTCTCGAAACGTGCGTGCTGCTCTTTCTCGGGAAGACCTCTGACTTCAGGCATGGGAGTCACCCAATAACCGGCCTCCACAAAGTCAGCAAAGGGATCGCGCATTTCATGTTCCTTGTTTTTCTTCTGCTGACGAGTCATCTGCTGACTCTCCAGAAGCTGCTTCTTTGCCTTCTGAGACCAGGCGTGAACCAGCAGCGGGCTGTCGCCTTCGATACGAACGCGGGCCTTTTCGATCGGCACTCTTTTGATTTCCACCCGGGTTGTCGCCTTTTCCGGGAACTCTTCGATCGTGGTTTCTCCGTTGGGGTTTTCGATTTCGACAGTAACTTTCTTAGCCATGTTGTTAATCTCTCCTATTTAATCTTTTAAATATTATTTTCGTAATAATAATCCTGTTCTTTATTTTTCTTCGGCAGAACAGGCTTGCCGTTGGAGCAGTATTTCCTCGCTCCACAGAGGTATTGACAATAGAAGTCCTGCTTGCCTTCCGGAATTTCCTTGCATTCCAGCCAGTCAAGCACGGTACAGTCTTCTATTTTCTGAATGGTTTCCCCGGCCCAGGACATGGTTTCCTCGTAAGTCTTGAGGTCGAAGGGTCTTTCCGGCCGGATTCCTCCGGCGTTAAAAAGATGGAACATGAGACGCTTTGGATATTCCCCGAACTTCATTTTGACGAACTGGGAATACATATACATCTGCATGTACATTTCATCCTGGGCTTTCTTGAAGGCGGATTCTGATTTGGACTTATGGTCGCAGATGATCAGATCGCCGTTTGATTCATCCCGGATGATCAAGTCCACAATGCCGACAAAAGGCCTTGTCGAGCCGTCGGGCAAGGTGATTTCCGATGTGTATTTCTCTTCGGCCATAAGGATCTCGTAACCTTCGAACTCGTCAAAGCTTTCGATGAAATCCAGACCCTGCTGGTATGCTTTCTGGGCATAGCCCTTGGAGGCCAGCATTCTCGGCCAGGCCGTCAGGACAGAATCGCCATATCTTCGCTCGTACTCGAGGAGCATATCCTCTTTCGAAAGGAGGCCTTTGGCCCACTCGTCCAGGAGGTTATGGATCAGAGATCCTCTTTCCGCGAAGGCGTTGGATTGCTCCTCTTCGATTCCTTCAATACGCTTTAAGTAAAAGCCGTACTTGCATTCATCGAAAGACTGGAGCTGACTGTAAGAGTAAACATGATTATCAGATAAGAGGCTCAAGGTACATCACTCTCCTTTATGTTGTTTTTCTCAGAAGGGCTGAGTCCTGGAAACACCGTCGTCAAGCTTAAACTCTTCCAGCACGCAGGCCTGGTTTTCCGGAAGCTTGACACCATCATGATTCCAGCTATATACAATCCTGTCGCCGACGGAAGCCTGAGAGATTCTCCGGTTGGCAGGATCGTAAACGGTGGGGATGAAGCCGGTAACACCGAAGTCCCGGTTCTTGGTTACCCGGATTCCCTTGGGCTCCTTTTCCACATTCAGAACGTTATCCGCCAGGTTGCTGATGGCGGAGGAGCCGGAGATGGAATCGTTTGTGAACTGCTGGTCCGCCTTTTCCTTTCTCGGATGGGCAACCATGATCACATGGGCTTTATATTTACCGGCAAAGGCCTTCAGCTGGGCCGTGAACCTTGCCTGGGCCTTGTTCTCTTCGTCCGGAGAGCAAAGGGCTGACATCAGATTGTCTACGAGGAAAAGCTTGCAGCCATACCGGCGGGCGCAGGCTTCAAAGACCTTCATAATGGAGTCGGTCTGGTTTGAATCCTGCACGATGGAGTTATCGTAAAGATAGAACTTCCCTGCCAGCCACTGCTTGATGCGCCGCTGGATGTCGTCTTCCACGTAGCAGATGTTCTTGCCGGAACGAACGTCGGTTTTATAGGCGATATATTTGCTCTCCGTTGCCTGAAGCATAATCCACTCCAGGAACTTATAAGCAGAGAGCTCACCTGAATAGGCGCACACATTGTATCCCTGATCAATCGCGGAAAGCAGGATAGGGCCGGAAAGCGTGGACTTACCCTCGGCTCTTTTACCCGACACAATAGTTACACCGCCTTCGCTCAGGCCGCCGATCATGTTATCCAATGCTGGAATGCGGGTCATAATTCTCGGAACTGTCGTAGGATCGATAAACGGGATCGTTGCAAGATCCAGGACTCCGCGAATGGGAGCGGGCTCGCAGCTATCAATGATCTGCTTCAAGGCTTCAGGCCCGTAACACATCAGGATCTCGTTGGCATCCTTACAGGGGCGGTTCTTGTCCTCGCCGTCCCAGATGAACTCCGGATATTCCTGCGGGATCATGCAGCGGTCTTCCTTAAGCCTTTTGGACAAGGTAGAGACCATCTCAAGCCCGGCTTCATCGTTATCTCCGAAAAGAATAATCTGGTTGAACTGGTCCAGCCATTCCCAGCAAGTATCCACCCAGTTCATGTCGCTACAGCCGGAAGGAACAGAAACAACGTTGGACACGCCAGCTTCGTAGATCGCCAGAGCGTCCATTTCTCCTTCGGTGATAATCAAAGGACGGTTAAAGGAAGTCATATCCATTCCGAAAAGGATGGACTCAGTATCCGGCAGCCGCCATTCTTTCGGCCCACTTTCCTTTTTGTAAGGAGCCGGTTTACGGAACTTGACAAAGATCAGTTCATTGTTCCGATAAAACGGGAAAACAATATTTCCTTTGTCGTCGGAGGAGATGTTCCAATCCCTCAAAGTTTCCTCGGAAATGCTCCGGGTTGCACAATAGGTGATGATTTCTTCAGTCAGAGGCTGCAGCATTTCAGGATTAGGCCGTACATACTGCTTCTTCTTTGCGACACTTTGTTTGGGCAGGGAGAATCCGACCGGGGCGTCTTCCCCGAAGAAATCGCACAGCTCCCGGAAGGAGCCTTCCCTCTTGCCGTTAATCCCTGGACAGCCGCCGCGCTTGCAGTTCCACGCACCGGAGACCACATTGATCGCAAAGGTATCTCTGTCTCCGTGCTCTCCTCCCCCGCAGATCGGGCAAACTCCACGAACCTTCAATTCGTTTCCGATAACACGATATTCATCGAATTTAAACTTGTCAGCCAGTCTGACGACGGCTGTTTTCATTGCGTCCATGGTTTGTACCTCCTGTATTTCTATCTGATACCGCTATCTCGTTTACTTGGTCTTCCGGCGGCCGCCGCCGGAAGACTTAAGTAAGCTAAAGTATTGATATTAAAACGAGCCATTTGAATCTTTCGATCACATCAAAAGAGGCCTGTTCGACTTTGAACCGACCTTGTCATAGCGGTTTAATTTCTGTTTTTTAAAATATAATTACGTTAATTATTTATCAATGTTTATCAGAACATGTCTCCGTCATCAACCCGAGCCGGAGCTTCCTTCCTGCCGGCAAGCGGCAGCACATCTGTTGCGCGAAGGGACAGAGACTGACGATCAGCCCCGGTGTTCTTGTCTTTATAATTCTGCAGCGTCAGATCGCCGGCAACCTGAACCATGGTTCCCTTCTGGATTCTGCCCTGGATGTATTCCGCTGTCTTTCCCCAGACGGACACATTGTAGAAATCGGAGATATACTTATCTCCATCTTTCTTTGTCGTATTTACGGCCACAGGAAACGATACGACTGTCGTTCCCTGCCAGTTGTTTGTTTGCGGTTCCCGAATAATGTTTCCGACGATAACGCATTTTGCATTGTTAGGCATATAACATTTCCCCCAATAAATATATTCTGTGCTCCGTTTCCGTCCTGATTACTGAGCTCAGATTTGTTTTCTTTCGGACAGAAACAGAAAGAAAGGCGGGGCTTTTACACCCCGCCGTGAACACCGACCAAAAGGCTTGATGCTTAAGTCATCATCCTGAGGCCGGTGGGATCACCTCAGGCTGCCTTGTCGGCCTTTGCCTTTTTGTTGAGCGCATCCAGCAGCGCCGTCAGTTTAGTTGCATCTGCGCAGGCTCTGTAATCCTCCTGACCGATCGCAGGAACGATTACCTCATTCAGGAAGGCAGTCTTCTGTTCAGCATCCATGTTCTTGGTGAAGAACTGGACGGCCCGCTGAATCCGGCTCTTCAAAGCATCCAGATCCGCGTCCTGGTTCTTTGCGGGAGCTGCCTTCTCGGGCTGTTTGGTTTCCACATCCTCGGAGGACATGGTGTACTTGGTGCGGTCCGAGGAGTAATAGATATCATGCGAGAAGCCGAGCGCCTTGCAGGCAATGGATAGCGCATCGGTATAGGCCATCTTGTAGGCTTCATCACTGAGCTGGAGGCCGGACTTGCGCTGGACTACGAACATGTTTCCGCCGACACCCATAATGGGCTTACTGACTTCCAGCGTGCCGGGATCCACATAGACCAGTTCCAGGGTGCAGAAGACGGCGATTTCCCCGGTCTTTTCAAAGGGAACCAGCTCGAACTTCTCATTCTGAGTCCACCAGCCCTGACCTGCAGGGCCGAAGAGCTCGGTAAGTTTCTGGATTCTCCACATGGGATTGATATCCGTGCCGGAGAATCGACCATTGTTGAAGGATCTTTGGGCTTCCTTCGGAGTGTTCATCACCCTGGAATAAAACCTCATATTCATATCCAGGGAGCTGACCTCCGGTTCCTTCTTGGCAGGTGGCATTTAATCATTCCTTTCTATTGGTACAGTCTTGGTTTGACAAACGAACATTTATGTTTTTCGACGCGCAGGTCGTCGACCAACACCTTGGGAAGCGTGGGCTTCGTCTTCGGCTTCATCTTCCTGTAGCCCGTGCCGTAATAGCTTTTCGCGAGCAGCTCCGGGTCCGGGACCTTTTTGACAAAGTAGCAGGAGCCGGTGAAATCTCCGTAGCGGTTGCAGGTAAACCAGAAGAGAGCCCCTTCCGGCGTATAATGCTTGCCTTTCCATTTGTCTTGAGTGCGGTAGGTTGCCATGTAATCTATCATATCTTCATGCCCGAACATAGAGGTGACCATTGCCTTCGGAATATTCATGGTCGGCGTACCGTCCAGCTGTTTGACCACCCTCCAGCCGGTCCTTGTGTCAGAGGTCGTGTAGCTTTTACATAACACAAAGGAGGGCCAGAAGGAGCCGTTTTTTATGTCTCTTCCGAAGACGAACGCAAGTGCGAAATACGTTTCTCTTTCTCCTCTTTCATTTTCTTCCTGCGCTCTTTGGTATATTGATTTTTCAGGTCATGACGATAGTTGTCCTGGCATTCCGGACAGCGCTGCTGCCGGTTGTTTTTCCTCAGGAAAGGTCTGTTGCACTCAATACAGGTATAAATTCCCTGAACAGCCTCTCCGCATCCATGGTTCTTTTCCCAGGCAGGAATCCGCATTCCGCATTCGGCGCAGACGGACCCGGTATCAAGATTGTTCTTGAGAACATGAAGGGCAATGTCTCCGAAGATTTTCCAGAACATCTGCTTGTGTCCGGATCGTTTAACGCCGTTTCCTTCGAAAAGCCTCTTCACCACATGCGGATAAACTTTTTCAAGAGACCCGTATTTTTCCACACAGTATTCCGAAATATCTTCAGCTGCCATGGCTATGCCGTCCATCAGACGCCGCTCGGACGAATAAGTCTGATCCTGAGCGCCCAGCATTCCGGACTTTGTCCGGCTGTCCAAACGGCAGAAATCTTCGGCAATTTCCGGATCGTAATCTTCGCAGGGAGTTTCCAACAACATTTGCCAGTTGAAAGGAGCCACTCCCGCGTTATTCAGATTCATACGTCCAATGCCGTCAAAAGCCTTACAGATTCTGCTCATGGTGGAGTTGTTGATATCCGCGTATTTCCTGTTCCGGTTGCTTTCCGTATTCTTCCTTCCATTCTTGGAAAACTGAAAGAAGAACGGCATCCGGCCATTCTTTCCTCCGGTGGCTTTGCCAATTCTTTTTGCCACCTTTGGGAACTGGGAATAGTGAATGATTTTGCCAGTCTTCGCGGCATCAATCACATCGTTGTTATAGCGGGTAAGGAAGGCTGCGGCGATTCTGTCCGGGTTTTCCTTATTCCAAAGCCGGGTCAGCATGTTGGATACTTCCCCGATCCCGGAATAATCATGCGCACGTTTCAACGCGTGGAACAGAGCCTGGTTGGTAATGGGTTCTGCGGCGGCCTTGTTGGCGTCATAGAACAGCGGAATCACATCAAACTCCTTGACGTTTCTTTCCGCGATATCCACAATCAGCGAATCGGCCACCACATTCAGCTGATCCCCATCCCAGTCGCACTGCAGAACATGACTGATCAAATCATGACAGGACATATAAATCCCGTTTGTATAAAACCAATCATAAATGCTCTGATCCGACACGATTGTACGGACGCAATGTTCCATATAAAGATGAGGACTTCGCAGAATATCTGCTTTTCCATTGTAGCGGAAGATCCGGCAGGCAACTTCTCCATTCTTCAGAAGGCCAACCGGATTTTTCACGCCGCAGAACCAGAATTCGCAGGCGGCATACATATCCGGGATAGCAAAGAGACGCTTGTTCAGGCAGCGAATCTTTCCGGACTTGGCATCCAGAAGCATCCGTTTCCGAATTGCCTTGAGGGATTCAATCGAATAGGCATCCCGGAGCAGATCCGGATATAAAGAAAGCGCCGTCGCGTACGGCGTTTTCGGTTCTGAAAGATCTTCCCTTTTGCCTGCGCCAAGCGCTTCCAGCATCGTATCTTTGTTCCTGGAAATGTTTTCTATCCTTTCGCGCTCTTTCTTCGTGAACTTTTTAATTTCCTCATCCGTAAAGTCCGTCAGCGTCTGAAGCATTTGATAATTCAGATAAGTATCCGGAATAAACGTCTCTTCGTAGTTGGTTTTACAGAAACAGCATCCGTTTTCCTTGAATTTGATTTTAAATTCTTTCCAGGATTTGAAAAGCTTATACAGCTTCACCTGAGAAGAGGTGAAGATTACCTTGATATTCTCCTTGACCAGGTCGTGTTCCAGCCCCCAGACATCCTTGATTACGGGAGGAACATTCTTTACCCGGCAGAAGCGAAGATAATCAAAGCTGACCAGCAGGCCCTTGATCGCCGGGCCTCGGACCATTGTGTTGGCCGTGGAGATTTCCGGAAGCATCATTCCGCAGCCGTCGGTCTGGTCAATCAGAACCGTCTGCAGGCCTGTGGAATAAGTATAGTCCGGCTTGATATACATCATCCGATCCGTAACCTCCGACTCAAATTCGCCGATTACAATCGTCTGATCGATATCAATCTCCGGCCATTCCTCTGTCGCGGAATTGCACAGCGCAAGATAGGCCATATACTTATTGAGGTTCAAAGATCCCCTGTCATTAATCCATTCCCAGGTTAATCCGGCCTGGATGCGGTCTTTAATCCGCTCCCAGACCGGTTCGGAAATACAGAGAATCTTGTCCCTTCGCAGCTGTCCCGCGCTGGCTGAGAATAAGCGATACTTCCTTTGTTCCACCGATCCATCCGGAAGAAGGAGCGGAAAGAAGAATCCATCCAGAACAAGCTGTTCCAGCTCATCCAGATTCTTCCATTTGATCACGATTAAGTCGAGAGTTGCTTCGTTCGGCTTCAGCCCCATGGTTCTCGAAAGTTCGCAGGAAAACTCCGCAATCTTCTTGGAGGTTTTCAGCGTTTTCCAGGTTGCGCCTTTCGCGTCGTCACTTTTATACAACACAGATTTAAGACGAACTGAACGGGGCTTTCCAGAGTGTGAGCAGATCAGTGTTTCCAGAGCTTTTTTCTTTTCGGATTTCTGATCCAGCAAAGGCTGCTTTTCTTCATCCGGGGCATTCTCGGAATACATTTTATCCAGGGTTTTCCCGATACTGACGATTTCCATGTAAAGCTCATATTCCTCGTCTGTAAACAGGTCGTACCCGGACATGGTCACCAGCCTGATCTGCTCCTGCAGATACGTTTTAACCGACATAACAGACCCCCTTTCAAATTATTATATTTTTCCATTCCTTCCGGATGGTTTAATTTGGGCGGGGATCTTTGCCTTCCCTTTACGTGCCTTTCGGAGTGTCTACTCTTTTGTTTTATCATATAATATTTGATCAAATATAAATAAACAGCAGGCAATCTAAACAGTGTTAACAGACAAGCATCCAGAAACTTGGATTTTAAATTTATTTATAAATTTAAAATCCTTGTTTCTGGATGTTTGTGTTTCTATCCAGTCAAGACTTCCAATTACATCAAAAGAGCCTTTTTCATTGCCTGTTACATATTATATTGTTTCAGAATATCCGCAAAGGAAACTTTCCATTTCTCTTCACTTCTCTTTACGAGATTTGCGAAATACTGCGGCTCCACCATCTTGTAATAGGACAGCTTTCCGTTCAGCTCGAATACGTCGCCTACATCCCAGGGCTTTCCATGCTTGGTGTCCAGGATGAGGTTTGTCAAAGCCGCCTTGAAATACTTCTTGGTATGATAGCCGACCGTAATATCGTTATCCTTGTTCAGCATCAGTCCCAGATTCCAGTTGCTTCCGGACGAGGAGCCAAACCGGGTTTTCTCGTCCTTCAGAAGATAAGGAGCATCAAATTCCGCCAGAACTTCCCGAATATGTTTAACCGCCTTTTCCCAGGGAAACTTTTCCTGGGCTGAAATAAACATATCATCCGCATAGCGGGTATAGACGATTTTCGCGTTTGCGAAATAGTTGAATAAGGCATGGTCGATCGGAATCATAAACATGTTCGTCAGCACCGGAGACAGCGCGGTTCCCTGAGGCAGGCCCCCATTTAAGAAACCCAGAGACAGGGCTTTCTCAAGCGCTTCCCGGCCTTCCGGGACCTTGCAGATTTCTGAAGTCGGATAAATCTTCTCCAGCATCTTCATCGTAAATTCCAGAGTTGTTTTCGGGAAGAAGCCGCTGAAATCTGTCTTTAGAAACCATTTGGAATTATTTGCCTGATGTTTCTGCATACATTGTACTGTACTCCGGCCGGGAACATAGGCAAAGGCGGAGGTGTGGTACAGGACATGCATTTCCTTTGTCAGAATCCGGGCAAGCTCACGGAGAGCAAGCTGCAGATGCGCTTCCGGAGCGTCAATAGGACGCCAGCCGCCTGTCTTCTTCGGGATTTCGAAGTGATGATACAGCGTTTTTCTGTCCTGTTTGAACAACTCCTCGTAGGTTCTGTTAAAGTTTTCAAGACGCCGGATATAATAATTCACCGGCGTCTTATCCAGAAGTTCTTTCGTCGGCCACATCTTCCGGGTATAAGTGGCTGTCACTCTTTCATTAGCGGTCGAAGCCAGGAGCTTTTCCATGTTCACTTCGTCGAAGAGAACATCCTCCCAGCTGACCTGGTAAGGCTTCCTTACCTGCATTTTTGTTACATAAATCATTTTTATTATTTAATCTCCAATCTCAGCTATCTCTAGATCCTGGATGAGCTGCAGAGTCGTCAGCCCGAAGCCAACGTTTACCCTGCGGATACAGCTGGACTGCAATATACATTTATCGGTAATATTGATTTTATTGTATAGCGACATTCTAGTTCTCTCCTGAATGTCGCTTGCAGGTCCCAGTCAGCACGGCCGGCGGCCGCGTCGCCCGCAGGCGCCGCCTCCTCGGTGAGCGAAATGATCCATTTAATCACATTAAATGAGCCTTAAGTAAATAAGGTCTTGGCATTCAGAGATTAAATTACACAGATATTAAATTCAAAGGGATCCGTCAGGATTGCCGTTTCCAGCCGTCCGGACTTCACGAAGTTGATAAAGTTTGTCACACCCACCATGGAAACCAGTCTCACAGTCGGCGCTACGCACAGCGACACCTTACAGGCAGACACAGGGACGTTCTTTTCCGCCTCCTCGTGGGTAAAATCCATGGTATCCAGGAAGGCCGCGATCTGCTTGTCGTCCGCCCAGTCGGCCGCATAATGCTGACCTGTTGTGAGGGCGGTACGGAAGTCAAACATGGCCTTGATATTGGCGTTGAACCGGTTTTCCTTGACGATCTTCCGACGGAGATCAATGTTGTCCACACAAAGGAAGACATAGCCGGAGAGCTTCTGCCCCTGATAGCCGTCGTTATAGATCTTGACTTCCCTGGCAATCTCCGGATTGATTTCACAGAGATGATTCAAAGTTGCTTCGGTTTTGAGATGTCCCACATCCGGAAGATTGAACATCTGATTCACCAGGTTATGCTCTTCGACGTGGTCGAAATCATAAAGGCTGAATTTGGTCAACCCAAACCGGGCCAGCAGCTCGGCGACCGTAGAGCCGACCGAGCCGCAGCCGATAATATGAATCCGTTCCTTGCAGGATTCCGGATCGAAGAATTCAAAGCTTTTAGCTAAATTCATTTTTAATATTCCTCTTCCCAGTCGTTAATGTCCACAACTTTTTCCTTGGGAACCTTGGCAAAGTCGTTAGATTTGCCCTGCCAGCCTCCGCCGGAGTAGCCATAGTCGCCGCCATACGCGCCCCAGGATTCGTAATAGGTCTTTCCGGGCTTGTCGTACCGGGGATAATAGTAGCAGCCGTAGGTCTTTTTCTCCACCAGCTTGGTCGCGCTGTCAATGAAGGCATCCAGGCCGTCAATTTTCACTTCCACGTCGTTGCGGTCATAGAACACATTGTTGTCCAGGTCGTAGAGATAGGTGTTGATATCGCCCTTCTTATTCCAGATCTGGAAGATATAGAATCCTTCGTGACCGGGCATATTTCCCAGGATATCCTCCTGGTTCTGCAGATCGGTGCCGGAGGCGAAGGTGTCGAAGTTCACATGAGAATGGGCCTGGAAATGCATATGGTCCGACTGCTCATCCGTAAGATTGCAGATGAACTCGACCATATCCTCATCTTTGGTGTCCACCTTGGCCCCGCTGACCTGCTGTTTGCAGACCAGAACATCGTAGACATAGAACTCTGTCGGGGACTTTCTGTCCACGAGACCGAACCAGCCGACCTCAGAGTCGAAGGAAGCGACCAGCTTCATCATCTTCAGATAGGCCTCCGGCGTATAGATGATCTTTATCTTATTTTTCGCCTTCGTGCCGAGATCAGCGGTGAAGGTGAAAGAGGACTTGCCTTCGAAGCACCCCTGGTTGAGATGCTTCATGAACTCCCCGGCGAACTTCTCAAAAAGCTTGGTCTTCGTCTCCTCATTCAAATAAATCGGTTTCATTCTTCTTTTCCTTTCTGTTCCAGAAGATACGCCAGTGCGGCTTCCGGAGTCATGTCTTCTCCATCCTTGCGAAGGATCTTGTTCTTGTTAGTGAAAATCCAGCCGAGGAAGGGCCGGAAAGTCTGCTCGGTTTCATCCAGATCCACGGACTCAGCAGAGGCGATCGTCATTTCCAGCGCCGCCATCTGTTCTCCCTGAGTCAGCAAATTCTGTACCCGTCCCTTATACTGGCCAAGGCAGCTGAAGATCTGCAGATGAGGATTTGCCACATAATCCGCATAAAGTGGATCAACACCGGCATAGTCATAACCGGACCTGGTTGTCATGGTGTTGTTGACGAAATCCAGCGTATAGGTTCCGACGATCTTCACTTCAAAGATCGGATCCTCGGAGAAGATGCTGTCCAGGAGCAGCTTGCGGCAGGCCTTGTCCTTGAAGGGCGTATCGCGCAGATCCGTCTTGTAGTTTCCATCGTAGATGGACTCGTTGTCTGAGAACTTCTGATAGGCGTCCACATCGAACCGCTTAAGCGTGGTAGCCACAATGAAGGAGATCTTGGAATCGTTGATACGGATATGCTGAATGGCAGGATTGGATCCGAGATACTCCACCAGCTCATTTTCCTTCTCGTCGTTCTGAGAGACGAGCGCCAGGCCTTCGACCCGGATCATGGCTTCGCGGAAGTTCTTCACCGCCTGCTCGTATTCGCGATAAATATTTTCCATATCGCGCTTCCTGCGGTCCCGATCCTCCCTGGCGGCTTCCATTTCCTTGAGATGGAAGTTTCTGAACATGGCAACCAGGGTGCAATGGAGGAACTCTTCCTTATACTTCTCAACCAGCTTCGGATAGGTCTTGCGGAAGAGAGTGGAAGTAGGCTTGGACATCGCACTGAGCAGCTCGACTTCCGGATCGTCCTTGCTGAGGGGCTTGGGATAGATTCCCGGATAATACAGCGGCAGGAATGACAGGACAAAATGATAGACATCCAGATTGAACGGATAAAGGCGGACGATCGCCATATTGGATTCCTTGCGATACCAGATGTTGACCGCCTGGATCTGCGGACATTTCTGGCGGACGATCTGCTCCACCGTTTCTTTATTGTAAAAGCCGTACTCGGCTAAAGTTTCGGAATCTTTATCTGAAAGAGTACCGGAGCTGCTGACACCGCAGAACCAGACACCAGGATCATTCAGATGGGGCTGGACATATTCCAGCATCTCGGACACAGAGCAATTCATGATTTTGCCCTTGATGCCTGAATAATCCTTCAGGCGGGGCTTGAAACAGGCAATACCCAGGAGGGAAAGAACCGCATCCGGTTCAGAATCAGGCCGCAGCATTGTTGCCAGATACTCCGAAGTAACCGGATCAACATACGGAATATTTTCTCTAAACATTTGAACCTCCAATATAATTTCTGTACCGAAAAAAGAAGGGAAGAACCCGAAAGTCCTTCCCTTCCCATCCGGCTAATGAAGATCAGATCACGTTGATATGCGCGTCGATCTCCTCTTCCATCTTGGCGATCTCCTCAAGCATACCGGGCACTTCGGCCTCAATCTTGTTGAGATCCAGCAGGGCGGAACCGACCGTCTTGCGGACCAGCTCCTTCTTATCTTCGGTTTCCGGATCCAGCAGCACGGTCACGGTGGCCTTGCCGTCCGTTCCGACGACGGAGCCGAACACGACGCCGTACTCATTCATGGAACCAGGGCCTTCGCCAACGGCAACCTTGAACAGGATCTCATCGGTATCCTCATCCACCAGCTGCAGGGCTTCGGGCATGAACTCGGCAACCCGCTTCCAGTCGTCCAGCTTCACACCGGAAGTCAGCACAGCCGCAGCACCGGTGATGGTGATGGCAGCGGCGTTATCGATCTTCACGATGGAAGACAGGCGGCAGTCCTTGGTGATGCCCAGGTCGCGGAGGGACTTATTCATGCCGGCCACATCCAGCTTCACGCCATCCAGGGTGTTGGTGGCGGCTTCGTAGTCGATGTCGAAATGCTGCAGGATGTCCTTGGGAGTCTTGTTCTCTTCGAAAATGTCAGTCTTCTTGCCGGCGGTGGTGATCACAGTAACCTTAATCATGTGTCTTTTCTCCTTTTTTATCCTTTTTCTGTAATAAAATAAACGTTTGGACAGAGCGAGAGTTGCAAGAGTCTCTGTCCGACTCATTTGATCCATATGGAGGGGAGTTGGCTCTGTTCCGGCGAGACAAACCAGAACA